TTATGATGTTTTGGTGTAAATTTGGTGTAAATCATTAATTTTTTGTGTTTCCTTTTCAAGTCTATTTCGATCAACATGATTATACACTTCCATAGTTGTGTTAATATCAGAATGTCCCATAAGATACTGCATTGTTTTTAAATCTGTTCCTGCCTCTGCTAATCTTGTACAATATGTGTGTCTTAATATATGAGGACTAATTGTAGGTAATTGAATGTCTCTTTTACCATTATATTCTCGAACAAGCTTTCTAAATAATCGTCTTATAACTGCATGTCTAACTACTCTTCCCGTTCTGAATGAGAGGAATACAAAATTGCTGTATCCATCTAAATTAAAATCTGGATCTTTTTTACATGATAACCAGTTCTTTTTTTGTTCAATAACAGATTTGTAAGCAAAATCATTCATAGGGATAATTCTTGATCCGTTTGATGTTTTTGTATTGTCCTCGCAATATTGCACAAGTTTTCCATTAAGATTTCTACACAACATTTGATGATTAATATTGATGGTTTTTTCTTCCATATTAATATCATCCCATGTTAAACCAAGAGCTTCACTTATTCTTATACCACTATAAAGCATTAAACATGCGAGAGGTTTGTAAAACTTTGCTTCTGTACAAATATCAAATCTTGCCAAAAACTCATTCTCTTCTTCATAGCTCATTGCATATTTTACTTCCTTTTCAACAGTGTAGTCTTTGAGACATCCATTTGCCGGGTTTTTCATTATACAGTCTGAGTCAACCGCCAATTGTAGTGAAGGTCTTATAATTTTTTGTAAAATAGCAATAGTGCTATTAGCCATATTGTTGTCATGACATTCTTTGTAAAATTTAATAATGTGAGCTTTCTTAATTTCTTTTAGCTCCATTCTACCAAGAAAGCTGTTTTTGATACTGTGGTTATAATAATAAGTATAATTTGAATAAGTTGATTTTGATATATTTGCTTTTGTTTGCAAATATAATTCAATTTGTTGATTTAATGTTATGTCTGTTCTTAATACACCATTTGATATCTCTGAGAGTAATTGTTGTTCCTGTTTTCTTAAATCATTTAATGATTTAGCATAGATGCACTGTCTTTTCTTTCCTATATCAGTCCATCTATACATATATGTGCCATCTTTTCTTTGGCTTTCTCCTTTCTTAAGCACTCTACCTTTGTTATCTTTTCTGTTCGACATATAATCTTCATCTCGCTTTCTGTTTTTATGACAGAAAACCCTTTATATGACACTTCTTTTATATCATATAAAGGGTATAAATTCAATGATTACAATACTTTTATATTGTTTATATAATCTTCAAATTTCTTTCTGTTTATTAGTTTGTGTGTTCCTTTGTATATTACAAAATCACATGTATCAAAATTTGTCATTTCTGTAATTTTATCTCTGCCAATATTTGAATATGCAGATGTTTCCTCTATCGTTAGAAGGAGTTTCTGCCAAATAGGAACTTCTATTTTTTCTTTCATATTAGTTTACTCCTGTGCTTCCAATACCGCCACGATCAATATTGCCTAAATGCTCTGTTTCCACAAACTGGATCTCTGGCTGAATTTTCTCAATTCTGAACTGACAGATTCTATCATTCTTGTTGATTGTAGTATCTTCCATAGCAATTACAGGCATCATCCAAACATCATTATCCCCACAATAACTATGGTCAACAACACCCATATGGTTTGTCTGAATCACTTTAAAATTCTTATATGTACTACTTCTCGGTACAATATGTGCTTCATAACCTTCTGGCAATTCCATTCCAACACCTAAATTAACCAAATGAAACTCACCTTTCTTCAGATGAATTGTTTCGGCAGAACGAAGATCAATCCAATTGGATTTATTGCCCTCTATGTACTCTAATTTGTCAATTTCGTTATCAAAATATTTAATCTTAATTGTTTCCATTTTCTTTATTCTCCATATCTTTTAATTCTTTTTTCAAATCTTGAATATAATTAATTGTATCACCTAATATTGGGTATAAAATTAGTATTACAATAAATGTACCAATCATGATTCCAAGAAAAAATAATAAAAATCTCATAACTTTATTTTTCTTTGATCTCACCGATATAAGCATCGAATCCATTGTCGCAATCCCTTGTTGTAACCATTACCATTCCGCTTTGTACGAATACTGCTTCTACAGTACATTCGACAAGAACTTTGTCACCTTTCTTTAGTTTATATAAATCTTCCATCTTTTCCTCTCCTTCTCAAAGTCCATCGATCATCTTTGAATATTCGTTATACTGTTCTCCTGTCACATCAGCAACATTGTCCAGGAAAAAATATAAATATCCCTTTGAGTACTCGACTGACCATAGTTTTAATTTGATTTTCTTTTTGGCAATTTCATAATATAGACCGAAATCCATTATTATATTTTTCATGAGATTACCATTCCTCTCTTTCTCGGTTAAAAGTCAGTTTATCTGTGTTTCAGTGTATCTTTCATCAAACGGAACTGGCTCTGATTCGCATAAGCAATCACATCCTGCTTTTTCGATTGTGCATCTTTTTTCGCATTTCTCATTATCACAATCATGGCAACATAATTTTGTACCGCATTCCGTCATCTCGTATTCTGAGCAAAACATATCTTCTTCCTCCAATCCTCTCTTTCCGCATCATCTCCCACCCGCCGCATATACTACTGCGGAAGGTTGATGATGATTGCTTAGTTTTGTTATTCTCTCATTTAATCGCAATATAAAATTACTTTGTTCTGAGCGAGAGATTGTTTCACATCAATGACTCGTTGGTTTTTTGAACCTCTGAATTTTAACGATAGATCTTTTTGCTCGTCTATATATTCTCCGTCTACAAGCACATTCACCTGTTTAATGATTTCCCATCGTTTTGACCAAACATCAGGTATTCCACTAACCCTTTCGTACTGTTCTTGTTTTACAATCTCTGACATTTCATATCCTGTATATAACCAGATAGTTTTCTCAGGAAAAGAAATACGGATTTCTTGGACTAATTTGAGGACTTCATCAAGGTTATACTTATATAGTGGATCACCGCCTGTAATAGTAATTCCATCAATATAGTCTTTATCTAAGCAATTAAAAATATATTGCTTTGTTTTTTCTGTGAATGGATGTCCAAAATTCTTATCCCAAGTTTTAGGGTTTTGGCAGTTGTAGCATCTATGACTACAACCGCTAACAAATAATACCACCCTAAATCCAGTGCCATTGAGAACATCACATTCTGATATTCCACTGTAATTCATTATTCTCCACATCCTGTTTTAAAATGCTTAACCCTGTGAGCCATTTCTTTCATCTTTCCATCAACAGAAGGACGCTCTGATAAACTTCCAAGATAACCACAAAGTCTCCTAATAACACTCATTTGTGAATTATCTTCGTTGCCACACTGAGGACATCTAAAATGATTTGTTTTATCGTCTACGGTAATCATTTCACCGACATATCCACATTTAAAGCATCTATCAGAACTTACATTTACTCCAAAATAATGACACTTATCATATGCGTATCTAATAATTTTTTCTAATGCTTCTGGATTATTAACCATATTGCCAAATTCAACATATTGGATAGCTCCACCTGATGCAAGTTTAGACATATTTGATTCAAGATCCACTTTATCAAATGCTACAATATCTTCATTAGATGGATAATGGAAAGAATTTTCATAATACCCTTTATCGTTGACTCCTTTAATAATTCCAAAATCAGCTACATCTGAACGACAAAACTTAGTTGCCAATGTTTCTGCTGGTGTCGAGTAAAGAGAAAAGCCTATATTTGTTTCAGCTTTAAGCTCATCACAATAAGTTCTCATAAATTGCACCATCTGAACGCCCTTATCAATCATATCTGAGTCTGTATCATAAGACTTTCCATATAAAGCCATTAGTGCATTATGTACTCCAACATATCCAATAGATACAGTTGAACGATTCTTATATAGTAACGATTCGATAGTATCTTCTGGATTTAATCTTGCAATAGCTCCATATTGATAAAGAATTGGTGCTTGCTTTGCTTTGACTGTTTTCATCATATCTCTACGAATCATAAGAGCATCTCTACACATATCGAGATATTCTTTTAATAATTTATAGAATTTTTCTTCTGAGTGTTCTGCCATAATTGCAAGTCGTACAAGATTTACTGAACAGACACCTAAATTAAAGCCACCGCCTACAATTCTATTACCATTATTATCATGTAATTCAGGAATAAAACTTCTACAACTCATAGGAGCTTTATATCCACCTGTTACTTCAACTAGCTTATCGTGCATAAGATAGTCTGGATATAATCTAAGGCTTGAGCATTTAACAGCTAATTTAAAAATATCATAATACTTATCTTCTGGATTAAGATTATTTCCTGCTTTTAATTCAAAACATAATTTAGGGAAAACTGGCGTGACACCACCTGTAAGACCATCAATACGAACTTTTAACATATTTGTAAGAATAAGATACTGAATTTTCTGATCCTCTTCTGAAGCATCTAAATCAATACAATCAAGTTCAAATGTTGTGAATGGAATTTCGCCTCGGCTGTTGGTGAGGGTTAAAATTTCATACTCTAATCCCTTAATTGACTTACTAATTTCACGTTCTAACATTTTCCATGCAAAATCTTCGGCATTTGGTACTTCAAAGTCTTCGGCTATTTTTCTCCACGTATTAAGACTTCCTCTTCCATATTGACATAATCCTTTAGTTAAATTGATAAATGTAATACCACCATAACAATTCGAGGAAACATGCGCTGCAATCTGACTGAGAAGATTAACCGCCACTGTAATTGTATTAGGCTTTTCAATAGGTGCATTACCAATTACCATACCATTTTCAAGACAATCTTCCCAGTTTACAAGCTGGCAATTATGCATTGGAATACCAAAGTAATTCATATCATGAATATAAATTTCTTTCTGATGATGTTTCATAATTCTTTCAGGTACATAATATCTTTTTGCCTGGTCAATAATTGTTACATCTGCAATCATTGGTTTTAATGTTTGAAGCAGTTTACCATTTTTATTGGCATTATTGATAACCTCTTCACTTGTACCATCTTTTAATCCAAAAATTTCATTATCGAGATTTGTTTTTGCTTCTCTAACAAGTTCTCTCTTATATCTATATCTCACAAATGCTCTAGCAACATCTTTGCGCTTGCCATCCATAAGCATCGTTTCAATAATGTCCTGAATATCTTCAACATTCATAGACTTCTTATTTAATGATTCAATGTGATTTGTAATTACCGTAGCCTTTCTTTTTGCTTCTGGTGTAATTTCACCGTCTACCTCGTTGAAAGCAGCAAGAACAGCTTTTATAATCTTGTTACGGTCAAAATCAACTTTTCGACCATCTCTCTTAATTATTTTCAAATTTTATCTCCTTTCTCGATTCCATAAGAAATCAACCTTTCTTTGTATTTTTAGCATAAGATAGATCAAGTTATAACCATTATTCTTGATTTATTTTAGTTTTATTTTGATATATTTTTATGTATTCATCGAACCCGCTGTTCTCATTACAAAAATATTCAAAATTTGTCCAACTCTGTAACTTATCAGGTTTGGCTCTGCTTCGATAACAACTACCTCTCATTGGGCAATTTTCGCTACTACACATTGTAATATCTGGCATATGATTTCCTCACATATTTTTAATTTTTACCTTTAATTTTTCAAATTCTTTATAATCATCAGATTCATATTTAGTATAATCTTTTACAATCATGTGTGTTTGTTCATTACAGATTAATCTAATAAGTAATTCTCTTTCACGGTTCGAGAAAAAATGCATTTCAAAATTTAATGTTTTGCAATTATTCATAATTTACCTCACAATATTTCCACCTAATTTATCTTCATTACACACTAAAGTTTTATGCAAAACACCATCATCAATATTGGCGTGTGTTTTGACTGATTTAGTATGACTAATACTATATTCTCTGTCTCCAACGGTTACAGTTAGGAATTCATCTTGTTTTGATAACAATTCTCTTGCTAACTGATGTGTTGTTGTAATTCCACTAAAATTAATTTCATTCACCCTCTTCCTACCTCATGTAAAAATCTTTTATGTATTCACACATATCCATTGCGCACGATTCAACTCTTGTAAAACAACATTTTAACCATGGATGGATTAAGTTATAATCCCATCGTTCATCATAAGCAATCACAGGAATATTATTTTTCCACGCTTCATATACTTCAATCACTGATCCAATACTTGTATTTAATCCATTTGTATTTACAATAACAATGTCACTGCCACGAACTAAGTTTAGATCAAATTTCATAACCTCTTGTTCGTTTTGATGTCTTGGTTCTTCAAAATTGAAATAATCACATGGAGAAATAACATTAGTTTTATAATTTGCCATATCTGAATATTTGTCCAATTCTGCTGTTACAAATTTTCTCCATGTTGTTTGTTCTTCTATACTTAATCCTGCCATTTTACCAGCTAAATAAATTGTTAAGCCATCATTTTTCATTTGTACGCCTTTCTATAATGAAACAATACGCTATTTACCACGTCATCAATATTCTCATCAAAGTTGTTATAAACAATCCTGTTAGCAAGACTTTCTGCATCTTTAAAATCTGATATATCAGTTTTGATACGTCTTTCAGCCTCTTCCTTTTTATCTCCACGAGCATCTAATCTCTTATTGATAGTTGAAATATTTGAATATAAATAAATAACCGTTACATCGTATCCTAATTTTTGAATATCTCTGATACCATCAGGTGTAAGAATAATTACAAAGTTTTCGTCTGCTTTTTCATAATCTTCTTTTGCTGATCCATAATACCAAATACCTTCAGTGGTAATGTATTTCTTCCATTCTGCAAAAAAACCACTTTCAACTTTCTGTAAAAAATCTTCTTCTGAAATATAATGATATGTAACATCAGGAATTTCATCTTTACGCATTGGTCTTGTAGTATAAGTTACGACACTATTAAATCCATGGTTTTTTACAAGCTTATCTCTCACCAATGTTTTCCCAGATGCAGTTTTTCCCATTAAAATAAGCATTACAAGTTCCACCCTTCATCTAAAATCTGTACAATATGTCCATCTTCAATGACAGCCGTTTTACTTTCCGTAAAATCTCCATTTAAGAAATCGCTAATTCTAATACTGTCTAAGTCAATAACCTGCGAATAATTCATGTTTATTCCTCCACAATTTTATATTTGCTGCAAATTTCGTTGAACCTTTTAATATAATCCTCATTATCGGTATTAATTACTACCGTTACAGGATGAATAGAAATCGTGACTAATCCAAGATAAGATTTTGCATCAACAATTTGTCTTCCATATTTTGCATCTACATCACACGGAATATTTGATGATATATCTATGACAAAATTATTTAAGTCTGTAAGACTGTCTAAATTTAATACATATTCTTTATTCATATTTTTTAAAATCCCTCCACTTTATCATAAATTATTATTTCTGTTATCATACTTTCCCAATCTTCACATGTGGTTGAGATATCACCTGTGTATTTAACTGTTTTGCTTAAACTTGGTATATCGACAACAAATTCTGCCAATGATCCATCACTGGTTAAAATATTATTGGTGTCAGTATGAATATCTGCTTTACAATCTGCCAATATACATGGAATTACAGCGCCGTCTTCAAGGACTAAATCAATATACTGACCAATTTGTGTAGTATATGCACTACCAACTGCAACACAAAAACGCCCATTAACTTGTCTAATTCCATACATTCCTGTATATGCAATTTGTTGAAGTCTATATTGGTCACTAGATTTACTTGTAATACACTTATAAGACATATAACTCTTAATTTTGTTATATGGAGTTTTGTGTGTATACGATACACCCTCTATTTCTGAAACCAACTCTTTCCATATAAAATACGTTTGATTATTAATAATTACATAATTCCATTTGTCGTTATAATCTTTAACGATTATTTTTTCATTAAACGATAATGTCATAACTATCTCAGAATTTATATCTGGCTGTGATCTCACATTAGATGCTGTCCTTGTCCATCCAAATTTAAAATCTGATATGTCATTTAGTAAAATATCATCAATTTGTTTTGTTGCGCCTGCTGTTAAATTTAATTCACTACTCTCTTGTCCCCAAATGGGGACGACAGGAAAAGATACAGCAAATAAACATGCTAAAATTGCTAACCGTTTCTTCATTGTTTCTCCTTATTCTGTTGTATAATGGATTTTGGTTTGATTTGTTACATAGATATATTCTCTGTTTGAAAACAAAGATTAATGAATCATTTCTAAGAATTGATCTTCTGAGATAATGGGAACGTTCAAAGATTTTGCTTTTTGATTCTTAGATGATGTTGAGTTGATATCGTTATTAATAAGATAAGATGTTTTAGAACTTACAGATCCTACTACTGTACCGCCATGAGCAACTATATCGGCTTTCAATTCGTCACGATTTTTATAATGATTGACAGAACCTGTTACAACAAATGTTTTACCATTTAATGTTTTTGGAATTTCCTCTAATACTACATTAGGTGTTTCAAAAGTAAACTCTTTTGATAATTCATATACCCACAACGAATTCTCATACCACCATTTCGCCATTGAGTTCATCATCGTAATACCAAAACCATTAATGGTTAATAATTTTTCTGGTGAAGATTTCATCAAACCAATAAAATTATTAAAATTCTCTTCACATAATTTACTGATATCTTTACTTACTGATTTTCCGATTGATGGAATTGATAAACTATAGATAAATCTTTCTAAAGATGTATTGCGTGATCTCTCAATAGAGTTAAGAAGTTTTTCAACCGATTTCTTACCAAAACCATCTAAAACTTTCATTTCATTTTCGTAGTCTGATAAATGATAAATATCCTTAATTGAATTTAACCAGCCAAGATTGATGAATTTTTCAATAGTTGATTCTGACAAATTCTCGATGTCCAATGTATTTCGGCTTGCTGCGTGAACCAACTTACCTAAAAGCTTACCCTTACAGTTTGGATTTTCGCACATAAGAACTTCTGAATCATTCTCTTTAACAATTCTTGTAGGTTTACCACAAATCGGGCATTTATCAAGAATTCTACAAGTATTACTTTTTGTTAAGTTTTCTCGAATTTGAGGAATGATTTGATTTGCTTTTATTACAGCAATCTCGTCACCGATTCCAAGTTGCAATTTTTTCAAAATTGATACATTGTGAACGGATGCCCTACTCACAATTGTCCCATCTATTTCTACTGAATCGAATATGGCAGTAGGTGTTAAAATTCCTGTCTTTCCCATTGTCCACTCGATATGTCTTAATGTTGTAATTGTTTCTTCATCATAAAATTTAAAAGCCAGTGAATGTCTTGGATGATGCCCTGTTATACCTAATGATTTGCCGTATTCTACATCATTATAAGAAATAACTAAGCCGTCAATCGGATACGATTTTTCTTCAGCAATAGCTTTTAATCGTTCAATTTTTTCTCCAATATCATCTGACGAGCTATTGTATGTAACATATGGGACTACCTCAAATCCAAGCTTTTCCGCAATTCCGAATCCTTCGGTATATGTTGATACACCAAATGGAATCTTCCATGCAACAAAATGAATGTGCCTATCTCTTGCAATTTTACTATCAAGCTGTCTTACTGAACCAGAAGCATAACTTCTTGGATTTGCGAAAGAATTATTTCTTATGTAATCTGTGTATTCTTTTCCAGTTAAACCTAACTCTTCAGCTTCACGCTTTGCTTTCTCAACAAGAGGATCATTGATTGCTTTAAAGTCTCTGACTGTTACAATGGCTTCGCCTTCAACTTCAAAAGGCGTATCAATGTGTATTTGTGTTGGAAAATTTTCAAACACTCTCGCATTGTGTGTTATAACTTCTCCTATTTCGCCATTTCCTCTTGTTTCACTTTGTTTTAATGAATTGTATTCATACGTGTTTAAAACCGTTAATCCATCCATCTTCAACGAAAGAACGCAATCTCTACCATTAGAGAACTTCACTAAATCATCTGTAGATTTAGTTTTATCGAGTGATAACATCGGATGAGAATGAGTAATTTCTTCTAATTTAGACACTACATTGCATCCGACATTCTGAGTAGGACTATTTGCTAACACAATCCCTGTAATTCGTTCCCATTCTTTCAATTCATCAAATTTACAATCAAATTCATAATCACTCATAATTGGACTGTTTTTATTATAATAAGCGTCAGATGCTTTATTAAGCAGCTTCACTCTTTCTGCAATATCGCTTTTGTCCATTCAATCCCTCCTAATTATCTTTAATAAATACTGTAATTTTGCACTGTCCTCGTCCTATATCTTCCATATACGTAAAGAATCCTTGGTTATTCAGATTCTTTTCTTCATCAAAAGCCTCTTCCATCGGAAGCTCTGTCGAATAACTATAAAGCAGAGGAAAGTCTTGTTTCATTTCTTCTTCTGACAATAAAAACTGCATATTTTAATCCTTTCTCATGTAATAATTTTTAATCTTACATTTACTTTCTTTTTGGTTTTCTACCACACGATTTACTTTCTGTACAATATCCAACTTCATCACATTTTGCATGGAAAAGATTATCTACAATCCACTTCCATTCATCTGAATATTCTCTTAATGCATTGCAAATGTCTTTGAATAACTCTCTGTATTCCCAGTAAGCACGACTGCACATTCTAACTCTACTCATTTCAATAAGACTTCTTAAACTGCGTTTGTCTACCATTTTTGTACAATAAGCTAATGGGAGTAACATTGTTGCATCTTCGACTGGTACTCCGTTATTTATGAGATGCTGAATATAGGTATTAATATATCTCATAATGCCATGCCATGTTGCAGCAACATCTTCATCGTTATTAATTGATTGTGGTGTTATATAACCAAAACCTTCTCCTTTAGAATAATCAATATATCTTGTACTTGCTTGTAATCTGCTTGCACCAATAATATGGGTATAATATTCACGGATTGTTTTTGCCGAATATCCGTCAATAATCATTTCAACATTTGGATATTCCATCACACGTCCATGTCCTGATTTTATACAATCAAGTCCACGTTTGTAATTCTTACCATCGTCTGTGATATTTGCATTCCAACAACATCCTGCTCTTGCCCCCATTAATGTAATAGGGTTCTTTGTTGTTTCTGGTAAAATTGTGATTGTTCCCATTTTGTCCTCCTATATTTTTATTCAAATTATTTTCTATAATATTTTGTGATTTCTTTAATAATTTTTACATTATTTAATAAAGGTTCTCTGTCGGCACCTTCAATGAACAATTCATCTCCCGTTACTAAATAAACGTTTTTATCACTTTCCAATAATAAAACAAAATAATCCGCTATTGCATTTTTATTGGGGTTTTCTGGGAGTATAGGATAATACAATCCATTAGACTCAACTGCTCTCCATACAGACACTCCTCCTTCCTCTCTGATTACTGAATCTCCTCTATGCACTTCACTTATTTCGTCAGTTGGTATTTCACCAAACCTTATATATAATGGAATACTCGCCTGTTTCATTTTAGTCCTCCTAATGTGTTTTCATATGAAAACTCATTTATTATGTTATATTGTTCCAATATATTGTTTCCCTGTTCCATTACAAGAAACACAAGTTCCGTTTTCTTCTTTAATTCCACAATCAAAAATTCCACTGCCATTACATTCAAAACATTTTATTTGAAATATAAAATCATTTTTTATTATAGGTCGCTGTTTAATAATTGTACTTCTGTGCCAACCACAATAAATATTAATTTTTTTTATTTCTCATGTTACCCAAATTTTATAATGCCACCTCGATTATTCCTAAAAAACTCTGAGACTCTTTCTAATTGATATTTGGATAAATTGAAATATTTCTTTCCCATCCAACGTCTTAATTCTCTACGACTATGAATAATTTTTGTTGGGTAATTATTCACTCGAAATGTATCACCGTATTCTTCTACTTCAATATATAAGCCCTTTAATTTGGATATATAGCATGTAGCGTGACAATTATTTAACTCTGGATTACAATCTCCCCATCCAAGCTGCCACCAATAACATCCATAAACACAAGGTAAGTTCTCGTTATAAGATTTCATTAACAAATCATATAAAGTTTTATCATATCCACCAATTTTAATATAATCTTCATTTATTAAATCACTAATTTCAATTGGCGCATAATCTTTCATCAACTCAAATTCTTTTTCTGTTATTGGTCTATAAAACCATGTATGACATCCCATATTATCACCTCTATATTTAGTTATTCTCTTTTAAATTGAGGAATAGTGAGCAGAACACTTTAAGATTTTTTATTCATTTAATTTTTTATAAATATCTTTTTTAGCTCTTGTATTTCTTTTTTTAAATGTGCTGCTTTTAATGAAATTTCATCCAATTCTTCATTTTTGCTTTCAAAATCATTTGCAATAATGTCCAGTATAATTATACTTCTTGATAATCTGTTCAATATGGGTTTATTTTTATAAAGCATTTTTAATTCGTCAATGGTTTTATATTTCATTATTATTTCGCCTCGAATCAATATCTAAATCTTCAATTAATATTCTTCTGTTTACGATCATTTTCCCATTGCAATAATTACATACTTCTTCCAAATCTTCATCTTCATCAATAGATATTCTATTTGTATGAATCAATTTACCAAGTCCATTACAGTTAGGACAAATAATTCTTTTATATGTTTCTGATACCTTCATACTTATTATCTCCTATAAAATTTCACGAACAACATTACATGAACGATATATAACTTTATGTGTTTCTTTATTATAAATGACACACATTTTTGTATTTCCTTCTATATATTTATCAACCATTAATCCCTTTCCAATTTCAAATCCAGGCATACAAGAATTAATATCGTATGCACACATAGATCCAACTTTGATTTCATCATATTTCATTTTATTAAATCCTTTCGTTGTTTTCTAAAAATCTAATTAAATATCTTTTTGTCATTTTCTTATAATTTCTGCATTTTCAAACATTGGAATGTAGACACTCTCACCGTTATCCCAATCAGGAATATCAAGATAATCTACAAATTCTAATGTTGGTTCAAAATATTTTTCAATCGTTTCTTTAAATTCAACCGAGCTCTTATTCCAACTCATGATAGAATCTAAATTATGCAATGAAAACCACAATGGTTGTATATATTTCTTCAGTAACGGAAGTTCATCTTCTTCTGGGAATCGACCTTCTCCAATAAATATTTCATATAACATATCTGCAAGTAATGATAATGAGTACCAAAAATCATTATCGTGTATTTTCACTCGCAAATATTTTGTTGCGCATTCTTTCAATTTTTACCTCCAATTCAAAAAGAAAGTTTAGATTCCTGTGAATTTTTATTTATTATTTTCTACTAATTCTTTAACGTATTTACAACTATCATCGTATGTAATATTAATTCCTTTCTTCCTAAAAACTTTCAAGTCATTTACTCTATAATCAGCTATACGATACCAACCACTATCAGGGTTGAATCCATCACTAAAAACATGTTTTGTATTGAATCTACCTTCACAGTTATATAGTCCTTCCATACATCCATGACCATATACATTGATGTCAATTAAATTATCTTCTCTTTCTTTACACATATATCTTATTCCCATATATCTATCTCTTCCTTTCACATGAAATAATAGTCTAATCTTCTTCGTTATCATCACCGTCATTGCTCGTACTAATATCAACACTAGCTTTAATACAAGCAGGAAACAATAACGCCCAGAGACACCAAGCAGATTCTGTATATTTAATTGCAAAAATTACTGCTATTGATGTTGCAATCCATGCAGATGCATAAGCAATTGTCGTTGCGATATTTTTCATTAATGTATTCTCCTTTTTTATTTTTCAAAATTACTCAAACATCATCTTTAATCTTTCAACAAATGATTTATCTGATTTTACTTTTACAATTCTAACTCCATAAACCGATTTCTCATTTAGTTGCTCTAAAATTTTGTTGAGTGTATCTGTATCTTTGACTCTAATTGTGATAAGTGGATAAATTGAATACTGCTTTTGTTTCGTTCCAATAACTTCCACATTGTTTCTAGCTAATACTCCAAAAACATTCTTATCGTCAGACATACAATCTGTATACTGTAAAATTACTTTCATATTTACCCCTTTCTATAATAAATATCTCAATCCACTTAGATACTTTTCTTTTAACCTATCTGTTAGTGTATCTGTTAGTGACAAATGATCTTTCATATCGGCTAATTTAACCCAATATGCACACAAATAATCATTTGTGTTATACTTCTTAAACCTCTGACAATACTCATCATACGAAAGATCGTCTGGTTTAGTTAAGAGTAATAATGCGTTTTGGAAATTATCTGGCAAACCAGATGATTTAAAATTTGTATCTTCTACAAGATCATGCATAATTGCCAAAGCCACACACTCATCTCTTAAATCGTATGGAATAAAGATATTTTCTGATACATATGTAGCAACTCTAAGCGCATGTTCTAATTTATCCTGTGGATAATACTGTTTTGCAATTCTTAATGCTGTGCTTACTTTTATCGTTTCTTTATCTAATGTCATATTTTTCTCCTAATCTCCACATGAAATAATGGTTTCCTGTTACTATATTATTCTCTTTCTAAAATCTCTTTTGGACAGTAAATAATCTTCTTACCTGCTTTCTGTGCTTTACGAATTGTTGACCAAACACCACCAGATTTATTACCATCCCAAATTGCAAGAAGTACATCACAATGATCAACCATATATTGATCTCTCACATTGTCACAGCCTTTGTAGAATTCATCTGATAACTCAACCCATTCATCAGCTTCAGTTCTTAACTTATTGTAATATTTATTAGACGAGTTGTAGTTTTTACATGGTAATATGCAATGTAATTTTAAATTTCTATTCTTCTCTAATTCTGGCGAAGCTGCTCTGTATCTCTCCTTAATAATACAAGTATTTAACCCAATTAAAATATCAGAGCCATTTGCCATACCACAATAAACATCAGACACATCAAGTATTTGATTAAAAATCCAATGACCAATTCTTGTCCATTTAATATCTAACTCATCATCTGGTAATCCTAATCTCTGAGGTCTATGACCTGTTAATGCTATTCTCATTTACTACCTCCTTAACTTTCACAAGAAACTGTCGATTCTTGTTTAGTATTTTTCATATAATCCAAATATTCTTTGTGATACACATCTAAGTTTTTTAGTAATTCTTTACAATTTTCTGCATACTGAATATATGTATCAGCCAAATGTCGTCTGCTTTCTTCTGAATCATCGACTAGCTTATATTTCCATTTATTAGCTCTTAACAAGTCTGCATTATGGTTATAAGTTTCAATACTTTCAGTATATTCTCTCTTTTTCTTTTCATATGTTTCATCATCAATAATCAGATATCCAAGCAATTTAGGAAAATCAAAACCTAGCTGTGTTCTTAATATTCCATTATCTTCTGCATATTTGATATGCCAAGCAATATCGTCCCAAGCCATACCTCCCAGAAGTGATTTATTATCCTCTTGCTGCATATATGAAAAATACTCATATAATTCCTTTTTTATTTCTTTCTTTGATCTACTCATGATTTACCTCCCACGAGAAATCAGCTTGCTACTGTATTATTCTCTGTTCTTTACAAAACTTCATCTACAATTCCATACTTGACTGCTTTGTCAGAATGAATATAGAAATCTTTCTTCTTTTCACGAATCTCATTAATATCATCTTTTGTGAGATTTGTTCTGTCGATTACATATTCTTCAATCTTTTTATTCAGCCAGTCCATTTCTTCTCTGTCTTCTACCAAATCCTGATATTTACCACTTCTCAAACAACTCATTTGATGATACATAAATGTCGAATGCTTGTAACAATATCTCTTATGTCCTGCTAAGAAAATCTTAAAAGCTGCACTCATTGCATATCCTGTACAATATGTATAGATTGGAGTTTTGCTATTAAGAATGACATCAATTAATCCCCACATATCACTAACAGATCCACCATATGAGTTGATGTATAGTTTAATTGGTTCACGCTTATAATCTTTCTCTTTTTCATCTTTCTCATCGTCTTCTCGAATCTGTTGTAAAATGCTCCATGTTAATTTACCAATAGATTCGTTGTCTACATCATCAGATAAAAATAATGTCTTTTTGTCTGTATTTGCATATGAATTGTCTTTTGAACTCATAAAGTATTCTCCTTATATTTAATTCTCTGTTTCAAATCCAACTTGTATATATCTATCTAATTCAAATTTAGCATTTTCATTCAATAATTGTTTTTCATCAACCAATATAATTGTTCCTGGCTGCACTCTCCCTCTCAACTGACTTGGTGTAAGTACAATTGGATTGAATTTTAAGTGCATTTTATATGCATAATCTGCCATGCTTCCCATCGGTTCGATAACAGGAATTTTATATTTACCACTGATCTTCATCAGATTATATGTTTTACCGATCCCTCTACTATTAAAACCATATAATCGTTTAATGTGTGTTTGTCGTTTCTTTACATAATATTTCAGCTCATGATATAATGCTTTTGATTTTAATAAATATGACCAGTGTTCTAATCGTTCATAAAATTTCATATATGTAGTATCATCTCCTTTGTTATGTACTATATATGGCAGTTGAGTGTTTATCCAACCACTATATATTGTGTTAAGAACGGCATGAAATCCGTCTTTCCTTGGCTTTTTGAGTTTCTGAAACGCCCTATTTATGGGCATTCCAGAAATCCTCTATTGTATTATTCTCTACAGCTTGGCTAGTAAACTCTTAATTGGCTCTCTATTCATATTTTCTTTAGCCCATGATATGTAACTTGGATCTGACTGAGCAACATCAACAAGCTTCTCGCCACTGTGTTTTCCAAAGTTCAGAACATAATCCTCTAACTTAACGGTTTCTTTCTTTGGTGCTTCAAATCCGTCAAATAGAACTTCAATATCTTTACGACTTGCAAGGTAGTCTGCTAAGTGAACCATCTTCTGATATTTATTTGTTGGTAATGGTAAAACAACAAGGCTTCTTTTGTCGGTATTCCACTGTCCCATATGACTTTCAATCGTAGTTGCCACAATTTCCAATTCTTCAGGTGAAATAAATCCAATTAAACTTCTTATCTCATTTGCTGCTAAAAGTGGATGATCAAACTTAGTATATTTACTCTTAGCATAATCAGCGTCATCGCCACTCTTTCGAGTATCGTGCATCATTCCTGCAACTCTCATTAAATCTTTTTCTCTCGATGTAAATTTGTCACCAAAACAATCTACATTCAAAATATGATTCAAAAATCTAACTAACGCACAAGTATGGCGAGCAAGACCTAGTTCTCCTAGTGCATATTGTGGATGATATTTTCCCGTACTTGAAGCTCCTACTTCCCAAAAATAATCAGGAATTGTTTCAATACACTCTTCGGCAAAATGCCGAATATCTTCGTTTTCAATAGTATTTAAAATCGAATCAAATATCTTTGCTTTTTCGTTTCTCAACTTTTCTTCCTCCTATTTCAATATCTTAGAATCCAAACAATTTTTACATAATTCATAAATCATCCTACCCATATATTCTCTTTTCACGAAGTAGATGTGCATATTATTTCTGCTTTGCCAAGTCAACAAAGCTCTAAAAAAAGATTCTGGATTGAGTTTTGTCTTATAATTTGCTTCAAAAATATCTTCTATCTTATCATTCTCTATTAAGAGATAATTTCTTTCGATATTGATCATGCGATTCAATTCTTTAAATATTCTGTCATCATCTTTTGAAGCGTTTGCAAAATTACCTGCAAGTTCACTAACTGAATTTTTTCGTTCAATACACAATTCATCACTAAAATATGTGTCAACTTGAAATCCCAATTCTGGACACGATTCTATCATTAGTCCATAATCACCAGTTTTTAATGCTTTTGTTTTCCATCTTATATTGTTGGAATCAAACCAATCAGTAATCGTCTGATTGGTCTGATCTCTTGTGTCAACAAGCACAATTAAGTGGGATAAAAGCTCTTTATATTTTTTATCTGTATAATACTGTTTCATAAATCTCCTATCTCACAAACGACCATTTTTTCAAAATAGTTTCTTTGTCATTTCTATCTTGTTGCCATTCACCATCTTTATCCTTATACCATCTTCCTTCATTCGATGCTTCAATGGTTTTGATAATGTCACCTTGATGAATTGGATTTTCATCATATTTAGGTCTTTTAACTTTTACAGTCTCGATATCACCATTGCACAACCTATACAATGTCAACTTAGGATTTTTAAATTTACATTCATACTCTTTTACGAATGCATATTCAGGTGGAATATTGTCTACTGTAGTCTGCACATATCCCAATAATTCTAATTCATTCTGCAATTTTTCATTTAGCGAAATATCAGTATCCTCTAAATTGTTCCAAATATCATATAACGCTGCATCATAGTTAAAATTTCTATACTGTTTCTCCGTTTCTTCTGAATATTTCATTATATAAGGAAGATATTCTGCATTGATATCAGCTTTTCCAAACTGAGAACGTTCATATAAATCATCTGTAACTGATAAAAATTTTTGAATCTTGCCAATTTTCCCAAAATCATCAAAATAACCAATTTTAACAAGTACATTTACTTTTCCTGCATTTACACTTTTGACTTTTTTCATTGCTTTAAACAAATCATAGAAATTATCAAAATGTTCTTTCTGAGAAAGCTTGTATAAATCATCTGCACATTTTTGACTTAATCCTTTTATTCCTAATAGAGATGAATATATTACTTTATTCTCTTTATCAGCCTTAAAGGTTCTATTGTCTGCGCCAAATCTATATTTTCCTTCTCTTATTCCATAGGCTCTCAACATTTCTTCTTTAATTAAGGCAACCTTGTCTTTATTGCCCTTATCAGAATAATGCTGCAACATTACTTCATAAAATTCATATGGGTAGTTTGCTTTTTGCCAAGCATTATACAGACTATCTAACGACATACAGAAAGCATGAGCACTATTAAAACCATAACCACAAGAATCGTTAATGATCTGCCATACCTTCTCGCTCATCTCTTGTGCTTTTGATTTTTCAATTCCTTCATCTGCAATAATTCTTTCTCTAAATCCCTCAATAAATTTTGATTTAAGAGGTTTTACTTTTTCAGGATGTTTCTTTGCAATAGCTTTGATAATCCCATAACATTCATCAAGAGGAAATCCTGCATAGTTCAAAGTGTTCATTGTTTGTTCCTGATACATAATAAAGGAATAAGGGAATTGTTTTGTTTGAATAATTTTATCAAACGCTGGAATACCGTAGTCAAAAGATTCTCGTGACTCGAATTTAGAATACATAGATTTGAAACCTGGTCGAATAGCAGCTATAAAAGCACTTAGTTCGGATACGTTTGATGGTTTATACTTCATGCATTTTTTGGTTGTAGATTCTTTTTCACATTGGTTTAGTCCGATTGTGTATCCATTGGCATATAAATTCCAAACCTTTTGATCATTTTCTACAAGTTCAAGTAATTTATTTACGCCAAAATGTTCTATACCAATACGTTTGAATATCTTGTCAATCAATAGCACAACATCTACTTTTAGAATATCATTCTTTAGGTATTTGTAATTTTCAGCAATAGCACCATCAATTACACATGTGATATACTCCTTTTTAGTTGATTCACTCTTACATTTAATTAAGCCAATTTCTTTACGAATGTTGCCTTGATAAAGAAGATATGCAGATGGAGCTTTTTTCTTATCAGAGATAATTCCCCAATATTTTTCACTAGCATTAATATAGCTTTCATATTTTTTATCTACATAATCATATAAATCAATTTCGTCCTTCTCATCATCGTCTGCATATTTCATAGCTTCTTCATATTTGCCAATCTGCTCTGAAATAGTATTTGCGATATCAAAATCAAGTTTCTGTGCCCTCGCATATAATTTGAATGATGATTTTTTCTTAAAAGTACCAAAAGCAATCATAGGTGCTACATGATCTTCACCAAGAACATTTATCTGTGCTTGCTCAAAAATATCTGGTGTACCAACATTCAAATCAATATCTGGTAAACTGTGCGTCTCTAAGATACGAGTTTTGCTAATAAATCTTTCAGGATATAATTTAATTGCAGATGTAAATCTATCTACTTTTGAGAAACCACATAATGTATTCGTAAAATAACCAACCGCAGATCCACGTCCTGTATCCGTAATCAGTCCACCATGTTCAACTGCATCATTAACGATAGCGTAGTCTATAAGTGGATAATCGGTCATTCCAGTATCTTTATACGTGTCAACTTCTTTCTTTACGCCTTCAAAATATTCATCATATCTTTCTTGAGGAACATTTTTCATATATTCCTTAAATTTAGACGTTATTAATCGACTGTATTTTTTATCTTTTTCCTCTTTTGATAAATTGGGGTACAAGGTTGGAAGTTTAATGTCCTTGCTAAAGATGTGAACATTATCATAATCATCAAATGTAAGACAAATATCTGTATTATCCATTGCTTGTTGAATCTGTTCTTTTGTGAATACACCTTGCTTCAAAAAGCGATTCATAACTGTTTTGTCGTCTGGATAATCCATATACCATCCATCTTCATCCTCATAATGAATGTTTTTTGCAGCTAATACATAGTCTCTTTCTTGTGAATCTTTTTCGTAAATATAATGGCTATCCAGACCAACAATTAACTGAATTCCATATTTTTTACTCATTTTTAAGAGAAATTTATTCCATTCCTTTTGCTGTTTTGTATCATGATATTGAATTTCTAACATAAAATTTTCTTGAAAATGGTCATGCAAAGTTTTAATGATATTTTCATCCATTGAATATGTAAGATTTTTACCATAATACTTATTAATGGCATTATCTATATCCTCTTCTCCTGTAAATCCAATGTTCTTTGAACGAAATGCAATACAGGCAGATGTAATAAATACATCTTTCGGAGGAAGCGACAGCAATAATTCTAAGTCAATTCGTGGCTTATAATAATATCCGCTAATATTTGCTTCTGATAAAATATCATTAATTGCTTGTCTTCCGTTTTCTGTTTTCGCCAAAATTATAATATGATGATTACTCTTATCTTTTGTATGTCTGTCATAAACCCAATATGCTTCTGCTCCAAAAATCATTTTTAAATTGTATTTATGAGCTAATTCATATGTTTCAAAATAATATCCTTGCCATCCATGTTCAACACTACTTATTACTTTATGTCCTAATTCGACTGCACGTTTAGCATAATCTTCATTAACGGCAGCCGAATCAGCAGTGTAAATATTGGAGTAGGATGTATGACGATGGTAATTTTGCATACTTACTCCTCCCTAAAATAAATCATCTTCCTCTGTATTATTCTCTCTTGTATCAAGATATTTTCTAATATGTGGACAATCATTAAAACCACAAAGATTGTTACAAAAAAATGTATCAGGGGATTCTTTACCAGATTTGGTAGTTCTTGTGAATTTACGATGCGGATAATCTTTTTCATCACCGCTTAGATCTTCCCATTTAGAATATGTAGAAGTAATATAATTCAAACATTCTTGTTTCTTTTCATCATCTACTTCATATTTTCGAACATATGGAATAATTTTATATTCCGACCTTACTTCATTAGGTAAATCATCAAGATTATTATTCTGCAAAGCATTATGCAGCATTACTTCAATATCGAGTTCATCATATCCTAATTTAGTAAGCTTACTTTCAATGTCTGACTGTAGTGTTTCTACAATCTTTCTTCTTTCACATACTTTCTCAATCAAAGTGTCATTCTTAGAACGAGAAGTTTTCTTTCCCATATATTTGATTGTGCAATATTTCAACATAATCCAAGCACATTCTTTTACTTTATAGCCAAGCTGTTCCAATGCCATTTGATAAATAACTAACTGACGACCATGATGAATTAAGTCTGCTGTGCTAAATTGCGAACTTGTTTTCCAGTCATACACGCTTACAATTTTATTCTCTTCATCTACAATCTTTATTAAATCACAATATCCTTGTAGATAATGGTTATCGTCAATTTTCAACAAAAGGAATTTCTCAGTTACAAAATTTCCTTTAGGCTTTACAAAATTCTTACAAAAATGTTCCATATTAGCAACCCAGCCATCTCTAATTGAGTCACCGCCATTTCTGTCTTTAGGAAACTCTATACCAAGCATTGTCATATCTTCAAGTTCTTTATTCATCGCTTTAATTAGCTCGGATTCTGTACATTCTCCATGTACAATCATTTCTAATGTATCATGGATTTCTGTACCCATACATCCATATACATTTGGTATTCCTTTTTTGTGTTTAATATATGTTAAATAAGCTTCATATAAGCAGTTATCAATTGTGTTTAATTTACTGAAACTATATACCTTCTTTCCTTCATCAAATAGTTTCTGCAATTCTGGTTCTTTTGCTCTCTGTCCTATTTTTAATCACCTCAAATCCATTTGATACAGTTTTTCATAAGATATAAGTACCTGTCTTTCCCATAATCTGAAGGACTTCCTTTACTTCCTTTTGGTATTACCTGATGTTCAGCATCCCAAATGTATCCAACGCTATTATGAAAAACTGCATTATCTATCTTTAACTTTTTTGCTTCTTCACGAATGTATTCTTCTTCAAGTCCTTCGTCATAAGCTAAGACATTTTTACTAACCAATAAACCTTTTATATATTTCACTTGTGTATCAGATAAATGACATCCACAAGATCCTAATCCGACATTACTTCCCATGCTGTCTAATTGTTGTGAAAATTTCTCGCTTTCGCCTATTACGCATAAATTCTTTCTCTGAATACATTCATAATTCATGTGAAATCCATACAGTGTTAAACTTCTGCTGCATGGAATAATTGGTAGCCATCTTTCTTCTTTAGCACAATTACTATCAATAGACCTTCCCATAATTCCACATAGTTTACCATCAAATGTATATTCAGGAACAGTAATACGGTTTGTCCAAATATCGTATCCAACATTAAACTTTTCTTGTGTTTTATATGAAATTCCATCCTTAAAAAACATTGTATTGAACTTCCCACAATACTCTTGCAATATAGATTCATCGTATGTTTTCATCGACATCTCTGGCTCTTGAATTTCACGAATGAGTTTCTTATAAAATCCACCAAAAGGCGTTCTTACTGCTTTGCTAAAATTACTTTTCTCAAGACCTAAAAGGTCTGCTATATATTCAAGAGATTGTGGAAAATTCAAACACTTCTTATTCATCACAAGAGAATACAAATTACCTCGTTCATTTGTACTAAAGCAGATAAAACTTAAAGTGTCTATGCTAAGTCTGACAGATGAAGGATTTCTACCATATTCTCTTGCGAACCTATATTCATTATGAGAACTGTTATATGTAATATTTTGATAGTCAAGTGACTCTAAGACTTTTAAGATATCATCACGATTATTGGACAAGTGTTCTGTCAGTTTCAAAGCATTCATTGTTTCACCTACTTTCTGAAACCGTCATATTGCATTTCGATATATCCTATCTCTTTTAATGTGTTAAAACTCATATTTCTCTCATAAATCAGTTGAGGTTGAGTTTCACCAAAACGATTCTTCGGTGTAAATAAAACAATATAATCCTTATCTTCATCAAGATCGAATGTTTTTCTAATCTTACTATATCTACCATCTTCATTCTTTTGGAATTGATATGGTTTTAATTTATTTTTTTCTTCCTTTGTTAAACTTCTAAACATAACTACTTGCGAAGCAGTTTCTGCTATTGCTCTTGATTTACCTGTACATCCTAAATCAAGATATCTTCTTGCCATTGATTCAGATGATAACTGAGCCGTTGCAACAATAGCCACATCCTCTTTCTTAGCAAGTAAAAATAACTCCTTTGCGACCTCACTAAAATCAGCCCATGCTTTATCAGAATTCTCTTGTTCAGGCTTTAATGTATCGAACACGAACATACCTGTTCCAAGTTTGCTATATTTCTTAATAATTTTCTTAACATTACCGATTGAATAATCACTCATTTCAATAAACTGAAGTTTGCCATTACAATCTTCGAGCCATCTTGCAGCTTTTTGAATGTTCTTTTTATTTTCATCTGAGAAATGACCAAGAATAAATTTCTGGCGATTCATGCCAAAATATTCAATCTTATTAAATAACACACTAGCAAGTATCATCTGCCTAAACTCATCAACACTCTGTTCGTTGCCAATGATACATACATTTTCTCCACTCTCAAGAACTGGGAGTATGTAAAAAAGGATCGCTGTCGTTGTTTTACCGTTGCCAATATGAGCAAGATGTAATAATAGATTCTTCTTATGAACACCAGCTAATCTATAATTTAAAAGCGGATAGCCGATTTTATATCCAACCGACTTTCCTTTATCCCATTCTTTAATGTAAGATTCATAACCTTCGGATAAATTTTCAGCTTTAACTTTTTCAATTTTTCCTACGCAAATATTATTTAACTGGAAATCATAATAATCATACAATTCCTCTGATGTCATTTGAACGATTTTGTCATACTTGTCCATAATATTAAATCCTGCATCATACAGTCTTAACATCATATTATTTTTCACTAACTCGTCATAATAAATACTAATATTATCAACATTTATAAGAGATGTAATTTCAGTGATAGACTTATAACCACCACGATCCTCAAATCCTTCCTTCAAGGTCTTCTTATCTTCTAAAAATGTGTACAATGAAATATTATCAAAAGCTTGATATCCAGCCTTGTATAATTGTTGTGCTAATCCATAATAAAACATTCCATCATCTGTAAGAATATCTGTTCCATTAACCACATTTTTATAATCATCAATAAGTGATGGTTCTTTGTATAGTGCAAAAATAAAATTACATTCTATCGCATCTCTCTTTGTTATTAGTTTCTCTGGATAATCATTTAAAGCCAATCGTCATCCTCCAACCATTTTGTTATGTTTTTTTCTGTATGTGTAGTTTGAATATTGTCAATATCTACACTTGTATCAATATCATATTCTCTCTTCTGCTCTTTCTCTTCCTTTACGACTTGCTTATATACATCGTTAATATTGTTTTTAATAATGGCAAAAATGTAGGATATTTTACCTACATCGTTCCTAAAATCTTTAGTTCTGAGTGCATATTGAATTGAATCATATGATTTATCAATTGTTTTGTTAATTACATCATATCCATAAAATTCAAGTTCTTTTAGTTTCTTTGTAAGAATTGTCGGAAATACTTGACCAGGAACATAATCAAGAAATTCGATTGCAAAACGTTCTATAACATGTTTTCTATCTTCATTTTCTTTATTCCAAACATCATATAACTCTTTTGATTTATAATATTTACCATTATCAGCTTTATAAAAAACATCAGAAGTTCCATACTCGCCAGTTATTTGACATTTAACTTTTCGTGCCAATCTTTACACCACCTTTTCAGGCGGTGGGGAAATTCCCCACCTATATTTTTTTACAGAATAGAAACGATTTCTTCTAATCCCTTTGTTGATACTGATGTATCCTTAAAATTCGGGATATTATATTCTGCCATAATGTCCTTTACTTTTGCTTTAGTATCATCATCTGCATCTGGGAACTTTGTTTTAATTGTGTCAATTAAATCCTCGTTTTTAGAGATATCAACCTTATTCTTTGTTTCTTCCTCTGCAAACTCTTCAGCCTTCTCCTTTCGAGCTTTTACTTCTGCACTTTTACGCTTTTTGATTTCAGCATCAGAAACCTTTCCATTAATAGCTTTCTTAACACCTTCTTCAAATGCTTCAATGTAATTCTCCGCACCATATTCTACACGCTCTGGCATTTCACTAAAACGTCCACCTGCATCCACAAAGCCATCTGTTCTAAACCACATATATCTTGTAGTACCCTGAACATGTTTGTTTTCATCAATATTCTTCTCGACTGCAATAGTCATAACAATATCTGCTTTATTTGCAAAAATACCATCATAATCTGCACTAAGGTTTGATGTCAGCTGCTGATACTCGTCACCATTCTTTTCCTTAACATCTCTAATTTTAGTATGTCCAATGATAACGATGCCGTATCCTGCTTTTCTGATCTTTGCAAGAATATCATCAATAAGTTCATTTACCTTATCTCTAGGTGCTCCATATCCACCAAAACAAGCATTAAATTCAGCAGCAGAACCTTTTGCTTTCTTATGTAATCTCTTAACTTCTTCCTTTGCAAGCTTAATCATTTCATCTGCCGTATCTAATCCGACTACTTCAAACTCATTATCTGACTTGTTTTCTACTAACTCGTCTACAATTTCTACTAAATCTGCCCATGTAGGTGCTTCAGCATAAACTAAATCATCTAATGCCTGATATCCAATTTCATCACCAATTGAAATTAAAAGTCCCTTATTTAAATCTCCATACTGAGCTTTAACAAGGTTATAAAATAATGTTGTCTTACCTACTTTCTTAATACCTCTCCAATAATGAATATAACTTCCAATATCGCACTTTACTTTGTTTGTCTTGAACATTGACATAAAATTATTTCCTCCTTAAATTCGCACTGTGGTTTAAGTAGGGGATTTCTCCCCTACTGTTTAATTAAAATAAATCGTCCTCGTCTACTTCTGGTTCAGAATCGGCTGTTGTTTCTGTCTTCTCTTCCTTCGGCTCGTCCTTCTTTTCTGCTTTCTTCATAACATCATCCATCTTTTCATCAGATGCCATTACATAAATCTCGTCCTCAAATTCAGAAGCAGACATTTCAGCGTCAACGATACCATCTGCAAAATCGCCTGTAAGTTTTGGATCGAAAAGTCTATATTCAGTTACTCTATCTCCAAAAATAGAACCAGCAGGACGGAAATCATTAAGAGTTCTAATTCCCAACTCAATCTGTTCCTTCTGAGCCTTCGTGAGCTGAGATTCGTCAAATTCCACTGTCTCTGCACCATTAAGCATTACACATTCCCAAAGAAGATGCTGCATAGTCTTCTTAGAAATATCAATGTACTTCATCTTGTAGTCTAATAATTTCTTGTGCTTCTCGTTATTCTCATCGTACTTACTTGCATTAAATACAAACTGCTGTGGAATGAATTTGTTACCTTCGTCCTTATTGATATACTGCTGAATATATCCGTCTACAATAATCTTCTTCTCTGTCTTCCAATCTGTCTTGTCAATTGAATCCTTATTGTAGTAAATATCAGCAGTGATAAGTAAACGATTCTTCTTGTCGTCAGCTACAGCATATACACTCTGGATCTTAAACTTGTCATAATACTTACCGTTATAAGGCTCTTTTACCATCTGACCTGTAATAGTTACCTTGCCAGTGTACTTAGGTAAATTCTCCTGAAGATATTTGATTGCATCATACAATGTTACAAACTCATGTCTTCCATCAAACTCTTCACCAAGGTCAATCGTTGTCTTTCTATAAGAAGCAACGGATGATACAACATCGTCATCAAATCTGTCCTTCCACTTAATTTCAATGTTTTCGTTATCAGCATTCTTTGACTTGATTGTTTCCTGCTCACCATCAAATGCTTCAACAAAAGCCATATTGTTGTCGCTTTCCTTAATGCCGAAATTCATACTTAGCATCTTACGACCGTTCTTTTCCATTTCCTTAACAAAAGGTCTTTTTGCGTCCTTCTTTGGGAACATAACTGTTCCTGTAAAGTTAAATCTTACTGCCAAATTACTTGTCCTCCTTAAAATTAAATAATTTATGTAAATATTGTTAATAAAACAATCTATATAAACGCCCACTTAGGACGGAACATGGAAGTAAATCTATATGAAAATTTATCCATAAACAGTGATTTTTGAGTGCAAAAACCCAAGGGTATGCTGCTAACCACCCATATTTATATTCGCTGTTCAGTTATTCGTATTTGGAAATTTTGACTTGATTAAGTCGGATCAACTATTCGATATGCTAACCTTTTATCTGTAAATATTTCTTCTCCATTATCTTTTAATTTTGTGATATTACAAGACAAATGCATTTCATCATATTTAAGATTTGAAATTTTACAATTAGATTGTATACTGTTACCTTTCATAACTTTTGACTTGAATAAAACTGCTTTACCATCATAATTTTTATATGCTTCACAATATTCATCCCAACTGTCTGCCTCAACCACTCTTGATTGATGATCTCTGATGATATTATTTTCATCAATGATTAGATTTGTTTCAATTACTTCTATGTATATCACCTCTATTCATATATTCTCTATTTTATATTTGGAAATTTTGAACTGAATTGTTCAAGACTAATCTAAGATATTTCCTGTGACCTCGTATAACTCTAAATCATTTAATTCACACCATGATTCAAAATTATCTCTCTGTACATACCAACCAACATTCATTCCAAGAAATTCATTCTCACCATTCCCATAAGAGACTACATTATATAATTCTCCGTTTAGAATATCGTTTTCAAAGATTAAATTACCATTCTTATCATGACTGCCAGTGCACCTACATAATGTCTTTGAATCTATTTCTTCAAAACCATCGGTTTCACCATGAGAATAAAATACTGTCGTAGGTTCAAATATTATATGAATTTCTTTGCCATACATATCTAAACCTTTTACATAATATCCACAAACCCATTGACCACTACTAATGCTCTTTGCTTTACATAGCTGCGTATCCATTTCTCACCTCCTCAAAATGTTATTCTCTTACCATCTTGGGAATTTTCCATTATGTTCTAATCTGATTTTATTAAGCATATCAGCCAATCCAAGCATAAGCGTTTCAATTTCTTCTACACTATCAAAATCATAAAACTCTTTTGTGCAAATCCCACGTTTTGTACCAGTTGATAGTCCATATTTTGTGCCATCAACTAATCTATATGTAAAAATAATTTCTGCATCTTTGCTATCTTTCTGCATTGATATTCACCTCCTCAAAATCCGAATGAAACAGTGATTTATTTATATGGTAATGTTTCTAGCCATTGGTTAATATCTTCTATATCCATTTCTTCTGTTGTAGTTGCGTTTGGATAATAAAATGTAATGCTATTTCTACTTAACCCTTCATCAAGCAACTGTTTCAATACAGACAATGTATTTTCTACGCCAAGATGATAAGCTTGTTTCTGATCTTCATTATCAAATGATTTGTCTACACTTTCATTTGCTGAATCTATAACCATTTTCACTTCATTCGGAATATTGCATCCCCAAAACTGTATATCATCTTCAAATTCTGCAAACATAAAATCCTCCTTTATATGTTTATTCTCTATTTGATTTTCATTTTTATTGGAAATTGTGATTCGAAGGAATCATAGATAAGTTAGATTTACTTGCTAAATAAATATTCATCACATTTAAAGCCGTTTTTATTTAACCAATCGGATACTAAATGACGATGACAAAAATCTGTAGGCTTTTCATAGCAAATCAAAGCAATGTCATTTTCTCCAACATTATATCCATAGCAAATTCTTGAAAAATCTAAGACAACATCAGTAGCGTTTAATTTATTTAATACCTGCTCATTAAAGCACTTTATATAATAATCATTATCATGATTTTCTTTCCACTTCATAAAGAAGTCATATTTTGGTGCAAGCTTTTTATATTGCAAGCCTGTATACCAATTAGGTGCTTTTCCACAAATTGAAATTGGAATTATATTATCTGGTAACGATTTAAGTTTTGCAAAATAACTTGTATATATCACATTCTTACCTCCAACTATATATTCTCTGTTTTAATCACAATACACATAATTACAGCTATTGGATTCAATATTTTCTAAGTCAATAATCATTTCGCCATCTTCATGATATCTATCAATTTCAATATTAGAAATTTTAATAGAAGTGTCTGTCATTTCTACAATATTTCCTATGTAGTGATCATGATGATTTGTCACTTTATTGAATAACGTAAATGCAATATCTTCACCAACTCTAAAGTTTTTCTTGTTATCTGTTACTAATGTTCTTACTGTTTTAATGTTGTATTTCACAATCTCACCTCCACAACCAAGAAATGTCAGATTCATTGGTTTTAAAAAATACCATTTATTATCAAAATATTTGATAAACGGCTAAAAACCATAGCCTCTATCCAATTGTTTTGTGAACCTTTGGGATTACCTTTCACTTGGATGTTTAATGGAATATTCAAGTTAATTACTCTCGAATATTCCTGTAACATATAAATCACACTCTTGGAAGAGTGGAGTGCTTAAACACTCCATAAAACACCCAAGGTTTTATATAAAATTATTCACCATTTACCAGCCTTGCAGATGCTTACAGCCAAATACAACTATGCTAAACTGTATATCAAGGTTTTGATAAATCTTTACAACTTTACTATTTACTCTTTTAACTTTGACTCATAATTTAAACTTTGAACTTCTGAGCGTTGTTATTTGAGTCTTACAACTTTAAACTTTACAGCACACACCTATCATTATCGTAGGCAATCTGATAATTAAAGTATAATTTCATATTTGATGTTATACATATCAGCCAATGGTTTCACCATTATCTTGCCGAATTATGTACTGTAGTAAGTTGAAATTATACAAATCATATAAATTAATCATCTTTTATCAATTCAATAATTTGCATTTTTTATTATTTTGCAGATTTCTTTTTCAGCTTTACATAAGTCTATATCTGCAAAAGACTGATGAGTTGTAGTTTAAAGTTTTCGGTAAACAGTGAATAACTTCTAATTAACTATTCTCTCTTTAATAGTTAATTTCAATCTCTGTTACAGCATTTGATGTGCTAAGTGAAGCATCTACTTCTGCTTTGAAAGATGCAATGCTCTCTTCTAATGTATTAATTTTGTCTAAAATCTTAATAGGATCAATTAACTCATATGAATTTGCATTGATAAAATCTTTCTTTGTCTTCTCGAAATCATCTGTATTAGTCTTGCCTTCCTTAGAACCGTAAATGCCAATTACATACTGTTCTGCTCTCTTTTCAAGGTCATCACCGTTCTGTTTGAGGATTTCAGCCTGTGCCTTATCATACTGTTTCTTTAATGCGGCTAACATCTTCTCATCAAACTCTACACCATGATTCTTCATTTCAATAGCTTCTGCCACTGTGTATTCAATACCATTAATAGAAACCTTTGTTGTAGCATTTGATAAAACAACTGCTCTCTTGATTGCATTTCTTCTTTTAATAAGGTCTGTTGCCTTGTCGTAGTAGCCCTGCATAACGCCTTCATATTCCTTAACTGGCACACCCTTAATCTTTTCATTGGAATGCTTGTTTGCTACACAATAAGTACCACCATTGATTGCAGAAATAATTCTGTCATCTACGATTTTTAACTCTGCAAGTGCCTTGTGAATTGTCATCTTTTCTGTTGTCATAATGTTCTCTCCTTTTTAACTTTGAATTTTAAACTTTATATTTTAGGCTATCGCCTTGTTACACTTATATATTCTCTATTTCGATTTAAAAGAATTTCGAATTTACGTTTTTACAGTTCAATGCCTTCCATAGCTGCCCTATCAGCTAATACAGTCATATAATTAACCATATATTCAAACTGATTATTGTATGTATTTCTTGGACAAGTAGGAGTAAAATCTAATTCTCCATTATCCCATTTATCAAGTATCTTCTTCAATCCATTTACTCGAATCTCTAACTGATAATACTCAGCTTTAAACCTTTCCTTATAGTCGTTGCTATTCATCATTTCTACTGTATCTTTTAATGTCATTTTAATTACCTCCACTTTAATATTCTCCAAATATAATTACCATCTGCTTGTATATCTACTATCTATAAATAACTCTTCCTTTGGTCTTGGATTCATTAAGTCACTGCTACTTAATTTAAGATGATCACCATAATATCCACTCCACGAACCACAACCTCTTACATTTACCTCTCCATCAAAACAGATACGAGTAATTCTATAAGCAGGGTGCTGACAACATTGCCAGTAGCTGATTTTGAAACAGTTGTCCGTATTTACATTCTCTAAATGTTTTGGTATAGAATCCCAAATCTCACACTCGTCATTGATTTGTTTTAATGTATATCCATGCCTAAGCATCACATTAGCTCTCTCAATTCTTTTGTGTCTTGTTTCACAAGCTAAAGCATCTTCAGGTGCATCAAATAATTCTCCACATTCAGAACATCTATATTTAATTACTTTCTCCAATATTTCACCTCCTCACAAGAAATCGAAAATTCTTGTGCTATTCTTCGTTATAATACTGAGCTAGTGATTCTCCATACCACTCCCAGTTATCAACTCCACCTGCTTCTAATGCACTTAATTTTCTATCTCTATCAAGTAAATCCTCATACTCTTCTTTGCTAATAGTCTTATTAGAGTCTTTAACCTTGACAGAATTGTTACCAATTAAATTACATAACTGTGTTGTTGCATCCTTAACCTGTCCAATTACTTCATTTCTTATAGAACTATACAAATTTTCATATAGATTCTCGCTCACTTCGCATTTAATAATATTCTGTAATGAACTGAGACGTTCTGGATTTTTAGATAACTGATTTTCTACATAATCATTAAATTTATCAGCGTATTTATCACCGACTTCTTTGATAATCGAATCATAAACTCTTTCCTTGATTTCATTTTTTATCTCGTCTTTTAATTCTCTTTCGTCACTGTATGTAAGTTCTATCTTTGATTTAATTTCACTCTTTATCTGATTGATAGCATTATCTTTTGCAGCATCAAAATTCATTTCTTCCAATTCTCTAATAACACCTTGTTTAATTCCTTCAAACACCTCTTCAAAATCGAATTCAAATTTTAGTGGTGTACTCATCAATATCCTCCTTATTCGTAAGTATTACTTTACTTGCATATTTCACAACATTTTCACTTGTTTCGTTATCATCTAAATATTCTCTGTAAGCATCTTCACAATGCGCACCTTCGCACCAATAATATCCATTTGGTGTAATGCACGATTTATGTTCCCCATAATCGGTTGCTGAACAATATTTACACAAACTTTCCTCGTCAGATAACTCATCAAAAGTCTTTAACATATACACCTCCTAGATTCACAATTTACATTTTGTTTACAGTTATATATTCTCTACTTTTCAGAAGATTTCTTTAGCTCTACTAATGCATCATCCAAATCCTTAACTGTATGAATAGCTTCCTTCATACTATTCATACCAGCAACAGCACTTGAAAAAGCCTTAATACTTTCAAATTCCATCTCTGAAATAGTTTTTAAAACATCAACTAATTTCATATCACCAATTCCAGATACCTTTGCTGCATTTTCAATTGTTTCTTCTTCATTGACAAGTAAATCAATAAACTGTCTTACTTTATTATTCTCCATCGTTTCAATCTCCTTTATATGTTCTTTTATTTTTTGTTTTCCTACATGACTTGGATACCCAGAATATGAAAGTGCCTTATTTATCCACCACAATGTCTGTTCATCTACATCATCATATTTTTTCATCTCTTCTACTAAATTTCCGATATGTAACACCTCATTTCGTTTCTCTCCAACTAATACTGTAATATGGTTCATTGTACTGAGTACCAGTTTCAACTTTATAACCAAGTTCCTCTAATTTCTTTCGTGTTTCAGGTTTTAAACAGCCATCTTCACTGATTGAAAATTTGCCATCTGCAATTGCATCTCTAATCAATTTTGATAACTCTGCTAATTGCTGTGTAGTGTAACTATCAATTGCATTGTTTGTCATTTTATTTGCTTCTGATGCAGACGGAATAACATTCTTTGGTGGCTGAACTTCTGGCATAGGTATATTAGAAGTAACTGCATCTTCACAACAATCTATATCGCTACAGCCTAAACAAAATTTATAACTTCTGCTAGTTATTGGATACTTACAAGTCATTTATTTCACCTCCCAAGGAAACCGATAATTCTTCTTAATCATGAATATCAAGCACTGTAATAAATCCATCCATATTATCTGTTATAGCCTGTTTATATTTTTCATCGAATTTTTCATCTTTGATAATATCTTTACCATTCCATGAATCTCTTGCAATAGCTGAACCGTCAGGAAGAATACATATGTAACATCCAAGCTTGTTAATATTTAAAACATCGCTTTGTTTTGCTCCATCAACAAGAATATATCCATCGCCAAAACCCATATTCATAAACCAATCTTCCTCATGGTACATCCATTTAGGTGTAATATTCTCTTTTAATGTTGATAAAAGACTTGACAAAAATAATCTGCCGTTTCTATCTTGTCTGTCATAATAGCCCCAATTATAATATTCTCTATTTGCAGATCCTTCTTCATCTACTTTTAGTTTTAATTCAGCCTTGTACCTGCCACCGATTTGATAGTAATCCCATGTAAAAACTGGATAATCAATCTGCTTGTCTTCTTCATCTGAGCCATATATAAGTTCTGAATTGTATGGCTTCATAATTGCTGCAATTTTATTCTCACTTGGTAATTCTTTTGTGAGTAAATGAACGCAATAATGCATTTAATTTTACCTCCTGTTCTTATATTCTCTGTAAAAATTTTCAAAAGAAACGAATCTTTCTTCCTATCTATTCTTTTTATAATCCTGAACCAAGTTACCACAGCATAATGGTAATTCTGCTTTAGCAGCTACATCTACAACTACCTTTAGACCACAACTCTCAACCTTTTCTTTAATCTTATTCATATTCTCCCAATTCCACTGAATTGCATCTTCAAGACCATGCTCCTTAGTAGCTGTCGTTGTATTAAGAGGTGTAATTTTAACACAAAACACATTCGGATCAAGACCATATAACTTGTTTGGATCAAGTTCCCATCCTGCTCCACAAATAAAATTCAGAGTGATAAGTCTATTGTTATTCGGCATATTATTAAATTCTTTCTTCATCTCTTCGATAGTTACAACATCAGCACCACCAAACAGATACTTTCTCTCATCTTCATTTGTGCTATTTGTTGAAATTTGAATGTGCATAAATCCGTCAAGATACTCTTTTACAGACATAACTTCGTCCTTCAGAACATCAACTGGACTCTTACCAAATACTTTCACTTTAGGAAGAATTGTGTTGTAGCAAGGCAAGAAAGTAAATCCTTCTCTATAAGTTTTCATATCTCTCATTACCTGTAAAATATTTTTCCAGTTATATTGTGGTTCTCCCATACGTGCAAAGCCCACTTTAATCTTGTCGCTCTTTGTGACCTGTGGATGCTGATTAAATACAAATTCAAGCTGTTCCCACATTTCTTCTGTAGAAAGATTTCCGTGAAATCCTAACTCTGGTACTAAACAGAACTGACAATGCTGTGGACATCCGTACTGTGTACTAATCGCTGTAAGCCACTTTTCCTCAAACGGAACGAGATTCTTTTTAATCAAATCTGCATCATCTGTCATAATGATTTCCTGAGATTTTCCTTTTGTATTTACATCCTGCATAGAAGTAGTTTCAATGTAGAAATTCTTTTCTTTATTATACAGAACATAAACACTACCACTTGGATATGCGTACTCTTTTACTAATTCAAAATGTTTCATTTTTAATTCTCTCCTTTGTCTCATACAAAATTTTATAAGCTGCACTCAAACCAGCTCTATCGTCTAACATAATGTTGTAATAGATTTTATTGCCAGTGAAAGGGATATAAGGTGGTGAGTCATTTATGTAATCAATATGAATTCCAACCTCTATACATTTATTCTCCATAAATTCAAATTTTGATTCGTCACAACATGTACTGAGAATCAATGTACATCCCATATCTTTACATTCTCTTAATAGAGTAATAACTTTGTCATACCTATATCCTTTGTCATAGTAATCAAAAATTGTATTATCAAAATCAAATGCAATTATTATTCCATTGTGTAGTTTCCAATTTTCAACCAAGCGATCTATACACATATCATCATTAAGATATGGATCAACCACAATATTGTTCAATTTCTTCATATTTCTTCATCCACACCTTTCTATCATTCTCTGTATAACCAAAGAAATATGGATAAAGCTTGTTATTGGTTGTGAAATAGTAATGATGATATTCACCATCTGGTAGGAACATAACACCTGGAATATTGATGGTGTTTTTGATATTTAAGAAGTTCTGATATGCATTTTTATTACCAAACATCTGTCTAAACGTAATCTGCTTAACACCAATATTGTGCATCTTGTTTATATAATCAAGACAATCTTCTGTAGTCATTCTTTCATTTAGTACATTAATAACTCTCAACTTAGTAGTTTTCTCAATCTCAGGTAATATGACTTGCAATCGTTCCATTGCTCTTGTATCGTAAGGCTCAATGCTTAAGGCAATCTTTCTAAACTTTTTAATCAAATCCATATCTGTAGGAAGAATACGAGTATGTATATCTAGCTTCTTTCCATATTTTGTAGCCAGTTCATACATATGATTGTAAAAATCAATATTATTCTGCCAATCATAAAATGGATCTCCACCACCTGATAAATTAACAGTAGGTGCATTTGATTCAGAAATACACTTCTCTAAATGCTCCCAATCTATTTTATTTTTATCAGTTACCGCATTTTGCAAAATTGGATGATGCTTTGTAATACAATATTTACAATGGCAATCACATCCAAAATTTGTTATCACAGTAAACCCTCTGTTCTGCTCTGTATACATACTCTATATCCTTTCTATTTTATTTACATTTATTCTCTCAATCTATCTAATACTCTCATCAAAACATGTCTTGTAAGATTTTTAACATCACCACTATAAAGTCCACATTCAATGTCACAAGCCTTTAGAACTTCATCAAGAGTTTTATTCTTCTCTTCTTTTATATTGTAAGCACATTTCTGACTACCAAGAATCTGCATCACATCAGACTTCCTTACAAATCCCATTTCAGATGGCAGCTTAGATAATTCTTTTCGTAATACTGTTTTATCAATTAACTGTCCCATATGTTATTCTCCTATCTTATCAGCGACTTTTGCTTCACATATTCCACAGATACAGCCATTTTTCTCATCGTATTTTTCAAGTTTACTAATGAGATTACTACAACACCAGCTTGATTCATTAAGATGAAATTCAATCATGTCATCATCCCAATCCGAAGGAAAGTCCATTGGAAGATTTATTGTCCACTGTATAGTTTTGGTTTGTCTGTCTGCCATATAGTTATTCTCCCATTTCTATCTTCTGACCAACGAATTTCTGAAGCTGTTCATTTACATCATCAGGATAAGTTTTTACAACATAATCAGTACAAACATGAATTTTAGTAATAACACTATTCTCGTCATATTCAATACTTCCAAGTGTTCCACCTGGAATTCTGATAGGAAAACAACCATCCTCATAATCACAAAGCACATAATGTTTCCAGTGTCCATTAGGATCAAGTCCAGCAAGCTTGTCCAATTCTGTTGTGATTCCACAATAATATTCATTCATTTTTGAATATCTTGAATTTGCATATTTGTTAATCAGCTTCATAATACAGTTCTCCTATTTCTTTTATGCTCCTTATATAAAGCATTTAATTCCTGCTCTAATTTCTTTTTCTCCATAGGATTCTTACAATACTTTATTCTCTTCTTAAGAGTAGATATATCTTGTTTTGGAGTTTCAAGGCATTCAATAGGAAAATTATCACCAAAATGCATTTCATTAATTGTTTCAAGAAGCTTTGTAACTGGATCTTCTTGTACCTGTATGCCTAAGTCTTTATATTTTTGTTCAAGTTCATTTTGTATTTGAGCTTCTGCCATTGCACTTATCATTTTTCCTATGGCATCTATCTGTTTACCAACTATTAAGACTTTTGTAGCATCACTTATTTTTTCAAAAGTATCATGTAACTCTGAAATATCAATCACCTCGTTCTACTCTATGTCGCAACCTCTATATTTCCCTTCATATCGTTATTCCTCTAAATTTTTACCACATAACGGACAAAATTTTATTTTTAACATTGCCGATGCATATTCACCACCTGAACTATCAGCAAATAATGTGTTATTATAATAATGTCTGTCAATAGAAAAATTTCCTATTTGACAAATATCTCTATTACTTTCCCAGCTAATCTTTTGTCGCTCTTCACAAAATTTACACATCACTTACACCTCCAATCTGCCCAAAAGAAAGAAAAATTTCTTGCTAATCTAGCCACCTATTATCCAAATAATAGAACCCAAATACCATTCCACCAATTAAAATTATCCAAAAGATCCAGAAAACAATCACACCTACATTAGACTGTAAGTGGTCTACTGTATCATTGATATTCATATCTTTATAAAATTCCGTCTTATTGATTGTATGGTTATCTAACTTTGTAAAAATTGTTCCTGTATACTCTGTTTTGCTACCATAATAGACATATCTAACATGATAATCGCCATCAATCGTGTCAATATAATTCTCATATGGTTTATAAATTTGACCATAATCGAATTCAATTCCAAGAAAAGTTACTTTATCACAATGTTTGTTATCACTGTCGTATAAATCCCAAGTCCAATATTCCTCTTCGTGACTACCAGTTACATTACCATCATCGTCATACTCATATACCGTTTTTGTATGCTTTGTGTAGTGTTCCTCATCTTTTTCTACACTCATATATTCTCCACCAATTTCAGGATATGTAACTGTATCTACTGCTTTCAAATCACCATATATAAACGCATTACCAACATTTGTATCCATTCCGTATTGGAACATTTCTTGACTTTCTATCTTAACAGCTTTGTTATAAATTTCATTTTTATCCATTTGGTGTTCTGAAATCTTGGAAGAAATCAGAATACCAAACAGAATCATAACTGCAATGATAGAAATACTAGCCAAGATTTCACGTTTTGTTATTTCAAAATCGCCAAAATCAAAACCTTTTCTACCATGTCTCATATACTAATCCTCTTTGAACAACGACTGTGGAGCATCAACTGGCGCATTGTAATCCAGATACTCATATTCCTGTACTTCATATCCAAGCAATCCAAGAAACTGTCTTGTAGGGAACTTTCTCACATATCGCTTGTATTCCTTAATCTGTTTATTGTAATTGCTGCGATACTCTGCAATCATATTCTCTGTCATAGATAACTCATTCATAAGAGTCTTATAGTTCTCATTGGACTTCAGCTCAGGATATGCTTCTGCAACTGCTGTAATAGCTGTTGTTACATTCTCAATATCTCCTGTTGATCCACGACCATCTGCAACTGCTGTCAATGTATCAGCTTCATGTTTATCATACTGTTTTACGCAATCAGCAAGGTTATATACAAGGTCAACTCTTCGCTTTTCCTGTACCTTAATATCTGATGACGCTGTATTTACCTGCTCCTCAAGTACAATAGCTTTATTCTGCGAACTCTGTACACCAAATACAATCATCAAAATAACTGCTAATACTCCTATGCCAATAATTACTGGCACTTTCCAATTTGTGTTCTTCATTTAAAATCTCCTTTATATATAATATTTTTATTAGTTACACTGTAATATTCTCTTATTTACTGGGATTCCCATAGCCGAATGGCTTAGATATGATTAAAAATTTTCAAAAGAAAGATTGGATTCTTGTGTTTTTAACCTTTAATGTTTAAACAAAATGATTAATATCCAATTTTTTTGCTTTGTAAATTGCTTTTAAACGAAATAAATATGATGGATTCCTGCTCAGAAAATCTTTCACTTCATCTTCTGTATTAAAATCATATTTTACATTGTCCCAACTATCAGGATCAGCAGATTCTCCTAACCCGTTATATTTATGTCCAATTACAATATAATTCTTATAATCATTCATGTTTTCACCTCCAATGTATTATTCTCCAAACTCACAAGTGTCACACGTTGAAAAATACTTATCATGGTCTATGCAGCATTGTGGTCTGTTGTCATCTTTATTGATTTCAGCAACATCTTTAACAGTCCCTTTATCGAGAACTTCATTAAAGAAATCTATAACTTCTTCTTCGCCATTAAATGTGTATTTTTCATTCCAGTGTCTGATATGTTTTTCTAAGAACTTAATCAAATTTTTACTGAAAATATCTGTTGGATATTCATATGTAATTTCATATACCTTGCCGTTTAATGTCTGTTTTACATTCATCTGTGAAGTAACTATACCGAAATATTCAAACTCAATTTCTAATACTCCCATCTCTTCTGTCTTAAAACGAGTAGACAGATTATAATTCATCCAATCATAATCGTTCAATGTGAGGTATGTATTGGTTCTATCATCTTCAATTTCATTACTGAAAACCAAATCTTCACTTCTAATCTTTTTCAAATTCATTTATACTCATCCTTTCGTATATGTTATCCGACACCTGCAAATTCTCCATAATATTTCTGTCTCATTTCTTCTGCAAACTTTCCAGCTTCTTCAAGTTGCTCTTTAGGAAAAGTTCCTAAAACGACACATTTTTTATTTATTTGTATTTGCACTGTCCATTTTTGCATCTCTTTGTTCCAAGATACATTTCTATAACCAGAAGTATTATTTATGTTCTTTCCTTTTCTGTTCGTTAAGTTGTTTTTATTGGAAATTATTCTAAGTTTAGACTTTCTATTATCAAGAGTATTATGTTCGATATGATCTACATATTTTGTAGTATTCATTATGAATTGATGTAATGATACTATTTTATTTCTTGGTTGTCCGTTTTTACCACCTAAATAAACGGTTGCAAATACATAATAGCTTTTAGTATTTTTTAAATATCTTGAATACCATGTATATGGAAAATTAATTACTCTTTCCAAATCTTCTAAATCTATAATTGTCCAAAGACTTTCTTTGCCATTTCTTCTTTGTAATTCGATTTTTGCTATTTGGTGTTCTTCATCTACTATATAATTATTTCCTTTCTTTTTACCGCCTGCTATAATTATCACCTCTTTTCATAAAAATCAGATGAGTTGTTGCTTTCATGTGAAGTTATTCAGATATGATTTTCTGAAACATATCATCTACTGAGTCCAATAAGTCATATCTCTTATCAAATGCTGCTGTTGAACTTCTTGCAAATTTACGCTCAACCATGTCGATGTAGTAAGTCATTGTTCCATCATCGCCCATATAAAACTCATTCCATTCATCATCAGACATCAATCTTCTAACATTCAACTGGTCGATTGCAAGATTATCAAAGCTAACTACCTTAAATTTCTCAATAATATCTGCAAGATTTTCATAGAGCCAATTCTGCTTTACAATAATGTTTTCATGATCTTCTGAATAAAAATCATCACCACGTCTTAAATGTTTATAACCAAGAATCAACATCTTCAGATTATTATTCTCTAAAGCTTCTATGTCCGATGGTTTTAATACCCCGTTGATTACATGAATGACCGCATTTGGATATTGCTTAATGAGTTCAATAAAATTCTTTGTTGGATTTACAAGCGATACGCCAAGACCATAGATAAGTTTTTCATCAACAAGCTTTCTGATTAAATCCTGTTTCTTCTCAAAATGAATCTGATTTACAGTCATATTTGCAATGACTTTCTTCTCTTTGAGTTTTTCTAAGAATGGAATTAAATCAGGATGACTTGTAGCATCACCACCTCCAATGGCAACTTCTTGATAAGGATGTAAAGTGTCAATGAATTTCTCATTCAGAATATCTCCAAACTTACCATTTGTTGTACTACCCTCATGACAAAATGGACATCCCATATCACAATAATTCGTTATTTTTATATCCATATTTTCTGCGTAATCTGGAATAAATTCATCATCTTCTGTTTCTCTGATTTTTGTCCCATCGCTCAGAATAGTAGTGAAAAAGTTCCCATTCTTATATCTTCCTAATAATTCCATTCTTAAATCCTCCTAATCAATCGTGACCGTAATAACCAAATGCAATAACATTTTCTCCACTTGGAGTAGTCATATTCTCCTCAAATGTTTCAAAATCTTCAGCGTAATAATTCCAATAATAATCGTAATCAAGCCATTCATTATCATGTAATGTTTCGTTTGCTACTTCTTCATTATCCCAATCGGTATCTTTATTCGTCCATCTGCTTGTCTTCTCAAAAGCAATAGCTTCATCTCTTGTATAGAAATGATTTTTCTTAGGTTTATTATCATCTGGATAACCATATCCTGAACCTGTATATAAAAATAAATTTTCTCTACTCCATCTGTTATAATCTGATTCCATACACATCGTTAAACTATGTACTGAACTGCTATTTGTCTCGAAAACTCCACGCCTAATCTGTCTCTTCATAATCTTAATTTCCTTTCTCATAAACTTCATAATTATCAAATTCTGGCTTTAGTCCACCATAATTCGTATATGTTCCCCAACTTGTTTCTTCTTCACCTTCGTTGACATACATTCTGTCATTATAACTATCACTATTATCATTGCCAGTAATTATAAACGAATTGCCAAATAAGAATCTAAATAATCTATCTGAATCCGATAAAACAGCTTCAACAAATTCTTTGGTTTCTCTTGAATGATCAATATAGCCATCAATATCGTAATAGTATCTCTTTTTACCTTCATACTCCCATGAATCTACTTTGAGTTCTGGAAGAGTGTATTCAATATTATTGCTATCTAAAATATCCTTTAACTTCTGTAAATTTTCATCTGCCTCATTTTTGTCAAAACTTAAAATCGCAGTAATTAAATATGAAGCCTTATTATATAAACTATCATATTCATCATTTTCCCAACCAAATTCACCAATTTCAAAATCAATATGACTAAATGAATTATGTCTATACTCACTTTTTGTAATACAAATTGCATGTGTACTACTTGAATTAGTTTCAAAAGTACCTCTTCTAACCTGTCTCTTCAATTTTTTCTTACCTCCTTAATTTAATATTCTCTCTTTATAACCAATGAAACCTGAATTTACTGTCACTTGCTAATTAACATATTTTTTAATTCTTGCTCTCTATCGAAAACTAACTGACTATATCCTTTAAACCCAAGATCTTTTTCCAATTGTTCTATAATTGGATTTTCTACTACTTCGTAAATATGTTCTATTTCGAATGCTTCTAGTTCATCTTTGTAAACAATTCCATTTGCTAATGGAAATAAATCTACATAAAACCTTTTTCTCCAAAATGTTTTATGTCCTGTAAAGTCTTCTTCAATGTATCCACTTTGTTTAATCAATTCAGAAAATACAGTATCTTTATTTTTAAATTCTTCTACTCTATTTTCAGGAACTTCCCCATATAAATAGACATATCTACCACCAATACTATCTGCATATTTCCACATTCCGTTTATTTTTAAGTGTAAATATATTTTATGTATATAAACTGCTTTCATATTAATTAATCTACTTCCTATTTACCCATTCCTTAAACTCTTTGAAATCATCCTTTGTCATCACGACATCAGAATAATAAAAATCTTTATTCCTGATAATCGCCCAAATTTTCTTCAACTTCTCAAAGAACGGTCTTTGCTGAGTATAAAAATTACCGTTTGTATATGTTAAGAAGGCATAATCGCCATCTTCATAATCATGAATCTTAATGTGAATACCTTCATCACAACCACACTTGCAACTTACGATCAACTCATCATCTTTGAAATTCTTAAATACTGCCATTTTAATATTCTCCATTCTTACATATATAAATGATATTTTCTTCCAATCTGATCAATAATCTCACTATCCATTGGTCTAAAACCAATTACAGTAAGTGTTCTACCATCTTCTTCGGGTTCTAATTCTGTATGACAATTATCGTATATTCTCCAAAAGTCTTTACCTTCCAGCATTCCTAATTCTTCTGCCATAGTCTTAGCTTTTAGCAACTGATTCTTATTCTTGGCTTGAAGAACACATTTTGTAAATTCGCCCTCAATCCAATTGTGAAGAATATCTTCGTCAATATACCCATCGACATGACCATCTAAATCGGTATTATTTCTAATAAACCAACTGAGAAATGCCATAGAGCCGTGGCTGACTTGAGCTGCGAGTTTCCCAGTTGACATATCTAAGTCTTTCCTAACAATTATAATTTGTTTATACGTTGTGATCCTCCTAATATAATTCATACCAAAAAATCTTATGTATGTGTTGATAACCATTATGCAATTCACCTTTATATCTGCGAATTGCTTTATTAGACTGTCGTTTTAAATAACTACTTCTTTTACCTTTATACCATCTTTTATAATATGGTTTAGAATTTTTAATATAGCCAACACCTTTAATCCATACTTCATCTTCGTATGTTACGGCTTGAGGATATCCACACGATACTCTTTCTAAATATTTGAGATGATTCTGATGTTTCAAATATCTCTCACGTTTATTTATTATCTTTTTCTTAGAACGATTCTTATAATTTTCTTCGTCTTGTTCATACCAATCACTGCAATGACCAAAAGAATAAACTTTGCCACCAACTTTATCACACCAAACAAACTGTTCTGATTTATTGGTTCTATCTTCATCTGGATATTCACCATATACCGATTTATACATTTCTGTTCTTAATGTAAAATCTTCAATCCCATAGGGACAATCTCTACATCTCATCGAATTACCTCTTGTATTTTATTCTCTTAACTTCCTGCCGCACCAAGGACAATACACAATATACTCTCTCTGACGAACAAATCCATCATCGTATTCGTCCCATTCAGAAGTTTCAATATCCAAATAGTATTCATTCGTCAATGGATCTACATATATCTGATTATCAGGTGAGTCATAATCACAACGGTTACACATAATTATTCCCTCCTATAATCCTCCTTTGGTCTATAACCACTTTCGTCATTCCAAGATTCATAGTAATTTACTTTCATTTTTCAAATAAATCTTCCATAAATTTTTCAACTTGTTCTAAAGTCCAATCTGAAAAGAACTCAAAATTCAACGCCTTACAATCTTTAAACATCGTAATCTGTGTCTCATATGTATATGAATAAGGTTTCCACCATTTATCTCGTCTATCAGCAGGTACATAACTGTTGTCCCATTTTAATATATCTATGAAATACTTCTTACCAAAATCATCATCATAGCGTTTCTGAAATCTTAAAATTACTGAATCATTATCAAATCGAGTAGGATTATATTCTTTAAGACCATGTTCTTTTATGTATTCATCTGTAATAATAATCACCTCTTTCTATGTATATATTCTCTTTTCATCGGTGAAAGATCCAAAAAAATGCTTCTTTAATTGGATTATTTATTCTCCCATCTGATCTACAATACTCTGCAACTTGTTAATATATATCTGAGCGTTCTTTTTATATTTAAGTTGCTTAATATCAGCAGGTACAAAAGCCAACTTCGATTCACCGAAAACATCATTATTCGAATAAACTTTCATAAACTGGTACATAGTTTCAACATCAATCCAATCTAAATCTGGTTGAAAACAAATCACATCACCTTTCTGTGGATGCAGTTTTCTAACCTTAATAAGTGTCTGCTTAAATAATTTCTTTTTCTGTCTATTGTTCATAATTTAATTTGTCTCCTTTACATTACTTCTAAATGATATTCTTCAACATATTTTCTTTTCTTCCAAAACTTCCACCACGGAAATTTCACATATTCTATTTCTATAACTCGAAGCATCTTGTCCTCATTTTTATCTCTATCTAACCTTAAAGCAGGTGAACCAAACATTGCTTCGGCTAATTCGTTAATAGAAATATGTTCTCCAAGTTTGTATTCCTGTTTGTGTGGTTATGGAGGATAATAAGAAATCACGTCATGTTGTCGTAATTCATATGTTCTCATACTGTTATTCTCCTTCGAATATTACTCTTATGGGCTTTATGGCTTCGTCATTTGTTGGTATAAGAAGCACTTTGTCATTTCCAACCTGATCTTTAAATATTTTTGGGGCTTCAACAAATGTAACTCTTTTTGAGCTATCACTATCCAGCCACTCTTTAAACTTTTTAAGATTTTCTTTTTCAGAAATTGCAGCACATGGACTTACTTTATCTATTAACTCTAAAAATTTTTGTCTTTCATCTTGTGATAACTCCATACTGTTATTCTCCTATTTCTACATGGTCATTATCCAACAAACCAAATTTTCGTAAATAGTACTGTTTGGTTTTATCATCGACTCTACAATAAAAATTATGTCTTCCTGACTTCTGCAAAGATAATGTATTAATATTAAGCTCTGCGTTCATAATAATCAGTAATTCGTTTAATGTAATATCATAGCAATGAAACGTTTCGCCTATTAGAAGCTTATAATATTTCTTCTCTAATTCTGTTGTTTCTTCCATATTGACACCATCCTACGCTTCTATATATTCCAATATCCAACTGTCGTATTTATTTTCTTTAATTAATTGCTGATATAAATTTATCCATTCTTGTGCTGAAAGACCTTTGTACCTCCAAACGCATTCTTTCCAATGTCTGTGTATAAAATGACCTCTTGTTTTTAACTCAATACATTTCACACATTTATCGTATAATTTCTTGGAATACCAATTCGATCTCCTTCTATTCCAGCCATTAATCCCGTTATCTATAAATGCTTCAGTCGGATCATATCTGCTTCTCATATCAGTAAGAGTTCTGTCGTATAACTCAGTTTTTGCATTGTATAAACAATGAAGCAGAAAATAGATGTCTTCATAATCATTTTTAAAATTCCATTCTTCAATATTTAAATCAAAATACATTATTCTTCATTCCTTACTACATTAAACTTAATTGGTAACATAGCCGTAAATCTACTCTTCATCCAAGGTTTTTCTTTTGTTGCAAATTGATCACCAAATTCTTCTGCTAATACAAAATCTCCGACAGTGTAGACAATAGAATATCCAGTTAAATCTTTTGGAATCTCCTTATTTACATTACAGGTTTTAAGATGAATCATTTTATCTATGCACTCACCCATTAAATCTTGAAAGAATACAAACGTTCCATCACAATTGCAACGCTGCATTGTGAAATATTCAAAATCTGCATCTGGATCATGCTTAATAATTACATTAAAATAAGGTTTGTCACCTTTAAGATAAGGAACATCTATTAAAATTGTTCCATCTTTGGTGTAAGTAATAACCGTAAATAACTCTCGTATATCCTGTTCAATCATGGATTCATATTTATTATTCTCCATGCCATTACACTGACCTGATGCAATTCGTTCTTTTACAAATTCTAATGATTTACTCATTGTTATTCTCCTATTTACTCACTCTAAATACATTTGCATCACCAACTGCCAAATCTTTTTCTTCAATAAAAGAATTAAAATACTCATTATTCTTAAAATTATCTTCTAATTTTTCGGTAATAATATCATCCAACCGACCAAAGAATTTTACAGAAGGATAAAACGCTGGATATTTCTTTAAACGGTATTTATTAACATTCCCTCTTAATACAGATAATCCATGTCTTCTACGCTTATTGTTGTTCCAATGAATAGGATCAGCATAGAAAGCATTTTTGTTTCTTTCATACTCTTCCTTTTCTTCCTTCGCTAATCTGTCAAGTTCTTTTTCTCGTTCAGTTTTTGAACGAGGCTTCATGATTTCTTTGACATTTTCTCGAATTATATTATTCGCTTTTGCTTTTTCTGAATTACTCATCTTGTTATAGTTCATAGCAGCTTCTAAAAATATATTTTTCAATTTCTCACCTACTTTCATAACCAAAAGAAACGTGGTTTTCCTATTGGTTTATTCTCCTAATGGTCTTTCATATGTAACCAATTTTTCAACAATCAAATCCTTTGGTAATAAATCTTTACAGAAATATGCCGTTGCAAATGGACTACCTTTTACTACAGAATCCATATGTTCTTTATTGTGATAACAAATTCTTGCATCAAAACTAAGAATCTGAATACCATCTTTGAAATATTTATATCTTGTTTTACCTTGCAGGGAATTAAGCGGTAGAAGAACCGCAAACGGTTTGTTGAATGAATAAAGTCTTTCTAAGACTTTATCTTTGATTGAGAAGGGTGGATTGCTAACTATGATATCCCATTTTTCAGGTTCGTAATTAAAGAAATCTTGACCTTCAGCTAATGAACTTCTGATTACATTGTATCCTTCCTCTTTTAGCCTGTTGTAGAAAGCAGACCAGTTTTCATCAAATGGACACCATATAATTTTATCCTTTGGAAGATATTTAATAATGTGATCTGTTGCATAATAGGGCGTGTATAACTCATTATCTTCCTTATCTGATGTTAAATATCCAATATTTAATGCCAATATTTGTTCACCTAGTAGCTGCGCAGCTTTACTCACATGTGAACGTTTTTCCTTTCCTTGTTTTGTAATTACATTGTTATATTCTCTTATTACTTATAAATCTTTGGTAATTTTTTAAAGGCAACTACATCATCTCTGAAGCAAACATTGTCCTTATAAATCCTTTTATCATTTAAATGAGTTTCATCGTTATATCCATATACTTCATATGTATTGTAAACATCTAATCGTCTATTATCTTTCCATCTTAGTGTCTTTTCGTCCCAAAATAAATCCATAATATATGCTTGTCCTGGTTCTTCGCCATATCTAATTGAGCATATATACCAACCACGCTTTTTAGGAATATGTTTAGGATATGCTTTCCATCTATTGAACATATTTTTACCTCCATAGGAAACCAAAATTTCTTGTTAGTTTTTATTCAAATAAACTATATTATCTACATTATAATGAAACCCACCTATCTCTCCGTTAAAACTACCTTTGACATACCATGCATAAGGACTGATACCTTCATTCATTTTCTCTGCAAGTTCATCAGCTTTTCTTTGATGTTCATCGGCTTCATTTTGCATAGATAATTTTTGAGAATCCCATATAAGATTTGGAATTGTATCTACACACTTTCTATACATTTCAGACTCTTTTATATATTCTCTTATCACTTTTGTCATTTTGGGAATATTGTCTTTTAATATCGGTTCATTGCTAAGTTCATATGGATATAGAATAAAAACGCTTCTGTCCATATATTCCATAGATATTAATTCTTCTACACAAAACTGTGGTTCTATCAAATTGTCACCTCGTCTCCTTTCATTTTATTTGAAATCTATCTTGTTTCTTTTTAATACCTTAACTGCCTTATCATAATCAGTTTCAGCTACTTTGATATTTTTCATCTTAGTCGGTTTTGGTTTTATCCAACTACGACATTCTGTTATATCTTCGTCATACCACATCAAGCCGCTTTCACAATATTTGTGCCATTGACAGTCATTATTGCCACAGTTACTCATTTATGTATTCTCCCAATCTAATGCCTGACCGCATTGATCACAATATTTAATGTCGGTATCTTTGTAGCCATCATCACACAATATTTCTCCGCAAGTAGGACAATACCATTCAAACGGAATTCTCTCTCCGCTATTTTTTACTTTCTTCGGTATCTGCTTTTCGAGTGCTTTTATTGCCATTCCATAAGCATTTTCAAAAGAGCATCCCCATGAAGTATCACATGGGATTGCTTTACCGAGTTCATTACAATCATATTTTAGTTCTTCGATAGCTTCACTTTCTGTCATTTGTCACCTCCTAAATCACAAAGAAACTTCGGTTTCCTATACTCTATTCTCCGTCATATAATTTAACTGTTCCGTCTGAATTATAGATTGGTGTCATACTATCACCCTGAATCCAGTAATATAAAACATTGGTGTTTTTATCTACTAAAATTGCCCCATAAAAATTTGTTTCAATAACCTCGAAATCACATAATTTTGAATTTGGACTCTTAATTGTCTTATCAATATTGACAACATTGGTACATCCAGTCATTCCAAAGCACAATGTCAGCACTAATGCAACTACTAAAATTTTCTTCTTCATATGATTTATTCTCCTTTGTTATATCCAGTCTCTTCAAGAAACTCGTCAAATTCCTCTTTTGTCATATTGTTTGGATAATACATATCCATCACCATATCAAACGGCTTCAAATAATTATCCAACACATCCTCAGCATCTTCTTTTGCTTCCTGCATTTTCATATTGATATAATCTTCTCTCGTCATATTCCATGCTGTAGGACAATCCGTGACACTCGAAAATCTACAATATAATCCATTTGGTTGCTTTGATACAAATCCTGCCATATTATTCTCCTAACTCTTTCAGTGCATTAACAAGTTCAGTAAGTCTTGGATTCTCAGGATGCTCCTTTGCCATCTTTTCATATAAAGCAATATTATTCATTTTATCAATCTCAGACTTTAACTCTTTTTCAATAGAAGCTTTCTGCTTTGCGATTTCTTTCTGACGATTTTCCTCATCAATTCTTGCATTATATGCGTTCATATTAACTACACCGATAACCTGAGCTGTAACACCTTTACCATACTCCTCAACTGTTTTAATTTCTTTTAAAATTCCAAGAACTCTATTATCCTTTCCTCTCGCATTTACAATCAGATATAATGGATGATTGGTATCATACTTAACAATTTCATTAATATCTTCATCATATAAAGCAAATCCATAATCCTTCTGATTATAACCATCTACTAAATTTACAATTGCAACTTTACTAAATCCTGTCATTTTATTGTCCTCACTTTCAACTTTTTCTACTGATAAAACGTTATATCCTTGTTTTCTATTTTTTAATTGAACCATAACATATTTCTGTGTACCCATATTATATGTATCTATAACAAATCCAGTTTGTCCCTTACTATTACAGGAACTTTTTATTATCACTTTATCATTTATCTGAATATTCTTCATAAGCTGCACCTGCATCTGGAAAATAAAGTACAAGATTTCTCATACCAATCTTTGAAATAGCTTTATCAACATACTCTTTTGGATTTTCTTTTACACAATTATTGAGTAATGCAGTAGAAACATCGCTATGAGCATCTAAAACATAAACTGATGAAAATCCTAACCAATTGATAAAATCGCAAAAATACTTCAATGTGAATACTTCATCATCATTTTTTACTCTATCCATTCGTGCATTAGGAATATATGGAAGAGACAAATAATAATCCACATTAGTAAAAAATCTTTCAAGATGTTTCTTTACTAACATCAGATAAAATATCTCATCGTTACTCTCATAAATCCATTCAATCCAAATACAAGGAGAGCCATCATAAGAGTCTTCCTCAATGTTGTTTATATCAATATTTACTCTTGGTGTTCCATCTGGGAACTTATTGATTGTTACAATATCGCCATTAATTTTAATCATATTCTACTCTCCAATCACTTCAATCTGACACATCTTCATAGTTGCTAATGCAGCCTTGTGAGTATCAGGTGTGACACCTGCACAACAGCTTGCATCTACTGTAATATCAATCTCAGGATAGTTTGCTCTAATAATAAGTGCATTTGAAATCACGCAGATATCGGTGCATAATCCGCAAATCTCAACGCTTTCAAATCTAAAATCATCCCAATGAGTCCATCCAAAAGTAATTTTGTCAATCAGAATGTCATTATCAATATCAAAATCTAACTTATCTGAAATCTGCCAACCAGCAGTATTCTTTACACAGTGAGTAACAGGAAGATGTATACCTTCATATGTCTCTAAATAATTCTCGGGATGTGTGTCTCTTGTAAAGATTACCTGTTTACCAGCATCCTTGTACTCCTTAATTTTCTTTGCTACATTTGATACAATCGCCTGTGCTTCCTTTGTACCAAGTGTTCCATCAATAAAATCATTCTGCATATCTACAACAATTAATGTTTCTCTCATTCTGTTACCTCTTTTCTTTGTTCTTTCATTACCAAATGGCTAACGTTTACTGCTTCTCTCATAGCTTCTGCAAACTCATAAGCACAATCAGAAGTAAATCTTTCCTGCACTTTTGCAATATCATTTGTATCAACTTCACTATGAATTCTTGCGTCAATAATATATTTTCCGTCTTTACATTGAATATCTACCATTGTCTCATCCGTTCCTTTCCATATCATAAAAGCAGCATAGACTGAGCAATTCATGATTTCTATCAGTCAAATAATTTACCTTTTCAGTTAATTCTTTATTCTCTTTTTCAAGTGCAGCTATTTTATTTTTCAATATATCTTCTGTTGAAAACTTCTGAGTTCCAATCTGCTTATAATCAGACGAAACAGTTTTAACAGAATAATTGCTAATGTAATCTGTTGTTCCATCGGAATATTTAATAGTTGGTTCAAAGAATCCACGCCTCTTGCACTCATCACAATGACAAATGGATGAAATATATCCAACTTTGCCATCACTATTTTCTACATAATCACCTTCATGAAATTGAATATCTGTTGTATTATTCTCTTCTGGAACAATTGGATCTCTGAAGTTAAGTTTTAAATATCCTTCACCCACATTTTCTTCACTAACAAATCTATACCCAAGGTTTTCGTATTTCTTAATTGTATCTTTTGCTTCACATATTTTTACACCAACTGTCATCTATTTATTCTCCTCATCTTCGCCTAAAATTTCCTTTCTTAATGAGTTCCAACCATCATCATAACCATCGCAATATTCATCCATATATACATCATTGTGTGTCTCATCTGGCAATTCTTTTAATGGACACCAATTTGGTTTTTCTTGACAATATCCATTTTCACTATCAACTATTCTACAAAGAGTATTATCATTTGGCTCATCCATTAATTCACAACATGCTTCAATACCTTCTTGTATTTCTCTACAAAAATTACAATCACAACAAGTTCCAGGCATATCTAACACTAAAATAGCTTTACTCATACATTTAATCCTCTTTTCTTTGTTTTTATATGTATTTATTCTCTGAAAACTCAGAAGAAATTCCGCTTTCCTGCGAACTTCATATTATGTTATTCTCTACTCAATCTTCTTCTCAACCACAACAATCGTATCATTGTGCCAACCACCATGAGGAACAAGTAAAATTTCCTGAATTTCAAACCCATACTTCTTACCAATGCCACCACTATTCCAGCTACAAGTAATTACAATGCCATTTTTCTTTACAATTCTTCCTATCTGTTCCTTCTGTTTAGACCAATATGAAGCTTGTGTTGTCTGCATATTTACTGTCTGTCCAAGATTTTTGTAACATTCGCTTACCTGTCGTGGCGAGTATGGTGGATCATATAACACTGTATCTACTGAGTTATCATCGAATATCTTTAAGAAATCCAATGCATCCATATGGTATTCAGTATCATATTGTGTATCTAGGTCATTTGTTACTGTCGCTAATTTATTGCTATTTGCAAATGGATCAACAATTTTACCTATTGCATATTTCTCAATCAGCTCTTTGATTGGCTTAATTGAAAATGTGTTACTATTTGGCATCTGCCAGACTCTATTTATTATCATTATGTATCAGGAGTAAACGCTGCGTTTTCGGTATACCAAACCTCTTACTCCTTCCTGTTATGTTATTCTATGTTACAACTTCATAAAACTAAAAATATGTGCTATAACATCAACAGTCCATCCGTTGCCAATTGCTTCAAACCTTCTTGTCTTAGGCATTGCTTTTACATTGCCACTCTCATCCATTCCAAACTCCGTATAATTGTCTGGAAGTGTCTGAAGTCGTTCAATCTCTAATGGACATGTCTTTTTATATTTTTCTCCACCAAGCCAAACATTAAATTTTGTTTCTGTTCTGCAACGTGGCACTGTTGGAGCTTTCTTATCTAAAAAGTACAGCCTGTCCTGCTGCGAATAATGACCTTTGCCACCAAAATCATATTTTATGTAATTCTCACACTTAATCATTGTGTTCCTGATTCTGTCATCAAAGTATTTGACTAAATCTGGATCATCACAGATAACATCTTTCACTAATAATCCTTTATCATCAGGAAGTGTGATATTTGGTATGTTCGTCCAATACAAACGTTTTCTTCTCTGAGCTGATAATAACTGACTATCAATCATGATTGGTTGTACACCCAATTCCTCACTAATAGCGTCTTGAATCTCATCAGCCATTCCATAGTTATTTTCATATAAGAAATATGTTGGATTTGTGTTATTCTTTGCTTCTACAAATTTCTGAAAAAGTTTCCAACCTTCGCCTTCTGTATCAATTTCTCTCTTCAATTTTGCTGTTTTGCTACACTTGGCTTTCGACCAGAACTGGCAAGGTGAACCACCCATTAATAGATCGACTCCATTAAAATCCTTGAAGTCGGTAGAAAATACGTCACCGTATCTTTTGATCTCAGGATAATTATATCTACTGATTTTGATTGCATTCTCCTCAATTTCAAATGCGTTATACTCACTGACCGAAATATTGGCTTTATCTAATGCAACTCTTCCGCAAGAGATTCCATCAAATAAACTTAATACTCTTAGCCCTTGAGAATTATTTTTTTCATTATTCTCTGTCAAAATACACTATTTTACAGAGGTTACGTAACCATAATTACCTAGGAGTTACTGCTTAATTCCTTTCTTCTTAATTATTTTGTTGTAAAATCCTATGGAATTAGCACGTCTGCTAAAAACCATAAGAAAAAAATATTTCTTGTTACTTTTACTTTTGGGAAATTTGGCTGAGTCGCCAAGATAGAAATTTCTATGTATGATTATTCTTCGTCTTGAAATGATTTAATTCGATTTTCTAAATAATCAATCTCATCATTCCAATGGTCTATTAGCATGTCTTCGATTTGATGCTTTGCATCTTCTATACTGTCTGCAAACAACGTATCATATTCAACATTTAGTTCTTTTGATACATATATAAATATGTTTTCGTCTGTCTCATCTTGTACAAAACCAGCTACTACATTTTCATCATCTTCTTCATAAAATTGACTAAAATGTAACCTGTAACATTCCTTACCAAAGTCATTCTTTTCACCTGTTTCCCAATATTTCTTCACTTTATCACCTCGCTTAATTTGGCTGATCAGCCGTGAATAGAATTACTTCTATATTAGATTATTCTCTATTTGAAACTTTTTTAATTCATCTTGAATCATCTTCTGCATATCTTCTTTGTCAAAAGATATATTTGCAACTGGAATAACTTTTGCATTTAGATTAACATCACCAATAATAGCTTTGTCAAACGCTTCTAAAAACATTTCTGCAATTTCCTTTTCATAATTACCACATATACCTTTGAAATCAATATCTGCAATTACTCTTGAAAAGAAATCCTTGAACTTGCCAGCGCTAAAATCTCGTTCATATTCTCTCGGAATATCAATTGTTATTTTCACTCTCTCTCACCTCGCCAACTTTGAACCATAATATGTGATGTGTACCTTCACTTTGAAATACTCACCACAATTATGACATTTTACTTTTACTTCTTCACACCAACCTTGTGTTACCAAATTCATCAAACCATATTCCATAAATCCATCTTGATATTCTTTCTTGCAATATGGACATTTTGGATATGTAAATTTACTTTTTCTCATATTTTACCTCGCTTATTCTCTGTATGGTTCAGGCAACGGCATCCAAGCTTTCATGCCACCATTAATTCTTCTCCAAAACCATGTCCCATCATAGCGTTGTCTTTGTACTTTTGTTACCATGCCTCTATTCGTAGTAACAAGTACATTAATTACTTTCTTACCTTCGTATCTTTTATCATCTTCTGGCATTTGTCCTTCGACACATTTAATCCATTCCAATTATTCTCTCACCTCACTGTCCAAAGATTTCCCCAATAATTTTCAACTTAATACTCTGACCAAATTCTGAACCAGCAGCTTTTGGATGACCACCGCCACCAAATAAACTTGCTACATCTTTACCAAGATCAATATCTTCTTTAACGGTTCTATAAGATACCGTACAACCATCAATATCAATCATTGCCACAAAATCAATTTCAGGATGCATTTTACAAAGTTTATTACCTAATTCACTAACAAACCTATCTGCAAATACAAAACCACAAACCTTACCACACATAGGAGTGGTAAACATAGTTTCATTCTTCTCTTCGATATATCTATCAATTTCATCCTGTTTAATTTTCAGGATAACTTCATCTTTGGCATATAATCTTGGGAATACCTCATCATGGATTTCTGAAATGCACCAATGAATAAAATCATCTCGACCGTAAAGATATAATAAATCATTTATCTGCTTACAAATAACACCTTCATCACCGAGTTCTGACCATCTCCAAGTGTCATAATCTCTCACAAGTTCAGCAAATTTCTCTAACGCTTTATTATTCTCTAACTCTTCACTCAGACAACCATTCATACCTAACCAATGATAAAACAACATAGTTCCAGATGTTTTAATTCCTTTGGAATCTTCGATAACTACATCACACCAATCATACTTATTTAATCCAAGAGCTGTTGGATGATGATCTAATAACTGAACATTGCCTCTTTTATTCAGCAACTCAGCAGTTTCTTCATTGACACGAATATCGGTAATATAAATTGGGATTGTGTCGTCCTGTTCTGTTTCTAAATATTCCTTTACAGTTGAATCAATATTGTCGTAATCACAATATGAAATTTCTACATTATCTTTACCAAATACAAGTTTTGCCAAAATACCACAACCGATTCCATCAAGATCCGTATGTGAAAATAATTTAACCATGTAATCTCCTCTCTGCTATTTCTAATAATTTTTCTTTCTCATTTATATATTCTCCACTAATGACTGAATCCAACAGATTATTTAATACCTCACCAATTTCTTTTCCTGGCTTATATCCAATAGTAATTAACTCCTTACCATTAACTGCTAAATCCTTTAGAGAAAAACATTCATCATCCTGTAAGACTTCTTCTAAAATATATTCGATGTTATCAATCTTCTGTAATCTTGTTTCCTGATTCATGCCTGCTTGTGCTTTAATATCGGCTCTACGAATATTTAATAATCTTCTAAATTGTTCTTCTCCAATTTTATTAAGCCATCTCTTGACATATTTCTTTCCAACCTCAAAAGTAGCATCATGATAATAAACTAATTCAACAACCTTTTCTCTTGTGTCATTATCAAATCTTAATCGCTTCATTATTTCATCAGTCATATCAGCACTGACTCTTCCATGACCTTTGAAATGTCTAATGCCATCCTCGACATCTTGATAACAATGTGGCTTTCCAATATCATGAAAAAATACAGCCAATGATGTAATCAAATCTCTTGGATTCAAGTCTGGTTCACAATCACATTCATAAGCTTGTACTGCATGTACTGTATGATTCCATACATCATAGATGTGATATGGATTATTCTGTTGAAAGCCAAACATATCTTTAATTTCAGGAATGAACAACGAGAATACTTCACGGAATAATCCTATCTGTATATAAAACTCGCTTGATAATGCAATCTTACAAAACTCACTGTTGATTCTCTCAATAGATATATTCTCTAAATTCTTATACATTTTATGAATGTTCAAACTTACATCAGAGTCAACTACAAATCCCAATTGTGAAGCAAACCGAATAGCACGTAAAATCCTTAAAGCATCTTCTGAAAATCTATCCTCTGCTCTACCAACACATCTGATTTTATAATGCTCAATATCTTCCATACCATTAAACGGATCTATAAGACCAATTTCATCATTGTATGCCATCGCATTGATTGTAAAATCTCTACGCTTTAGATCTTCTTTAAGACTTCGTGTAAATGTTACGCTATCAGGTCTACGGCTATCTGAGTAATTACCGTCAATTCTGTAAGTGGTACATTCATATCCCTCACCGTCAATTACAATGGTAATAGTTCCATGTTGTAATCCAGTTTCAATAATTCTTTTATCCTTAAATACTTCCATCATTTCATCTGGTGTGGCAGAAGTTGTAATGTCATAATCGTGAATTATTCTGCCAAGAATACTATCTCTTACGCACCCTCCAACTAAGAAAGCTTCATATCCATTGTTTTGTAGACTATGGATAATTTCATTTGCACCAGATGGAATTTCAATTTTCAATCTTTTCATCCAAATTCACCTCAATTTTTGGTATATCAATAAAATATCACTTATTCGTTATCATATCCAAAAACAACAACTCATCTTTCTTCAATGTGATATCATAATCTTTCCACTTTTCCATCAACTCTCTTGTATCAAATCTATGCGGAACAATGATTGCATAGCCATGTGGAGTCTTATGCAATTCGTGATTATCCAATTCTGAATAAAAATAAATATCGTCAATAAAATCTTCTACTTTTTCTTCATTGTCCACATCAAAGTCAAACAACCATTTACTCTCGTCACGATTTTGTACTTGCTGTGCAACTGAAGCTAATGTACGATTAAGCTGTGTCATACTTGGCTTGTCTCTCAGCAGACGAATAATAAATTCTTCCCTGATTTTCTCTTCGTTCCTAGAATTAACTGATCTATATAATCTTGTCTGTTCACCAGGAACTCCTTTAGTTGCAAAACTTTTAAATTCTTCAATTATTTCGTCTTCATTCTCTTTATATTCAAGAATTGTCTTATCTCGTTGCTTAAAATTTGGAATATCCTTATTATCCTTGTTACGAGAACGAATTAAATATACATATAAATTTGACATTGTATTATTCTCCTTCTAAATAACAGATTGGTACTTCTTTTGTAAGCCATACATCATTTTGAGATAAAAAGAATTTATATCCGTCATTATACATATCTTTTGCTCTAACCTTATAAATAAACGGTTCTCCATGTCTACTGCCAACATTTGTTGCTGTTTCAATATCTTTTGATAGATGGACATATAAACGACTCTTGGATATTAACCCTTGTTTATTGATTGAAGAGCAATATTTAACACCTGTTCCATGATATAAAATATCTGGTGGCATACACTCTTTCAATTCTACATCGACTTTTACAGAATGACCTTGATTTGCTCTGATAAGCGTCTTCTCTCGATTAAATGAATATCTCTGTTTAGAATCTTCTTCTACAATTTTTTCAAGCATTTTCATTGTAATTGTCTGAGTTTTATTGATTCCCTTTAATAAATCTGATACATTAGCCCAGCCATGTTCGTCTAATGTGATGCCAACAACATCAGGTCTATGTCTAAGAATTAATGCTATGTATTTGCTTAAATTATTTTGCTCTTTATTCGTCATAATATTGTCTCCATTCTCCAATAAGCCCAAAACACTCTTTTTTAAATTTTTCTAATACATCTATCAAAGCTTCTATTTCGTAAGAATCTTTGAATATTATCTCAATTGTTTTAGGTTTAGATATATCAATATTATAATCATAAGGCAATGGCTTCATAGAACAATTAAAACTGACATTCAAACCTTTATGTGACAATTCTATTCGATTAACATCTTCTTTGTTTCCAACAACTTTCAAAAGATTTCACCTCCAAAAATCCGCAAGAAATGTGCGTTTCTTTCTAATGTAAAATATATACCATATATAGTATATATTACTTATTTTCAATACTATATATGGTATATTTGTAACAATTACTCACTTAATTCTGCAAGTGCCTTATCCAGATCCTCATCAGACATATTTTCAAGTGCTGCATCCTGTCTCTTAGCCTTGATTTCAAGCAATCTCTGTCTCATCTCAGCATTTTTCTTAGCGTCTTCTCTCTTCTTTTTCTCATCCAGCTTCACACTAACAATATACTTGACAATTTCAATCTTATTAGAAATCTCCTCATCTTCCTTTGACTTAGTATTCAGAAGACTCTCTTCCTCAGACTTCTTTACTTCCGCATTGAGTGTCTTAAATACTGAGTCCAGATTTGTGAGAGATAAATCCCACAAATCAATTACGTTAATCATTCCTCTGAATGGGAACTGATAGTTTGCTCTTGTTGCATTAATAAATAATTCGTTGTTTGTCATAATAATAATCTCCTTTTCTAATTAAAACTTAATCTTCATTACACGCTCTGTTGCGCCCTTAACCTTAACAACTAAATCTGCTCTCTTTGTCATAGAAAATCCAATTCCTGAAAGCTGATCATCAGTATCTTCTACATGACACTTAGCACCTAAAGCCTCAAATACTCTCTTGTGCTTTTCAAGGTCACTCTTTAAGAACTCATTGTAATAGCCATTAGGACTTTCGTTGTTCACACAATCCTTCAGGAAGAAGAATAAATGTCTATGACCAATTCCATCCTGTTCATCAAAATAATTTGGGCTATAACTGATTACTGATACAGGAACAAACTGATTCGTTTTGATATTCCACTTTTCAATAGGTGTACTATCATTCTCTGCCATCTCAAGAATACTAAACTCGCCATTTTTTAATTCTAATTTTGCAAGAGTAATCCATTCCTTGTGCTGTAATGGTTCTCTTCTTACAAATCTATAAACATTACCGCCAAATGCAATTTCTGCTTTAAAGCCACCTGTTGTCGGATTTCTAAAATTCCAATTATGGATTTTAAAAGTGTATACACCCTCTTTCAATTTATCAATTGAAGGAAATGTTGTGTTTTCAACTGGAACATATCCAATAGGAGCAGGAGCGGTATAATCTACATCCTGAACTCCACCCGAAGCATAATGTCTTCTATGATTCCATCCAACTCTTTCATCATTTCCATAATTATCATGAATTTCTTTTCCATTCTTGATAACAACATTCTGATTTGAACCAGGCATAAATACATGTAAATCCATAAGAGAAGCATTTCTCATTCCATCATAATTCCAACTATGTGAAAATCTTAAAACACCATCAGTTCTTCCACCAGCAGCTTTCACTTTTTCTGTAATTTCAGAGTCAGTAATGTTTCCTGAATAAGCCCAAGATAATCCATTGTTCCATTTGAACATTGTCTTAGCATCTGAATTAACAGGTGCAATCATAGAAACAAAGTTCTTCTCATGTTTATTCTCTACAAAAGCTTCAATCTCCTTTGCAGTTGGAAGTACCTTATCAATGAAATCCTGTGCTGAAATCTCTTCAACCTTAGAAAACTTCTTAGGACTTACAGCAACATCCTTTTCCATCTGACCAAAAATATCATCTGCGCCAACCATTCTTCTTGCAGCACTTTTATTTGAGAACAATACATTATTTACAGTAATATCATTCAGATTAGCAAATCTTCTCTGTAATGAATCCATATATCCAAGTTCTGTAATGGTCTTCTTTGCATCCTCAAGCATCTTCTTTGTAAAAATAGCCTTTGGACGCTTATAATTACTTGGAGCGACAATCTGCTCATACTTCTTAACTGCTGTGTCAAGATCCATATCCTCACTTACATTAATAAGAAGTGTTCCAATGGAATGATTTCTAATTCTACCGATAGCCATGCCTGCTGTTACCGACTTTTCCCAAGCATATAAATCCTTTTCAGTATCAGAAGTCAGCTTATCGTATTCCTTCTTATACTTCTTGAACTCTGTGAGTACACCTTTCCACTCTTCGCCCTTGTAAAGTGTATTTGAATTGATAAGTTCAAGAATTGTATCAAGTGCTTCCATAGTAATCTCATCAAGAGAACGCTTAAATACATTTCTTGTATCTCTGAACTGTCCTTTAACTTCCTCATTAGAACGACTACTTCTATTTACAAACTTACTTGGAAGCTCTAAGAAGAAATGATCCCACTGATGAGACTTTCCATTGATTTCCTCAAAGTTAAAATCTGTACCAATCTTAGGGAACTTAGTTGTATAAATATCTGTAACTGTATGGGCTTTTACAAAAGCATCAAGTGCATCACATACTGGCTGATATGTTGTATCACCAAGATTCAGTTCCCAAATCGTATGAATCTGGTTATCCTTGATAGTGACAGCAGAACCAATATTCTTAATAAACTGTCTACAACAACTACAATCATGTTCCCTACGCTCTCTGAAAATCTCATTTGTACCAGCAGGGAAGCTATCAAGATATGTATTCCATAATTCATCCTTATCTACATTTACCTCAAATAAATGTGTTGCCTCTTTCTGCATTTCATCGAAGTGCTTCTGTAAAGCCTTCTTAAACATCATAAATCCATCCATGTTTTGTACCTCTTCTTTCTTATATTTATTTTACTAATTGTTTCTAATTTTATATTCTCCGTTTTATTTATTTTTATCTTCAATAAACTCATATCCAACTAATCTAATTGACACAAGCATAGCCATAAAATCAGAAGCACTTTCTACTTCAATATCACAATTCATACCAATCTCATCAAACATCGTAATTTCATAATATCCATCACAATCTCTAAAAATATCATTAAATGGATTTGACTCGTCTGATTCCTCATCAAGAACTTCTTCTACCATGTCTTCTAAATCACCAATAAATTCATACATTGGAATATTTACAGAAGTAAATGGAACAATAATTCTTCTTATAGCACCATCACAAGCAAATAAAAGTTCATATTCACACTTAAAACTTCCGTTCATACAGTATGAATGATCAACACGGTCTTCGATTATTGTTGGCTTAAATTTACTACTTTCCAATATGTTATACATAACATAATAGTCTACAACCTTCTTTTCTGTGCAGTATTCTCTATCAAATACCGTTCTATGTTTTTCATAAAGACTGCATTTCTTTTTATACTCATCAAAATAACGAGTATTTCCTGCCTCTTGATCTCTTTTAAAAAATGACTCAAACTTGTCATTGGTCTTGTCATATCTACCAATGCATTCTCCATATGTGTCTGGGAAAATATTACCTCGTACTTTTAATTCCATTTTATTAGGCAATAAATCCAATCCTTTTTCTTCTAAATTTTCTACTGAAATAGCTGTGATATTCATATTTTCTCCTTTCTTAATTTCGCATGAAACGAAGTTTTACTGTGGTTTCTGTTCTTTGTCTATAAAATATGTATTTCCATATTCATTGACTTTCTCTGTCAAATTCATTCTTGCGTAATCAAGAACGTCCGATGCGAAATTTGCCATACATGAATAACATAGATAATGTTTAGTTTTTCCTACACTCATTTCTGCTAACCCAACTTCTATTCTTCCGCAAATCTCACATGACTTATTTCTAATACATTGACTCATATAATACCTCTTCTAATTTACCAAATTCCATTTACTGTCTTATCAATAGCTTCTCTCATTACACCACCTGTCATTTTATTCATTGTATCTGCAACAAGACCTTTAAATTCTGCTCTTATTCGTCTATTATGACGAGTACATGGTTTTGAACAATAATTATTTCTTCTACATTTTTTACAGTTGCCATTCAATTTCCACTGTTCATTTTCCTGAATCTGTTCCATAATATTTGTATGCTCCTTTCAAAGTTATATATTCTGACTAATATTCCTCTGCTATATCATCATATTCTCTTGAAAGATATCCAACTAAATCCTTATAAATATCTAACTGATGTTCATGTAAATAATTACATAGTTCAATATCTGTATTGAAAAACTTTTCAACAGCAGTTGAATTAGCCCATCTGTCAAAAGCACTTTCTGTTGTAACTCTAAGTAACCATCTGTTTCTAGTTCCGCTATGAGGCTCTACTATCATAAAAATAACTGTATCTGTTCTTGCTTCTAAATGACCTTCGTATTCATAAATCTCGTAATCCTGACCATTGTTTACTTTGTCATTCTCAAACCATCTTCTTATATTTTCCATTTTTACCGATCTCCTTGTTTTGTGATTAGAAAAATAGCTCATCAATCGACAAGTCCATATGTTCGTATAAGTCAACAATTCTTGAATCATTTTCATCTAACCCAAGTAAGAAACAACCACCTTCTCCTTGCTCAATTTTTACAATCTCATTCTTATGAAATTGTTCTATATCTATTTTTAATCTTCTAATACCGTAATATTTATATAAATCTTCTATTGCTGAGTTCAAACCATCCATCATTTTTTTATATTGGGAACTCAAGTCAAAATCGTATAAACTATTAATACTGTTTTCAATTTCATTATAAATATCTATTAAATTCGTCATACTTTATACCTCCACATGAAATCGAACTTTAATGTTATTTATCTACAACAACTATTTCTTTGCCACAATAAGGACAATATTTTATGTTAGCCATATTCTCAGGTATCCTCCAATATGGATCATCAGCATCATCATGATTCTTTGGACAAATCGTTCTATAATCATATTTTATCCATTCACAAGTTTGCATTTCTTTATATCTTCGTAATACAATATTTTCTCCGTCAATAAATATTTCCATTGGTTCACCAGTTGCATCCGTTTTCCCAAACACCAGTCTTCTAATTTCCTTCGGAATTACTATTCTACCTAAGTCGTCAACTCTACGAATTGTTCCCGTCATTTTCATCTTTCACCTCTCTTAAAGAAACGAACTTTATTTTGATATTTCTATTTTAATTTCTGTTCCTTCATAATTACCTGTTATATGCCTTTGGACTACAGATATTCCCTCTTGATATTCATTAATAACATTCTCTAAAGATTCCATAATGTCATAAAAGTCTTTAAGTAGCCAAGGATGTGTATAAGATATATGAATTCCATCACATAAAAATCTCCAAAGAAAATCTTTTGCTTCGCTTTTACAACGCCACTCCTCTTCATATTTAAATTCCATAGAACCAACATAATCATAATATTCAAAATCATCAACTACTACGTCTCTATTAGTACAGCCAAAATCTTCGGCATTCCTTAAACTGTAATCACCGTCTGTATATAATGTATAACTAATATTTATTTGCATCTTCTCGCCTCACAAATTACCCACGTTTCAAAAAGCTTTCAAAGCTATTTTTCATATATGTATAGTTAATTCTTTGATCTGTGCTAAAACCAGAACTATTTTTCTGATACTTTTGAATCCACTGTTCAAAATCTATGTCTTTTTCATTTTTACAAGCATAAGCCATAAGCGCAACTAACGCTGTTTTACACTGCTTGTACACTTCCGAATCAACTCTTACGCAATCATCAATCATGTTTTCATAACATTCAATGTCTTCTTCGATTACATTTGAATTTACATTTTTCTGAACAAACGAAAGTGTAGTTTCTTCTTCATCATCCTCTTCTTTAATATTCTCTGTTTCTTTTGTCGTCATTGATTCGTTGGCTAAAAAATCCTTTAAAAGTGTTTCTAAAATATGTAATTTGTCTGTAATCATTCCTTTATCTTTTGTAGAATTACATGTATCAATTTCAGCAAATGATAAATTGTTTGTCTCTTCAGTTCCTTTTGGTTTTCTAGTGTGTTCTACAACAACTTTTACGTTCTTCAACTCTTCAAAGTCGTTTAAGAATTCTCCAAATTTTTCATCTGGATATCCTGTTTTTTCAAACTTGTCAAAGAGCATAAACCATATAAGTGCGTTTTTCTCACTAAACAATTTCCCTGTTGTCGGTGTTACAATATTGTACAATCTATCAAGATATTCCTTGAACTTATTAAACATCTCCTTGGTTGCATACTCGTTTAAAAACTTTCCAAGCTGCATTGCATTTCTTTTCCACTGTTCAAAAAAGTTAAGCCCCATAATTGTTTCATTTACAATCTTATCAATAGTTCCATTTCTATCTTTAACATCGGAAAATTTTGCACAATCGCTAAAGAAATCATGTCCAGATAATTCTTTAACATCTTTTGCAACATTGCACATATAGGTGATTGTTTTTTGGGCAACGTTCATTTTCGCTCCACTGTTATATCTAACAATATGTCGCCCCACTTCTTCATCACTACAATCAAGATGTTTTACTATTTCTACTGGGCAATTATTAAAATCTTCCTTTAATCTTTCTGGTAATTGAGCATAACTTTTCCCTTTTAAGTCAAAAGAAACGATTTCATATACTGTATTACCATCTTTATCTTTAACAATTTTTCCATTTTCATCTTTTTTTACTTCTTGATACTCAATCACTGATGGATTTATTTTTTTGCCAAGTGCAAATTTACCTGCTTTATAATTTTCTATTGTGGTACATCTCTGTAATCCATCAATCAGCCACAAGATAACACCATTATCTGTAAGCTGTTCACAAATTTTAATTGGATCAAAATCTTCATTCTGAATAACAGTTACTATAAAATTATCTCTAACTTCTTCTTCCCATTGCCCAGACTTTCTCTGCTGCGGATGATCATTTCTAAGATCTTCTCTTTCAATCATTCCACATATTTTAGATGCCATGCAAGTATCTTTTTTTACCTTATCTCTTATTAATTTCATAGAATTTTTCCTCCCATCAAACTCTTTAAAGGCTTAGTTTTTTCATCAGAAGTAATCTTTTTTAAAAGATTGTCATAATGAAATGGTTCAATATGTAAGATTTCACAAATCTCTTCTTTTGTGTATTTATCAGCAAGCATCATGATTATCTTGTATTGCAAAGGAGACAAACTATTTAAATAATCATTAACTTCTTGATGCCATTCAGATTTTGTTTCTCTTATAAAAATATTCTCCACACGAAAATCTGAAGCTATCGTATCTCTAATTTCCTTTCCTTCCTCTGTCGTCACATCTAATGTTAATGGTTTAAGAATTACTTTTCTTTTTTTCTTCTCTCCATTCTCTTCGTAGTACTCATAAATAATATCTCCATTTCTGTCCCTTGCATAATTAACACGTTTATCTCGCATTCTATCTCTTGTCCAATCTAAATACGAACGTTTAATATTTGTTGTCAAATATGCTCCGAAATTATCATTCCTTGTGCAATCATAATTTTCAACTGTTTCAAGCAATACCTTCATCGCATCACTTAACAAATCATCAATTTCCATATCTGCAACACCCTTCATGGATATTAGCGGCAGACAAATTTTCTTTAATTCTCGTAAATCATTGCGGCAATATCTATCAACTATTGCCAACTGATCGGGTGATAAATTTATTTTTTTTACTGTCACTTTCGCATGTCTCCAATCATTTTTGTCTCTAATATCTCTTCAAAATCCAGTTCATCATCTTTGATTTGACTATGTTTTGTCTCTGAATAACACTTTGGGCATCTACAAAACTTTTCATGCTTGTCCTTAGAAAATGACATCACACCAACCATAGATATGTAACACCTTTTACAAATCACCATTTTCGTCCACCTCCACAACTCGGTATGTATATTTACGATCAAATAATCCATCAATAGCCTTTTGTGTACGTTCTCTGCTGATTTTTGTATCATCAATTTCTTCTAAAATACTATGTATGATTAACATTTCATCTTTGAGTTGTCTTCTATTTCTTCTATTCTCTCTTATCTTTTTATATACAAGCCAAGCAGAATAAAGATCCTTCGGTGTTTCAAGTTCAATACTATGTAAAGCATCCATCAGAGCCGCATCAGAAGTGTGTAATTCATCTTCCAATTCAACATATCTTTCTCTTGCTTCTTTAAAAATATCCGAACATGCACCAAATTTTTCAACCCATTGCGTAATATTATCAGAAGGTTGATAATCTGTGTTTTCGATAATTTTCTTCGACTCTTCTTTTACAATTTTCTGAACAGGTGTTTCCATTTTAATATCAGGAATACACTCTATCCGAAAATTCAGATTTTTAAGAGTCTTTGGAAGCGACTTTAGAATATTCTTTGCTTTCTGTTCTGTAAATCTCCCCATATTTTTTTCTTTGCATGTTTCGGCTTTACCATTTTCACTTAGTCGGATATATACATTTTTATTATTCTTTATAACAAAATCCAACTATATCATCCCCTCTCTTTTATTTTTTAATGGATCATGTCTGACTTGAACAGACGACTTCTCGGTTATGAGCCGAGCGTTCTAACCAACTGAACTAATGATCCAGACCGACATATGGAAGGTATATATCAAATAACGAAACAAAAAGTATATGTCGGTTATGTAACTCGTTAGTGAGTTATTCTCTATAAGAACTTATGCAGCTTATAGACTGCACTTACAGAAAAAATATCTGCGTTCTGAGGACTTACTGGGTAGAAAATCCCCATAACAGGGCATACTGGATTCGAACCAGTGAATACATGAGTCAAAGTCATGTGCCTTACCTCTTGGCGAATGCCCTATAATATTATTCTCCATATTTAATTGTGCAAATTAGGAATTTTAATTGCAGAAAACGCTTGAAACTTGACTTTCTTTCGAAATATATGTAAAATAAGTACAAGCGATATTTCGCTTCTGCAATGGCTTAATGCTGTTGTATGTATTTGGTTGATAGAGTCAAGTAGAAAGCTGTTGGCGCAGCGTTTGAATCGCTTGGCTCTATCTTTTTTGTCGCTTACAAAAATTATAATACTCCAAACAAATGTTCTTGTCAATCATTATTTCGAACAGGTGTTTGTATCATGTTCGGTTTTTGTTCGATATTTTTATTATATCATATTTTGAGTCCTATAATCAGGACTCTATCTGGGGAAATTTAATATTGTGTACCATAAATTCCTGTACTCCCTCTAATGAAAGCAATCCAAAGAAATCATTATTCTGATAGTCAACTGTATTCGCCTTGTTAATTATTCTTTTCCCCTCATCAATAGTAATTTGTCTTGGTCTTGTATGAATAAAAGTCATTCCATTAAAAGAATCAATCCATATCATACCAGGAGCTTCATCAATTATCTGTTTTGCCTTTTCTTTACTTACATACATTACGCCCTCGCCTCCTCTAATCTATATTCAGTTCCAAAAAACAAGCCGTTGAAACAAGCTTTATCTATAAGTTTTCGTTCATAAGCATCAGTAATATTTCCAAGTCTTTCAATAACTTCGTCCTTGGATATTGTTATAATTTGTTCTCCGAGCACCATAGAATACTCTGTTAAACCATTATCATCATCTGCATTAATGCAACTATGAACAGGCATGTTTATTTTTTTTAGCTTAGTTGTCAAAGGCATCACTGTAATTATAGAAGCATGTTTTGTTCCTATTGGATTGCTTATGATAACATATGGACGTTCTTTAGTCTGGACTGATCCTTCGCCTTGATATTTGATTTTCGCTTTTATAACATCGTATCTCTGTAAATCCATATGTACGTCCTCCTCTCTTTGTTATTTATGTACTTGGATTACCTTTGATACTTTGCATTATAGTCCATATATCTTAAATAGTCAATATATATCTTAATTTTTCAAGATATAATAATGTATAAACTTTTTACTTATATCTTGTATATTTTGTATATATCTTATATAATTAAGATGTATCTTAATCATTTGAAACATAGAGGGACAAAAATGGAAGTAGCTAACACTAAACAAATTCTTCTTAAACTTAAGACCATAATGCTTGAAAAAGATATAAAGAAAAAAGAACTTGCCGAAAAATTAAATATCTCACAGGCTGCATTAACGTCACGATTTAAGCAAGAAAATATTTCAATCAATAATTTACTCGAATTATGCGATGCATTAAATATCTATTTAGATATTAATTTCATTGATAAGGACGAAATCACATAAGTATGTCCTATTTTTTTATTTTATTACATTGGCAATCCTACATTTTGTTAACTAACATTTGCCAGTTCAACATTGATTTTAAACTTTGGGGTACAATTTTTTTGATAAATTGCACTCGTTGAAAAATATTTGCTCCCCGCAAAATCTCGCAATCTTGCTCTTTCACTTAATCCACCATCTACCGGCGAATACCCAACTTGTTTCATGATGAATTTAATCATCCATCCTATACTCCGCCTATTTGGAGCATTGTGATCGGGAGCGTCATGATTCAAAGGAAAACCTTTGCAATTTGCAAATTTCTCTTCGAGATCTTTCACAACTCCCGTAAGCGCGGGTAATCCCAAATCCGACACCACTATCATCTTATTGATGGAATCTGCCGAGGATAAAAAATCCACAATTGCCACAATGTCACTGTTATTCACGTCTAACTTTGTTTTACTTAAGAAAGCCCTACCTATTTGATTCATATTAATCCTCCAATCTTATGTCGTTTATTGTCATTAACTAATAGTTATTATATTCATAAGATTCATAAAAGTCAATAGAATATCACAAACATATTTATAGGATATCGCAAACATATTTATAAAATTCTCAGTTCATTTGCCATATTAATTGCAGCTTGATATTTATCAACATCATCAGTAAGCATTCTTATAATCTTTCCAAAATCATCAGACTTTAATGAGACAACTGGCATATTTTTAACTATCTCATCTCCCTTACCAGCAAGCACGTTATGAATGAATTCTCCATGGTCATTAATCAACTGTCTATTTTTCTCTTCTGTTAATCCAATATAATTCATTGTCATTTGTAAATCAGTATGATTGAACAATTTCTGCAATGACAAAAGACAATCAGGATCAAACGGGTGTGTCTTATGAATCCAATACCCGAAGCTTTTACGAAGGCTGTGACTTGATATAGGATATCGAATACCAACATCCTCAACCGCTTTTTTTAGTTTCTTTCTATAATCATCTGTTTGCCACTTTACAACATCATTGTATTCTATAATATAATATAAATAATCTCCAAGACTCTTGTATTCTTTTTGCTTATGAAAGTCATCCAAAATTTTCTGCTTTCTCTTATCAGAAAAATCTTTATTTAAATAACCACACCATGTTTCAATATTCATATAAAAAGGTGTATTAGGATGTCTTAACAGCCATAATGTTTTAGGTATATAACTGAATATATATTCATTATAATGTTCCATTGGGTCAATTTTTACGTGTGACAAATAATTGTCAACCGCCTCCCAAACCATATTACTTACAGGAAGATTAGTGATCTTTCCAGTTTTCTGTTCCTCGATGGTATCAATTTCACTCTTACGATTTCCGTTCTCGTAATACAGATCCGACCATTTCATCATAACTGTATCACCAATTCGTCTACCAAGAAGCAATTCTAATAATGTAATAAGATATCCGTCCCATTCTTCATTTTTTTCAAACCACTCAATAACATTCTTGATATCTTCCATGTTCCAAAATGGCTGCACCTCTGTTTTACCTTTTTTCTTAGTCGCATAATCTCTTGTCTGTGCCATATTAAATAACCTCTCTTTCTATATGTATTATTCTCCGTTTTTATAGTATCTATCTCTAATTTGTTCGGCTCTATCATATGCCTCCAATAAATCGTCACACCATCTAATTTCTATATTCTTAGTTTGTTTTCCGCAACAAGGTTTATTAAAACAAGCTAGATCCTTTATATGCCATTTTTCACGCTGATGACCTCCACGCTGAATTCCAGATCCAAGTTCATTTATTTTCATACAATTTAAACATAAAAATTTTGAACTTCTCTTTGGATTTCCCATATTCATTTTTCGTCACCTCTTTTCTGTAATAAAAAAAAGAAGCAGTTGATTCCTGCCTCTAATATTATTATACTGTAGTTCTATTTTATTATTTTTTCAAATCTATCATCTATAATCATGTGTTCTGGTTCATCGTTCCATACGTTTAAGATAACAGTTTTATCTTTTTCTTGAGTTAATTCGTACCAATGACAATGATTATCATCAGGATAATCATCTTTATCGGTTACTATATAAATATCTCCAATATTTATTATAAAATCTGGATTACTCATCTCAAGACATTGTGAATTAACTTCACGTTTACATTTTAATTTATCACCAATATTATATAACATATCTACCTCCACTTGAAAGCAATTTTTCATTTGCTTTATAATTCATCAATCATCTTCTTAATCCTGTTAATTTCTTCACTTGTATGAGGAGTACCTCCTGCATTCATATCCACATACCACTGAAGAACCTCTTTTTCAGTTTTCAAATCATTTACATTGAAAATTAAATCTATACTTAGTGGTATTTTATCTTCAAAATCTTTGTAATAACTACCAAAAACTTTAATTTCATTTTTTAAGAATTTAGTTACCGCTGTAATTCTCTGTAAACCATCAACACATACAAAATCATCATAACCATTTACGGTTTTCGTCATTTGCCAACTTGGTTTATTAAAATAAATTACCCTCGCTGATTTTCCTCCTCGAAGTAAAAATTCAACAAATAGCATTTGTTGTTTTTCCGTCCATACATGTCCACGCTGAAAATTAGGATTCAATTGTAACTGATAATATTCATATTGTTCCCATTCTGAAATCGTTTTTAACATGTGAGTTAATGGAATATTCGTGTTGCATGATCCAGCTCTTGTCAATTGTGGAATATCTTTAAATTTTGTTATTTTCTTCATTTAATCATCTCCATTCTATGAATTAATTAAAAATAATTTCTCATCGGGTTAAATATGGAATTAACTTCTGACCACAATATTTGCATTTTGTAGATTCCATACTGACACCAGTTAAACAAGTAGGACAATAAACTCCTCTTGCGGTTTCACTCCATTTAATTTCCACTGGAATATTTTTATCTATTCCAATTTCTTTTAAGTATTCCTCATAAGTCATAGGTAATTACCTCCAAATTTTAAAAGAAATCGTCAATTCATCCCGTCAAACAATCCTGTTAAATGCTGTTCATTAATTTCACTTGTATTCATCCATTGATAATCAAATCCATTCTCTCCTTCACATTTTTGTGAAATAATATCATCAATATCCATAGCTGTTAAATTATCTGGAACTTCTATTTCTTTTTCAATAGCATATCTTATTCTCATTTATATCACCTCTTGCAATTTTACCAACAAATCATTCTTTCTTAGTTGAAAATAAACTGAAAATCTCTATCATTTATTTCCACTGTAACAAGTTCTTTATTGTTGTCAAGAATATCTACAACCGCACTTTCATATTTTGCATATGCTGATGTGCATTTATATTCCTTACCCTCTGTAAAGCGGTCGTCTGTTTTTCTACAAATAGCTTTATTATTTTCCATTTTTCTGTCTCCAATCATCGCAAGAAAGTTAAATTTCAATACCTTCATTTTTTTGCTTTATATAAACTGGATATTCTTTCTGTAATCTCTGATTATGTTCCATAATTTCACATCTTCTTCTGTGTTCATCTAAAGAAGATTTTTCTTTTCCATTTTCTGTGTAGACAAATTTTATATTCTCCATACAATATTTCCTCCTGAGTTTTAATCAAACATTTTCAGTTCAGGCATATATTTCTGTATAAAATAAAATGCCTGTGTCCAATCAATTACATTATTTCTATCTGCGAGTAAAATACTTCTTAGAACCTGTGCAGCTCCCTGATCTGACATTTTCTCAAATTTTCTTTTGATAGAATTTCTTTTACTTGCAATTCTTTTGAAAATGGATCTTGGTTATATACTAATTCATTTGCATGTTTTACAATTAAATCCATATATTCATTTACCTTGTAGTCATCCTATTTTTCTTCGAAATGCTTTAGTCTGTCTAAATCAATCCTCAAGTCATAAATTCCATTCATAATAATATTTTCCTTTCTATTCGTAAATAAACTTAGATTTCTTAAGCTACTAATGACAAAATTCCATATCCACCATCAATAATTTCAATAGCCTTTTCTAATGAATCCGTTTCATAACAATCCCAATTTGATAATCCGTCATAATCATCTAAAAGGATAACTGCTTTACATATATCTTTTGCTTTAAATTTCTTTAAATAATCATGACATTTATTTTTCATTTCAAATTGTAAATCATTTTCCTTAAAATCAGGTAATTTCTTAGAATATAGTTCATGAAGTTTATCCATGACATAATAGATACTGATTTTATTACGTTCTACAAGATATTTACCGTCTTCTCTATCATATTCTTCATTATATCCATTATTAATTCTGCTAATCCAGAAGTCATTTGTATCCATACAAACATACACACCCTCAAGTTTGTCTTTGTCTGTTGGATAACAGTCAATTTCTTCTGCTTTCTGCATCTTTTCTACGAGATTACTTACATTATAATATTTTGCAAATTCCATTCTTATCATTCCTTTCACTCCACAAGAAAACTTGGTTTCTTATGCCAATCTCCTACCAGTTTTTGCTTGATATTCAGCCCAACATTTATTAAATCTTCTTGGATTTTCATTTTTACTTCTAAGGAATCTTGCATATTTTCTTTTTAATGGCTGCATTTCATTTTTATAAACATCTTCATTAATCCAATTCCAAATATCCATATATGCCATGTCATATTTAACACCACGTTCAGGTTTCCATTCAAAAACATCAGCACATACAATATTGACTTTATCATTAAAATTTAATTGCGAAGCAACCAGATCAATAACTTCCTGATTCTTCTCAATTACTGTTATGGTATTCACTTCTGGTTTATCTTGAATTGCCATAATAATCATTCCAATACCAAGTCCACCAATAATAATATCTCCATATGCATTTATACAAAAATCTGAATTGGTTCTCTTTTCCATATTTGTATCTGACATAACACATTCACCATTATGAAGTAATCTTATGTATTTACCAGGTGTAATACCATCAAACATTGCTCTAATATTGTCGTTTTTTATTTCAAATTTCTGTAATTTCCATTCATTTAACTCTCTTTCTTCTAATAATTCTGACATATTTTTATATATCTCACTCATATAAATACCTCCAATTTTCCAATGAAACTATTATTTACTTTGTTCTCTTTGTTGACCATCAATCTCAAAATTAGATTGTTCTTCCATGATAATTCCAATACTTTTCATATAGTCCTCTTCTAACGTAAGCACTGTCTCAATTGTATCTTTGTCAATATTACATCTTTCTGCAATAAAATTTATTGCATCTTCCCATTCATATACTGGCGTATCATTCATAATACTATTCTCCTTTCTACATTCTACACAATATCATTTAACAACTCAATCGCTTCATCAAGTTTTTCACTCGCTTCTTCCATACTATCAATTGCATCTTCAGAATACATTCCTCTATAACTGCTTTGTAATCCTTCTGGCATATTGTCAAATGCATCCTGTTCTTCGCTTAATATAGAAGACAACTCACTTGATATCTGTTTTAGTTCAGATTGTGTACTTTGAAGTTTTGCTTTGAGCATATTTATCTTTTCTCTTCTATTCTTATTCATTTTGCTACTCCAATCTAAAAACAATCAACACCCCATACTTTATTTAATACTTTCGGATCATCTGGTATTTCGCCACATGTTTTTGTCGGGATATTTAACTTATTATACTCATCCTCACTGATTTCAATTCCGTAATCACCAGGAGCAGATTTATTAAAATCATCTCTATAGTGTGGCGATTTCTCTTTATAATAAAATTTATAATAACGCCCATTTGCTCTGTTGTTGTCATATCCCTCACATAATGTAGCGATTACTTTTCCTGTGCTAATTTCTGTTGTTACATTTCTTCGAAATCGTGGATCATACTTATTATAAGCAAGATATCCATGACTTAAGCTCCATTGTTTATTTTTTTCATCATTAGCTGACATTCGTTTTACTTCATCGTCAAAATTATCCCGGTAAACCTTGCCGGAATTTACACCTATTGTAAGATCATGTCGATTTCCATATTTGTCTTCTTGTGTCCATCTATATGTTTCTTCTCCATTGACATAATACTTACCTGTTCTACCTATACAAGTTACATTTCCATTTGAATCTAAGGCTGTCGTATTTCTTTTCGTTTTTGCATCATCAACTGCACGTCCTACGCTTGCAACACCTTTTAATCCTAACAATGCTAACATTTCTACTAGCATATTCATCAACCACCTTCCTATTTATTATACTTATCTGCCTTATTGTCAACATAATCTTTAAAGTCGTAACGGTTTTTTCCATCACCAAATTTCTGATTGTTTTGATTTTCTCCGCTAAACACACCTGAAAGCCATAAATAAATCAATATCGCTAATACAAACCCAATCAACTCTGCCATAATAATTACCTCCGTTTTTCTTTATATTATATCATGTCTTGTATCCTATTAAAATAATTTGAAGTTTCTGATTTATCGGTTAAACATAATTGTAATAGTATATTCATGTTCACTTTCAATCATTGCCATTTTAACTCTAGTGTCTTTTTTAATTTCGTCACACAACATTCTTAATTGTTCTCCATTTAGGTTTTCTTCTGTTTCCATTATGGTTGTCATACCTTTGTATGTATCAAATTCACCTTCAAGCCATTTAATTCCATATTTAATATATTTTTTTGCTAACAATTTATAATCCATAAAATTAACCTCACTTTCTAAACCAAGTAAATTTCCGTTTCATACTAAATCGCCAGTTCCAAATACAACACCCTTTTCCATTAAATCATTAAGCGTCACACTTTTGATAGCATTCTCTGGAATGTCAGCTATGATATTTGCGTTATCTTCTAATGCAGCAATATCAATTGGCTGTCCTAAATGTGTAAGTATAAATACGTGAAAATGAGGATACTCTTCTGGATCGTAATTTTCAAAATCCTCTGGCATTTTTAATTTTGAATCTTTAATATGATTATAAAACATTCCTGGAAACATAAACATTCCACTCATAATATCTACCTCTCTTTCATACAACTAAATCATCGTTTTATTTACTCATCAAGAACACCTATCATAGATGGTATCTGACACACTTTTAATTCACCATCAAATAATTCTCTATGTTCTCTTGATTCAAAATATCTTTTTGCTTTATTATAAGCATCTCTTTTTGAATCTGCCTTTACTTCAATCATTCTATCATAGAATATTGCTATATAATTTCCATCTTTAATTCTTACCATAATACATCTCTTCTTTATAACAAATCCTGAGCATTGTAAATCATCTTCCATTTATTTATTTTTATTATTTAAAGCATCTATAAGACCTTTCCCGTTCTCTATACTAGATAATTTTAATTCTACATCAGCTATCGTACTAGCAGAAACCATTTTAACAAACTCAAATGATACTTGCCCGTTATTATTCTCTGCTACTACTTCAAGTCCATGAATTAATGCTTCTAATCCAGCTTTCATACCACCTAAGAAAGCTAATTGAATATTATTATCAATTTTTTCCATGTCTGCCTCCATTGAAAACTCTAGTTTCATACTTTGCATTCTCTATATTCTTTTTCAGTTAATAGTCCTTCATCACACATATTTTCAAGCGTTCTATATACAGCATTAGCTCTCCAACTTGCATATGAAAAACCATCAAACTCTCCAATAAGTGCATCTCTATTTTCTTCACTTTGTTTTTCTAATTTTTCTGCTAACATGAAATTACGAAAGAAATATGCTTTATACATGGCTGCTTTAACTCTAAGATTCTCAATTTCATATTTCTGAGAAACTAATTTCTCTTGAGCTTCTAATAACTGTAACCCCATATTTCCTAATGGGCTTCTTTCAATTCTGTTTCCAAAATAAGTATAATTCATATTTGTCACTCCACTTCTATATTAATTCATCAACTTCAATAACATCAGGATTATCACTAAACCATGAATCATTCTCTGCAATTTCCTTTAACTCAATAAAATCTCTTTCAGAATCAAAGCAATCGTTGTGTTTCAAATAAGCTGCTTTCACCTTTTCTCTTGCATTTTCATATGACTCTGCCTTTACAATTCCAACAGCCAATTCTTCAATCCTGTAAGCATATAATTTTGTAATATCTAGCATAATCATCACCTCTCTTCAATCTCAACACCATTGTCTTCTGTATATGTTCCAAGATTCATTGTATTTGTATTTATATGTCCGTAAGTATATCCGTTATCATTTGACAGATAAATCGGACAGTCACCAGCATTATCATAATCTCTTAATTCAATTAACTTCTCTATCATCTGATTAACTGTCATTGTTTCATCGCACTGTTCAGGAGCATATCCGCTACGTGTTCCATCAATAAACAAACCTCTGAATCCTTTAACTGTTACAACATCGAATCCAAATACACAGTATCCATACTCATCGGATAAATAATCACAGATATCTTCCTCTTCTGTGTTTTCTGGAATCGTTACTTCCGTTGGAAGTTCATTTAATACTTCCATATCTCCATCTGTGTCCCACTTAATATTTATTGCCTTTAACATAAAATCAACCATCCTTTCCATTTGAAATTGCTATTTCTTAACCTATCAATTTTTCTAACTCTACCATCCGTTCATGCTTAAATCCTAAAACTGCAAGTGACTGATTAATTCCTTCTGCATAACCTCTGTGATTATGTGCGGTATTTTCCAGAACATATCTTTCCGTTGCATTAGGATGTCTTGCAGCTACATCCAATTTGTCTTTTGCATCAATCGCATATTCAATAGCTTCATTCAGTAACTTTTCACATTTAATACTTTCTAATTTTGTCATTTTCATTACTCCAATCTATCCCAAATTCCATGTTTTAATAGGTGTACTCACTGAAATATCAAAGTGTTCATCATTCCGTAAATCTTCAACCTCTTTTCTAAGTACAATACACTCAAATTTATTCTCTTTAATTGCTTTCCAAATTACTCTCATTGCACCTGCTTTTGATTTGTAATTTCTGTTAAAAGTAGCCATCTTATTTTTATCCGCAAAGCCAACTACTTTATAATAAATTCTATCGGTTGCTTTCCAGAAATTTTCTGCAATCGGAATGAGAACATAATGTTCACACATCCATTTGAAATCCTTTTCCGTTTTGCTGATATAAGGATTACTACCATCAATAAATTCTATATGCTGATACATATCAATCACTCTCCCTTCAAATTAGGACACAAACCAAGACCACCATCAATTTCTGGTAATCTTCTATATGCATCTCTATGAATGCAATCTTCCTTCATGCATCTGTGACAACAACATTTCTTATATTCCTCGTAACTCATTTTATAATTTGTCTCTTTAAATCTCTCTTCTGTCATCATAATTATTGCACCTCCATTTCAATTCCAAATTCATCATATAAAAGTTTCTCAAATTCAGGATCTCTCTTTACATATTCTCTTAAAAATAAATCAGGCTCGCATGGTGCAAGTCTGAAATGTAAATCTTCTCTTATGTCATCATTCATATAAGTTGCAATTATGTCCATAAGTTCCTGTGTAATATTAAATTTCCGTCCATATCTCAGCATAATTATTTACCTCACTTCCTTTTCAAGAAACAGTTCTTTCCTTTGGTTTTATCCAACTGCTTTCCAATCAACTACCTGCTTATATCCGTCTGCCTGTAAGATATGAATTTCTTCATCCTTATCAAGTTCGTAATGATTTCTGAAAAATTCTTTTAACCCCTCTTCTCTTTCTGCTCTCCATAGTTCGTCATGAGTGATTACATCTCCAAATTCTTCTTCGCCCGTTGTTACGGTAATATCAGAAATTTTTCCAAAATACATTGCTTCAAGTAAATCTGTATCAACATCTCCCTTGACAATGTAATCTTGCCAATCTCCCTGACTGTACCCTCTAATTGTCCCAGTCTCAAAAGTATCTTCTGGATAAAGAAGTCTAATTACATCAATGAGAATATCTTCTATACATCTGCATTTATCATACATTTCCTTTGCTGTTTTATACTGTTCCTGCGTTAATGAATAATCATTGCATATATCTAGTGCATCAAAATCATTTGCAATATCATCTAATAGTTCATTTGCTTTCTGATACCATTCTGCCTCAGTACAGTCTGTAAAATCTCTATTACCCGTAAGAACAACTTGTTCATCGAAGTTTTCACAACCACAATAATCTTTCCAACTCTGATTGCTATTGTACAGCCACCATGTTCCATCGCCTGTGTTATCTATTTTGATTTCTACCATATCAATCAACCTCACTTTCTTCCCATAAATCAATCAAACCAGGTAATACATAACCTAAGTCTATCCAGCTAAATTCTTCAAACTCTTCAAGTTCTTTAAGTTCGTCTTCTGTTGGAATTTCCGCACCCATAATTCGCTTTACATCATTTTCTGTTCCACCAGCTTCAAGTATTCTATGTAATGTCATTTCTAATGCACCAGAAATATCATCACTTCCTTTTACTGTGATTGCATTCCGTGACCAATATTCATTGCAAAGATGAAATGTCACAATTGTTTCATTTTCTTCTAGCAAATCTTTTAACTCAATCATTTCGCTTACCTCTCAATCTCTATATCTGAAATCCGTTCTGCATACCTTGTTGCTTCGCTTTGCGTTCCAAATCCAATGTTGTATTCCCATACAGAATTATCTCCATATTTTACTTTGTGGAATATTTTGTATTTTTCACCAAGATCAAATTGTGCATATGTTACAGCTACATTTCCTTTTTCAGATAGCCATAACACTTCATCACCTCTGATTTTCATTTCGCATTCTCCTTCTTAATAAATAAGACAGACACATTTGTTTGCGTCTGCCTTATTATTCTCTGTATTATTTACCCTCAATCCATTTACATATCATTAAGTAAACAATAAAAACAATAATTGTTGTGACAATCACTTTCCAATTAAATAAATCTACTCCCATTTCATTTGCAATTCTATTAATTGCTAATCCTAAGAAAAATGGTAATACTTTTAACAATGCTTCTATAAAATTTTTCATTTTTGTTCATCCTTTCTTCTAAGTAAATTACAATTTCCTGTTAATCTTCCAAAGTCCAATTGCCAACTTTATTTCCATTGATATCCATTATGTAACCAGCTTGATATCCATATTCGAGTTTTTCTTTAATCTCTTTTAAATTTCGTCTTAACTCATATGCACTTCTGTCAAGCTCACCATCTTCATCTCTATAAGCTGCGCCACCTGTTTCAATTTCAATTTTCAGCATATCAATATTCCTCCTCATAGAATTTAATTGTTCTTTCCTTTTCAGCTTCATATTTCGTTTTATCAGTAAACAACGTGAGATAAATATCTCCCTCTGTATATGTGAATATTGCCATCTGTTCATCTGAATAAGCATAGGCACTATAACCATCTACCTGCACTAAATCGAATTTACATTTCTTTGCAAATGCATAACTTAAATCAGACATCCAATGTCCACCCAACATATAGTTTCCGTTTTTATCTTCTGTCTCTTCCATAAAGTTTACATTTGCAATTCGCTTTGTATCTTCATTTAATGAATATACTGATAAATCTAAGTCTGCAATTTCATACTCACTTTCTACTTTCTTTACTCCAAGCTTATCAATTAATTCAAAATATTCATTTCTCGAAACATATTTCATATCAATCACGCTCCTTCCTAAATCAACAACATTCTCTTATACTCTGGATTCTTTTTATGTCTATCTCCAACTTTAACGAAAATCGACTTTCCATTGTCAATAGTCACAGCTCCCCAAGGATCTGTCATAAGTGGATTTTTCTTCCAACCTTCAGGTATTTTAGATACAACTTCCATACCTCTTTCTTTTGCAACTTCCATTACATGTTCAAGTTTCTTTTCCGTTGCACTCTTACCTGTGGCAGATTTAAATAATCTGATGCAAGCTTCAATGATTTTCTTTCTGTTTTCTTCTGTATCTTCAAGCAACCAATCAAAGTTAATCACATTTCGTTTCCCATCAAATTTTTCTGTCACATTATATCCACCATAACAACCATTTTCTGAATCATGTACATAAGTATGGCAACCAATATAGGTTTCCATTACTTTATCAGTCCAACCATTTTTATACCACGCATAAGGTAATGAATTTTTTCCACCTGGATTTTCACAATGCACAATTTCAATTACCATTGTTTCCTGCTTTGCATTCTTACCAATTACATGTACCCATGTACTACCAAAATCTCTTTTTTCTATTTCATACTTCATCATACTAATCAACCTGCCTTTCTAATCATCAATTAAATGCTCAATGTGTGCTTTTTCGCTCAAACAAACTGGCGTATCAAGTGTTCCCCTAGAATAATCATAATCATACCACTCACTCATTGACGGATTAGGATCATTCCAAATTGCATTACATAAATGACTTGCAATACAAAAGTTGTCTTCATCAATTTTTTCTTTAATAAATTCCTTTAAACTGTCAAGTGTTGTAATCTCATCCAATTCTTCATTAAGCTGACTCATTACATCTTCAAATGATTTCTCTTCAAATTCTGTTCTTGTCATACAATCATCTCCTTATCTCACATATGGAATATCTTTTCCATGCATATAATTTTCACCTCTAAAACAATCACCACAGTATTCCCAAATTCCATCATTCACCTTTTTGAATGTGGAATATGTTGTTCTGCCTTCTCCGTTTTCATCAATTCTGCTTGAACATGGTTCACCAATCTGTGAACAATCGCTTCTCATACAAACTGGTGGTAATAAATCCATAAAGAAATCAACCATATCTTCTGTGAAATACTCACCAACTTCATGTGCATCAAGTCCAAAATAGTGTTCTTTATCTACAACTTCCTTTCCCTTGTACATTTTCGGTTCGCTTAATGGAACACCGTCATATTCGACTTCTTCAATCACTAAATCTTCATTGAACCATGTATATGATTCATAATGCTTTTTATAAACTTCTGCTGCTTTGCGTGTTGGGAAGATTTGTGGATTACCTGCTGATAATCTATATTCTCCGTTGTAATACACAACTTCATATCCCTTAAGTCCTTTTGTCCATCCTGGAATATCAGTTTCGATCACATATCCGTTATCAACTGACCATTCAACTGCTTCATAATCATATTCGTCTACAGGTTCACCAACTGTTTTATACTTGTAACTTGCACATTCTTCTTTGCCTTTTTCTGTAAGTACAAAATGCTTTCCCTTGTCTGCTTTGTACCAATTGTTCCGTAATTTCATAATTCGTTTCCTCCTTGTAATAAAATAGGCAGCTAGGTATTTATTCTCCTAACTGCCTTTGCGTTTGCGTTATTCTGTTTAGTTGCTAAACATTACAGATACTCTGCAAAAATCTGAAGGTTAAATTTGTTACTCAACTCTTCAATAGTCATATCTTTAAGTTTCTTTGCAAGTGATAATTCGTTTGCATTATAACTCCATTCCATTGCACATCCGTTTGGTGTTGCAGGAAATTTCACTTCTACACAAATTTCATTTGTATATTCTGTAACTTCTGTTACTGTACCAAAGAAACTTTTATGTGTTCTTTCTCCATATTCCTTTTCATATTCTGTATCTGGGTTAGATACATACACTAAATCACCAACTTTAAACATCTTAATCACCTCATTTCTTTCCATAGTTTACACTCATTGGATGCCAACTCATATCAAATCCGAAATCATATTCCAGACATTCAACAATTTCATCCTCATTGAATGAAAGGGCCTTCATTTCTCTTATAATTATCTCCTCGAAATCATCTTCGTCCTCAACTATTCCCATGAGATAATTAATAAGATATTTAAGCTTCTTACCATGCTTTCTGTAATCTGCTAACTGTTTCCGTGTATTTTCCGTTATCATTTTCCCTCACCTGCTTCCTAAGAAATCTTAGTTTCAACACTTTCTATATTTTGTCTCTGTATAAGCTTCATAACCTTCTTCTACATTATAACTATGACTAAGCTGTTCACGTTCTTTTACTTTCTGTTCGATTTCTTCTTCTGTAGCATCGTCATCTACATAAAATTCGTAATCATAAGTTCCCAATGCTCTTACACTAATATACCCTGATACTTTTTTCATTTTCATTTCCTCCAATCTACCTTTGAAATGCGAATTTCAAATACTACTTCCATTCCTACATATATTCGTTCATTTCACGTTCCATATCTTTTTCATATTGTTCATGCCACCATGCAGCATCTTCTTCCCATTCCTTTTCCCTTGTTTCCTTTTCCTGTTCAAGATTTTTAATCTTACCTTTTATAAAATCTGGAATATAAATGTGCTTATATATCGTAAGTGGATTATCAAATCTCGTATAATCATCATCTGTCCATATAATGAAACCACCAAAAGGAAGAAACTGCACCTTATCTCCTTCACTAATTACTAAAGCACACGAAGCTGATAAATCAAGGTGAATTAAACTCTTCATTTTAGGATACATATATTTTGCATTATATGATTCCTTATCAGTTTCATAATCTCTTCTAAAATGATGTTTTGTAACACAGACATACTTACTATACATAAAGAATTTCTTTTTTACCTTGTACTTATATTCTCCATTCTTATCTCTCCATTCTTTATCAAGCTCACTTCGAAATCCCATTGGATTAGTCTTACATTTTACTTCTGTAAGATCTTCCGATAAAGCTCTGTAGAACTCAAGCATTTTGTATTTATCGCACATTTTCCGTAATTTTTCTAAGACTTTTTCAAAATTGTCTTCTGTTACAGTAATTTTTCTCATATCCGTTACCTCCGTTTTTCAAATGAAACACGCATTTCTTAATTACAACTTAACTACCTCGCCTGTTTCCGTATTTACAAGACCTACATTCTTTACATACTTAATAATGCCTTTATCAATAAGTTCTTTTCGCTTATTTGATTCTTCTTTTCGCCTTTCGTCTTCATATCTTGATTGTCGTTCTACTTTTTCTCTTTCATATTTTTTATTTCGTTTTGCGGATTCTTCATTCCATATTTTCTTTTTCTCCTGATATTCTTCAGGTGTACATTTAATCAATTTACACATTTGCTCTGCAACTCTTTTTTCTCTGTCGTTGTAATACTGTCTTGCTTTCCTATCCATTGTCTGAAAAATAGACTTTGTACCATGTGTTGGATTTATATGTCCTACGGCTATGTCATAGCCGACATATCTTTCAATAAACATTGATTTATACATTGGATATTCACTACCACATTTATTACAATGTAAAGCATAAGCTGGTTTTCCGTTCATGTAAATTGGCATCATTGGTTTTGCTGTTTCTTTTGCACATTTTCTGCAATACGCACCTACTTTTGGTAAATCTGATTCATCATCTCTATAATCAAACCAATCTATTCCAATCTGCACAATGTCACAGGTTCTACCACGAAACCATAAATATTCAAATTTTCTTTCCATATCTTTTTACCTCTCTTTCCAAAAGAAATATCCATTTACTTGCCTTTACCACCATTCTTCTTCGTCATCATCAGATGTTTCCCAACCTTGATTCGGATCGCCCAATGATGGAGCAACTTTTTCATATTCCATTTCTCTTGTGGTAATCTTGATTGAATATTCAAGTGCTTCATTGTCTTCATCGTAACAAGCCATTACAATTCCAAGCCAACGAAGTTCACAATCCAATTCTTTTCCTTCATAGTATGCTTGCAAGTTTGCAATATCTTTTTCACTTGTACTACAATGCCAATTTTCATTCTTAATTCTACGAATGATTTCAGGAATCATTTCTTTGTTCCATTCTGGAATCAAATCGTATACATCGTATCTTCCGAAATTTCCGTATCCACCATAGCAGCCTTCATAAATTGCCTTTCCGTATTTCTCTTGAAATGGTTTTGGCACAAGCAAATATGTATCTGCTATCTTATTATCTACAAGCTGTTTATTTGTATCTGAATATATCCAACTGAACTGTCCCATATTTATTCCTCACTTTCTTAAACTCTCTTTATCCACAATACAATAACAACCAAAAGCGTCTCCAACCATGTCGTTATCTAAATCAAGTGACTGTAAAATTTCATTGAATGTGCCTTCGCTATAGTCTTCTCTGTAAATTTCAAGATACTTCTGTCCCTTTGTAACATAATTGCTTTCTGTTTTGCTTCTAAAACAATCCAGAGCATTCTGTAAACAATCGGCTTTTCGTTTTGTATCATTCCAATAAGTGAAATATGTTCCATAATTCCACTGTTGATCTTCAGGCTGCGTTGGATCATAATCATTTGCTACGCAATATTGTGTATCACTTTCGCTTTGTAGTAATGCATAGCCATCTTTCCGTAAAATCTCTTTCCATTTCATGCTAATCAACTCCTAACTTTTTAATTTGCCTATAACAGTCATACCACCGACAATACTGTGTTTCCGTACTTCTCTTTGCCACAACATCCTGTTAATTGATTTCGGCACACTAATTACTTCTCCGTTTGCATTCACAAATTTCGTGTGACTTCCGTTACAATTATGCCCATTATTTAAAGCAAAATATCCGTTCGCTTCAAGAATAGGCTTGACAATCCGTGTATCATTTGTCCATCTTCTCTTTCCCATATCAACCAATCCTTTCCTTATTATAATGTGACCGTATAGTCGTTATCACAGCTTCGTATTTATATGTTGTATGTATTTGGTTTGCTTTTCTGATATTTTTCTTACCGATGTTTCATATTAATCACTCACTTTCTATATTTTATTCTCTGTTTACTTGCTGATTTCTGCTGAAAGAATATCATACAGTTCTGCATCATTTTTTACGGGTAATACTTTAGCCTCGTAAAATGAAGCACCTTTGCAATTCTGTAACATTTTCTCTTCAACATTGATGCCTTTATTATTTGCATAAAGTTTCTTAATAACTTTTATATTACGTGGGGTAATTGCATTCTTGCTTGAGCCAGTCCAATTAAGGTCTTTTATCAATGCAACAATTTTATTCATCAGTTCATTTTCCTTCTTTGCCATACGAAGCATTACTGAAGATGGATTTAATGATCCTATTGGATTATCAATAATCTCTTCATCTGATGGAATCTGAATGTAATTTGCTTTGCAAATATTTCTAAATGCAACATAATCAGGCTCATTTTCTTCAACAGCAGCTCTATACATGTCATTGTTTGACATTGTTTTTCTGCCTTTCTTCTGTGCAAGAAAAACTTTTCTCGCTTCTTCTTCATCGCAATTGAGGACTTCAACAAGAATCATTAACTGCTTTTTCATACTGATATTTCTAAGAATAAAAGCAATTAAGCGATGTGCACCATCAGCAACATACAATTTTCCATTTTTAATGTACACCTTAATCGGATCAAACTGATTTTCGTCAAAGTTAATACTAATTTCCTCTGCCGTAGCAAAATCTGTATCTCTCTGCCATGTTGGAATATGTATAAGTGTCGGATCAATTTGAATGTATTTCTTTCCTGCAATTATAATTGACTGTCCTGGTATTAATTTTGATTCAATTTCGCTTAATTCCTCTTCTTCACTTTTCTTTTTATTTTCTAAAATAAAAGCGTTTGCAAGACTTGGTTTTCTATATCTTCTGTCTTTTAAACGTTTTCTAGCAGCACCTACGACTTTGCTTTCTCCATGAGTAAAATCATATCCAACATCGTGTATCTCGATTTCACCACGGTTGATTTTAAGAAACATGCAGATTCTATTTGCTATATCTGTTGACGGTTCGCTTTTTCCATACTCGTAGTTCTGAACAGTACTCACAGACATTCCCAATTCTTTTGCAAGTTCCTTCTGTGATACGCCTGCCTTTGTCCGTAATTCTCCTAATTTCTTTCCATTGATTTTGCACATAATTTTTACCTTTTTAACCTTTCTTGTTTTAATTTTTTTTGCATAAAAATAACGGCTTGCTTTCGCTTGCCGTTTAGTTGCTAAACTTCTTTAAATACACCAGACTTGAGCATATCTGTTTTCCAACATTCAAAATCGGGATATTCTGTTTTGTCTGCTAAGTCTCTGTAGACTTCATGCATCTGCTTTTCTGTAAATGTTTTACCTTTTAGTGGTTCTTCATAAGTGATATATTTCATTTTACTTCACTTCCCTTCGCAATATATTCATTTGCATCTTTGCAACTTTCCATTCCGTGACAACAACATCTGTCACCGCAATTCACACAAAGATTGTGTTTGATTTCTTTTACTTGTTCTTCATTCATACCTCTTCCTCTGTAAGCATATAATCGTAATATGCCATTTCCGTTTCAAAGAGCTGATATTTACCTTTTACATAACCCATATATCCATCTGGTACTGAATATCCTTTGAATTTATTCATCTGCATTTCCTCCTTTGTCCACATGTTCGGGACTAATTCCCATTTCAATAAGTGCATCTTTCGCTGATACACTTTTCGCTACTGCTAATAACAGCGCATAATAATTCCGTTTTAATATCTGATTCCGTGATAATTCATCCATGATTGTATTCTCCCTTCTATAATAATCCGCAAGCAGATAATAATTTCTGTGCGAATGGATGCTTGTTTTTATGTAACTGCTTTGCAAGTTTGCATTTCTGTTCTCTTGCATACCGATTTTCAAAATGTTTTGCAAGTGAATCTGCGTTTTCTGCTTCTGGTCTGTTGTCGATTACTTCGTAACCGTTTGATGCCACTATAATCATTTGCTTATACCTCCATCCTCTAAGTTTTGCATTTATATTCTCCTTTCCGTGCATAAAAAAAGACAGCCTACAAAAATTGTAAGTTGTCTTTAATGATTTAATATGTTATTATATATTTGCACCTAGTTTTCGCTTGGTATGATTCTAAGTGCGGTGGCTGTCAGAAATGGCAGCCTTTTAAATTTCATAGTACCCGATGATTTCCGTATCATCCTCTTCGATTTCATTATAAACGGGTGCATATTCTTTATCATTAGAGAAATAATGTTCTCCGTTCCACTCTGAGTTAAGAAGAATTACGCCATTTTCAAGAAATGTTTCTGTCCATGAGATTCCATATGTAGAGAATTCAGGAAACTTCTCTTCAAATTCTTTCTTACTGATCGGTTCAATGATATCCATCTGTTTGCCTTCGTTAGACAAATAACGTGCTCCATTTGGAGCTTCTGTGTAAGTCACTGTTTTCATGGTTTCCCTCCTGTTTTCTTTTTATTGTACCACATTAATAGAGTGAAGCCAACTGTCTTGCAAGCATAGCACGACTAACACCTGTTGTTTTGATTCCCTTTGGTTTTCTTGTTACTTCTGTCCGTACCGACATGATCCGTGACGGTGATTTTGCCTTTGCGACTTCATAATTGCAATAAGCATTGTGTGTTGCTTTCTGTTTTTCTGACATATTTATCACTCCCTTCTTTTATTATCTTTCCCAGTAATATCCTGATCCATCTTCAAGGTATATCTGTAATTTACTTTCCGTTGCTGTAAAATCAGTTACCTTTGATATATCAATCATGTTATTTCTGTAAGTTATTGTTTCGTTCGGAATATCTTTCAAAACATCCGTATAACTTGCATTTGCCTTGTCGTCAAGTTGACGTGTTACATCTTTCAATTCAACCGTGATATATCCGTCTTTTACATACCAACATGCTACATCCGACAATGGAATTGCCTTTTCTAACTGAATAGAATTGATAGCTGTTTTAGTTATAATCTGCTTTGGTGCTGTGGATTTGCCTATTAAAAAGCACTCATTACGAGTGCTGATGTGATGATAAGATATGTAATTTTGTTTTTCATGGTTCGATTTCCTCCTTGATTTATTACGTGCTCCCTTGTATAATTATTTTACAAAGGAGGCTTTTATTATGGATAAAATTAAAACAAGCGAATTGATTTCAAAATTAGCTTTAGCTTCTGAAGAAGCTTGTAAATGTGAAGATATTAATTTTGAGTTTGCATTTCATGGTGCAATCAAAAAAGATATGAACGACACAATTACAGTTGCAGAAGTTATAAAACTTTTGCGTACTATCAGTGACTTTGATCGCTTTGCTTCTATTCGTACTACTTGTAAAGTATTACAAGAATTAGGCATTATCGAAAACGATGTAGATGTTTTTGATAATACTGCTTTTCGTTCTGAATTAAAGAAAGTATTTGGAAGATAGACTGTCTTAATCGGCAGTCTTTTCTTCTCTCGTAATTCCTGTATAATCAAGCGTTTTCTTGATATCTGTGTGTGAGAAATGGTCAAGAACTTCCTCAAGTTCTCTGTCTGTTTCTGCCTGTGCGACATATAAACCATTGATATAAGCCATTGTGCTACTCTCCGTATGTGTGATCCCAAAAGTTTCTCCGTTTTTGTTTGTGTACTGATACATAATAATTCCTCCTTATTGTTTGTTTTTTGGGTATAAAAATAGCACCCGGAAATTGGGTGCTTTGTTTGGTGTTGGGTGTATTTGACGCATTGTTACATTTCATAATTTGCATCAATGATTTCTATTTGCTCGTCATAGTATTTACGAGCTTCTGAACAACGGAGTTCATAGTTACTTCCGTTGGATGGATAACCTTCAGCTTCGCATTGTTCGGCTATCTCCTGGCATTCTTCTCTATACTGCTTTTCAAGTTCGCAGATTGCATCTATATCTGCTTTTGAATATACGTTTGCCTCTGTCATGCTTTGACGCATTTCCTCTATTGTCATGATTTTGTCCTCCTCACATGGTTTTTAGTTTCGCTTGGAGTTCAGCTATTTGAGCTTCTATGGCTTGTTTTTCTTCGTTTACCTTGTTATATTCTGCATCAGGAATCCATTCCATGATTTCTGAAGGTTGGACTTGGAGATATTCGCAGACTTTGTTGATAGTGTCAGAATTTATATTTTCATTCTTTGAAAATCTTGTTGGCATGTTTTGAGACAATCCTGCCATACGCAAATCTTTCCAAGTCATGTTTCTTTCTTTTAAAACATTTGCTAATTTATAATAAACTATCATTATTTCACCTCCATTTTATGCACCTCCATTCTATCACAATGTTTTGTGATTAGCAATAACATTTTATTTTCCATATGTCAATGCATATGGTTTTTCCTTGAACCATTTACGCATATTGTCAGTAAGTCCCCATGAAGTTTGTGCAAAGTCGTTTTGATTGTTTAGCACTTCTTTCATTGCTTCTTTTTTCGCTTTTGCATGTTTAATTGCCATGCTTCTATCTTTCCCCATGATTTTATCCTCCTTTTTAGAAGCTCCAACTATGCTTGAATTTATCAGGTATAGCAGTTACAGTTACAGTTCTACCCCAACAATCGAAGATTTTACCTTCCATTGCACAACCAAACTCATTTGCAGAGTTTGACAGTGTTACTAGCTGAGAAGTAACGGAGCAAATTTCATCTCCGAAAAGCTCAGAGTTGCAGGTGATCTGGTTTGCAAGTTTATGGATTTCATTTTTTCTGAATTTTAACATGTCAATTCCCTCCTTAATTTTAAAAATGCACACTATAAAAAGGGCAAAGTATTTGCCTTGCCCTCTCTAACTATGCATTTTATGGTTGCATACTATTTGTTGTTTTTCTTAGATTTTTTTGTGTATTTGTCAGTTAATACGCTAGGAATATCGGCAGGTTTGATAGTTCCTGCTTCTACCATCCACTCAAAGCCTACACCGTAAAGGTTTTTAAGCGCATTTGTTACGTCATACTTGAGAGCCTTTGTGCCGTTAGACTTTACAACGGTTTTCGTGTCAATCTTCTTACCGATTGACTCAAGAACTGCTATTTCAAACGTTGTACCTGATACATCAAGTTTATAAGCTTTATAGAAGCTTGCCACTGCTATCTTGACATCTTCTAAGCATGTAGCATCTTTCATAGCTTTGCGGAATTTTTTGTCGTGTTCGTTGTACTCAAAAGAAGCCTGTTCTTTGAGTAACTTATCCCACTCAACTTTTAAGCCTTCATTAATGGTTACATAATTAGCACGCATCCGATTGAGGTCATCAACTGTTACGTCAAGGTTAGTACCTTTTTCGAGCATATCGTCAATGGCTGCAATACTGTTATTATTAGCATCAATTTTTGAGCCATAGATTGTATTCAGTTCGGCTTTTTTGATAATGCAACGGAAAAATTCAGAAGTCCGTGTTGATAATGTGCGTGCTGACTGGAAAAAGTCAACTTTAGCGTTGTTTGTTGTTTTACTCATAATATCCTCTTTCTCCGACTTGACGCAATCGGTGCTATGTATTTTTTATTGTGTACGTTGTTATCCTCAGCTTTTAACAGACTTGGAACTGTCAATCTTTGCAGATTGGTAGCTTTATAACGTCCTCCTCACCTTACCTGGTGCGCCTCACACCGTTGTACTTTCGTACACCCCATTCAAATTAATCTTTTTCAGATTATGCGCTAATCTTTTCACGCACTGACACCTTAGTTTTAAGCATGTGCCCCTCTAGCTCTGAATGGATATAGATACAGACTTCAATATGACAATTTAATTACTACAAAGTTATGTAGTAAACCCTTTTCGCCGTTGTGAATGAATCACGTCTACCATTTTCAGATAGAACCCTATCAGACCGCCCAACGGTTAATTGAAGGCTTGTTTTAGTGTCGAGAGTTGGGAACTCGACTCAATCTATTTTTGTCCCGTTTTTCAATGCAAATAGTTATCCGCAAGCCGTAACTTGTTTCATGGTGTAGTTTGTGCCGTAACACTTGCTACCTATTTACAAAGGTACTTTTTAAAGAAGTACAAACTTTTTGTATGGATTTTTTGAAAGAATCGTGATAGACTAGACTTTGTGAGGGTTCAATCTATCACGATTGATTCTTTAGGCTATATATTCAAGATAATCTTGTTCGGTGGCGAATAGTTGGTAGCTATTCGTTGCCGAAATATAGCCCATGTACCCAGTGGGTACTATGTAACCTTTAACCATGTTATCACCTACTTTCTAGCATGGTGTAGGGGTTTTAATGACTTTTCCTTGTCAAGTAAGTTTTGAGATTGAATTGGTAACTATCGGAGTTTGCAATGCCTTAACCGTTTGTTGTGTGGTTCGTATCTCTTAACTTGGTTACATCTTATCACAATGAATTGTGATTGTCAATAAGTTGTTTTATTGTTTTTAAGTTGCTATTTTATGTCTGTCAACCTCTTGACATCTATTATATTATCACCATTTATTGTGATTGTCAATAATAAATTTTTCAAAAATACGATAAAATTATAATACAAACATATGTTCGAATATATTCTGCTCTAATAGTCCAGATCTGATTTTATCGAACATTTGTTCTATTATCAATTCCACGGAAAAATGTAGAAATACCGTGATTTTGTAGTGTATGGGGGTGGCAAAAACTAAAAAGATAGTTGTATTTTATCAGATTATACATAGCAGATTTATCCACACACCAACTTAAAAATTTAACCCCTTCCTAATCCTCAAAATCTCCAACAAAATCAAGCAAACTCCCAAATCCGCTCCTTCAAACCCTTTATCGTACCCCATATCGTCAATACCCACTAAAATCAAGCATTTCAGACACTTTGCAACCCAAAAATCAAACCCTCATTCCACCAAAAATCCATCCACAATTCCAAAATTTTCCTTATTTATAGATACTTTTACCGATAATGATTTTTCACACAAAAATCGTCAAAAACATACTATCGCTACACTCCCTATATAGGGGCTACCATAAAACTACATACAAAATTATCAAGACAGTAATCGTACTGTCTTATTTTTATGCAAAAAACAAATCAAACAGAGAATATATAAATAGAAACTCGTAAATCAAAATATCATAGGAGGAAATTTTATGAACAACATAATCACAACAAGCTCAGAAACAATTACATCTATGGAAGTGGCTCAGATGATTGAAAAAGATCATGCAAAATTATTAAGAGATATCCATAGATATATTAATCAAATTGAAAAGATTAATGAAACTAAAACAGGACAATCCAAAATTGGCTTCACCGATTTTTTCATTGAATCTACATACATTACTTCACAGAATAAAATTCAACCCTGCTACAATATCACTCACAAAGGTTGCGAATTTATAGCGAATAAACTTATTGGTATTAAAGGTACTGAATTTACAGCAAGATATGTTACAAGATTTCATGAATTAGAAGAAGGCAATACTATAAATGCTTTGATTTCTACCATGAAAACTATATCTGATACTATGCTTGAAATTCAAAAATCTACAAATGAACGTTTGGATAGACTAGAAAATTCACTTAAAGAAACTCAATCGGTTCAACCAAAATTACCTAAAAAGAAATGGTCATATTGGTCAACCAAAATGTACCCAAAATATCAGCTCTTAACAGATTATTTTCATATCACACACAAAGAACTATATAAGAATCTATATAGAGAATTACAGAATACATATCCTGATATAGACCTTAATCAAGAAATAGATGACTACTGCTATGAGAATAAACTTGAATCTGCTTACACACTGGATGTAATAGAACATAATCTCACGCTACGTAAATTATTTGAATCTGTAGTAGATAATCTGCTTAATAAATATAATTTGGCAGATACATACAACATTAATACAAGAATCTCAACTATTTTTGATACTCCTTAGCTTTTAGGGAGTATTTTTATGCCAAAATATATCACTACACTCTCTGACGCTCATATTAGCCCAAATAAGCCATTTTAATTCTTACCCTAGCAAACTCTCCACCAACACAATAAAAATCGTTTTTAGTGGCATTTTACAACGTCAAATAAAAGAGAATTGAACTATACATTTGTACAATATCACCAATTCTACAACTATATCAATTTGCAATTCTATACATATTTACTAACTATCAATTAGAATATCACCCAAATATCTTATGAGACAGCATAAAAATAGTCCATTGATAGGGACAGTATTTCTGACGTTAGGAAGAAATAATTTGGGGTAGACATATTTTCACTACTAATCACATCTCAAGTAGAGAATATATAAATATCAATCTTCCACTAATCCAATACAAAAACAGAAAAGAGAAAATCTATATGATACAAGAAAACGAAATACCAAAATATCTCAAGTCAACAGAAAGTAATATCTCAAAAAGTAACCGCAAATCAAAGCACAAACATCATTATGAAGAATGTTTAATCCAATATAAATGGAATTTTAAAAGTAATGCATTTACTCAAGAAGAAAAAAGAACGTATTCATACATCATTATGCAGTTACTGTACTATCTGTGGAAAAATTGGAGGAATAATTAAAAATAGTAAATATCAGGAAGAGATCGAAACATTGCAGAAACAAAGACAAATAGGTAGTAATTTTTGGATAAGTATATTAGGTGAAGAAATTTATAAAATGTATCATGATAAGCTACCAGTATTCTTTGTAGAGGATATTTACAAAGAGAAGTATGTTAATTTGGAACAGAATAATAACCCAGATGGAGAATAAAACTATAGGTACATCATACATGTACCCAAATGAAAGTATCAATCCAAAACACCATATACCTAAATCAACCAATAACAATCAAACAAAAATTTATGGAGTTTGTATGTAGCGTTAGCGAAATACAAACGGAATATTCTTCTCTTGATAATATGAGTCTATATAGATATAGACTGCACAAAATTGATAGCTGGGATGTACCCAAATGAAGTAAATTTTCACTTTTGGGTACATACAGCATGTACCTAAATGAATTTTTAACAATTTCATGCAAGTGCAACTTTTAATATTTTTTGAATTCAAATGGAGAATATATTATTAAACCACTTACCACACTCTCATCTCACAAATTGTAACTATAAAACAAAAATATTTTTATTAAAGAAAGGAAGATTAAAAAATGCAACAGATTAACATTAACGAATTAAAACCACATCCAAGGAATAATGAATTCTTTGATGATATGACAGGTGATGCTTGGGATTCTATGATTCAGTCAGTAAGATCATCAGGAATAACAAATGCTATTACTATCACTGATAAAAATATTATAATCAGCGGACATCAAAGAGTAAGGGCTTGCAAAGTATTAAACATAGAAATGATTGATTACAAAGTTATTCATTACTCTGATGATGATTACAAAAAAGAAACTGATGTAAAAGATTTAATTGAATCAAATCTTCGTCAGCGTGTAGTTGGTAATGCCAATCCTATCAAACTTGGCAAGTGTTTCCAGTTTTTAAATGATTGGTATGGATTTGAAAAAGGTGGTAATCATGGAAATCAATACACAGTGCCAAAAGAAAAAATTTTTACTTTGCCAAAAACATCAAACGAGCCTACTACCCAATCAGATCTTGCTACTGCATATGGAATCACAAAGCAAACCATGAACAATTATATGCGTTTGGCAAAAGCAATTCCTGAATTAGAAAATCTCGTAGATACAGGAATTGTAACAACACATACTGCCCTTGCCATGATGAAAGAATTATCAGAAGATGAACAGATCAAACTTATTTCTTCAATGGCTACTACCAAAAAAATAACACAAAAACAAGTTCAACAGTATATTGATAAGATTAAACAGTTAGAAAATAATAATCCAAAAGTAAAAGAGTTAGAAACACAAATCTCTGAACTCAAAACAGAGAAGAATATATTGGAACGAAAAGTCAAACTTAATCAGGAAGAATCTGATAAATATAACAAGTTAAAATCTGATATTGAATTTCTTACAAAACAGAAAACCGATTTAGGTCGTCAAATCGACTCTGCTACTGAATTGGCAGGTCTGACTGTAAGATTACAGAAATTGTTAGAGACAGAGCTTGCTCCAATTAAATTCAAGCGTTGTATGGAAAGGCTTGATTCTAGTGATGTATGTGTCGGAAATTTAACAGATATTATTAGCAGGATTGATGATTGGTCTGATGAAATGAAGAAGCTTTTAAATAATAATAATGATTATGTCGTAGACGTACAGTAAGAAAGAGAGGAAATTACATATGGAAAATTTAACAATTAACAAAACAAACAATTTCGATTTAGAGAACATGACTGATGAACAGTTAGAGCTTATTACGAATCAAGCTTTATTTTTGAGACAAAAGAAGCAAGAGGAAAAGATTACCGAAATTGTAAATGAACAAAAAAAGCTTAAAGAAATCACAGATATTAATACAGGAAAATTAGATGAAACAGCTAGTGAATTAAAGAGAACAAAAGAATTTATTGATGTATTGGGATTTGCTGTAAATTCATATAAGCTACAGATACTTAAAGCAAAGGCTGCTTCAAGAGTATATCATCTTTTTAATAATGATACATCCAGTATTGAATTTATTGTTTGGAATTCGTATTTCTTTAAAAAGATTTATTCTGATATTGCCCATCACTTCCATGTAAATAAATGTGCGAATATTAATGTTAAAGACTTCGAGGAGGCTTGTGCATTAGCTGAAGCATGGTTACCAACTGATTATTATATCAAAGAGAAAGTTGAAGAAATGAAAAATAAGGTTTTACAAGGGGCACTAAAACAGGAAAGAGTTATGGCTTTAAATATGTATTTAAAATTAACAAACAATGGCGAAATTAATCCATTCAAAGCTTAATTAACACAGTGAGGTGAAACGTCTTGCCAAACTATGTAAAAATCCCACGAGAAATCATTTATAATAAAGATCTCTCGTCTAAACGAGTGATTATCTTCTCATATCTTTGTGTAAGGCGTTCACTTGATGACACAGTGGCATTTTCTACAACAGAGCTTTGCCACTGGTCTAAAATGAAGCCTAATTACAGAGATGGAAAGATAAATCAGAAATATTATGAAGTTCTATTGCTTCTTTCTCATTATGGATATTTTGAATCATGTCCTGATTTTGAAAAATGTCTAAAAGAAAAGACTAATTCGGTCAAATATCAGCAAGTAAAAATTAATATAGAAAAATTCGATGTACCTGATAAGTTTGGAATTATTTATTTTGATGAGTTGGATACAATATTAAATTTTAAAGATGAATTGAAGGATAAAGAGATTGATACTGTAAGAATATCATCAGCTTATATACTACTTGTACTCTCTTATATTCGTGTTAATTTGAATCGAATGGATGGAAAACCACTATGTTGTTATAGATATTTTAAAACTATTTCAGAAGATATTGGACTTTCTGAAAGATATGTCAGTCGTATAATTGACATTTTAGAAGGGCTCAAAATTGTAAAATGTAAGCCTATGAAGAGAGAAAAATATATTAAGGATGGCAAAGAAAAATACGCTACTACCCCAAAGGTATTTGCTGATTATAGGCATTTTATTCACGATGAACATGGACAAAGAATTGATAAAGAATATAGTTCTGATAAGGAAATAAAAAAGCAGATAGAGCTTTTGGAGAATAATAAAATATAGAAACTATTAACGCAGCACTCAAAGGAGTTGATTGCAATGAATAAATTTTCAAACAGTAAAGGAGAACTAATTAATGAACAGAACTGTAACAATTACATCAAAGAACCATAAATACCAGAATACATATGGTGGACTAATCACAGAATATGATTTCTGTACAGATTGCCCTCGAAAAGATAAAGCACCTTCTGTTGCAGACCGAATTTTTAGAGATTTTGCTTTTGATAAGCAATGCAGAAAGAATACAGAAGGAAGAGATAGAAATGAAGAAAATAAACACGAAAAGCTTATTCGAATTATTTAGTTTTGTGAAGTAAATAGAAATTTCATTTGGAGAATATATAAGTGGAGGTAAATTTATATGAATTTAAAAGAATTGATTGATTGCATTACAAAAAATTACGGAGTCTTTGGAACATATTTAATTGGATCAGAGTTGGATGCGCTTGGTGATCTTCCTGATATCCCAGAGGGATATATGTTTTATAAAGTAAATTGTGACGAAGATGTAGAAAATGTTAAAAACATGATGAGAGTTAAAAATGCAAAAATAAATGAATTATATCCCAATGCAGAGAATGAAATTCATCTTGCACTTGATGATTATGAAAGCAAGTGTTTTTTAACTGCACTATTATTTGAGAACGTGTTTAATTATTGGTATGGTAAAAATACCAGAATTAAATATGAATTGGATGATAATGAGAAAATATCTGAATATGATATTTTCGTAATGGAATTATGGGATTGGGTTAGAGATGAATTGTCTACTGACGAATTGAAAAAATATGCTTTAAATTTCAAAAAGGTGGTGATGGAATAATAAATGAGTGAATATGGGATTAAGATAAAAAACATCAGTGCTGGTATGTTGTATGATGTTAATCTTGGAACACGAGATTATTTTACATATACTGATGCCATGTTTAACAATAGTTTATTTAGTTTTTTCTTGCAAAAGAACGGATTGAATATTTATAAAGGAAAATCTGGTAAGAAAAATGAAAGTACACGAGATATAATTTGTCTTGATTATGAATTCGGAAGTCGCTCTTATGATAATGAACACGCTCGATTAGAAAAGTTATTTAATGATATTGATGGTGATTCCAAAGAACGTATCAAACAGGCACTACAAAAAGTTGAAGATAGAAAAGATTTGTATGATGAAAAATCACGAGATGAAATTCGAGAGTATTTTTATGAGAATGGTGTTAATGTTACATATAAACGCAAACGCAGAGACGGAACAATTAAAGAAGAAACAATTCATTATGAGATGCTTTTTCGTACAAGTGCCAAAGCTAAACTTGGACAAGTTATTTTCATAAATAGTAAATTATATGACATTGCATATGATTGGCTAACAATTGGACTTGGAAAAAAAATGAGTCATGATAATGCGAAAATCGTTGAAATGTCAGCTTATGCTCCACTTACCACATCTACAATTATTGGTACACTTCATATACCTGTTGAGGATATTCTAATTCTCAAAGATCAGGATTCCTTTTTTGAAACAATGACAAAAGTTGTTAAGGCGAAAGAATACGAAGTAGAAGTCAAAAAGAAAAATAAAGAAACTAATAAAAATGAAAAGGTAATTGAAAAACGTAAAAAATGTGTTGTATCCGAAGAAAAACGTCAAGTAAAAAATACAATTTGGGATGGTATGGCACTAATCGAAGCTGATTCTAATTACCTTTGCTTACCATCGTATGTCAATGGAATGGCTTTGCTCAGAAATCATCTTTTTAAGGCATGTGCTTTTAAGAGCTATATTCAAAAGTTCTTTAAAGACTGGTGCGAGAAAAATGGATATGATTATGATACATATCAGATTCAAGATATGTTTGGTAAATGTCATTATCTGAAAGACATTAAAATGATAACTACTGATAATGCGATTAAATGGAAGAAATTTCAAGACCTCATGGGTAGTAATATTACTGAAGCATATGAGTATTGGTGCAAAAGAATTCATGGAGATGGTGATATATGGGGCATTGTTAAAACTGATCATCCAAGTAAATTAGGACAATATCAGCAGTTGAGTTACCAAATGATAAATACTCTTCCATGTACGAAGGACGATGTAAAAGACATTGCTCAGATTAGTATTGATTATGTTGAATTACTTAAACGTGACAATGATGAATTTGAAAAGTTTCTTAGAAAGAATGCAAATGAGGTAAATCATTATGAGATGCTTGCCGATTTATATGCTCAAAATCATGAGTTTGGAAATAGTACATTTTTTAGAGAAGAAAAAAAGAAAATTATCTTTGATTATGTATACAGAATGAGAAAAGGAAAAATTATGGTCAATGGTGATAATTTGACTGTATGTGGTAATCCTTATGCACTTCTGCTCTATTCTGTTGGTGAAGATTTTGAAAAAGATCCAACACTTTCTCAAGAATATAATTGTATTCAGTGTTATACTAAACGTTTCGATAACAATGAATATCTTGCAGCGTTTAGAAACCCACATAATTCCCCAAATAATATATGTTATTTGCATAATGTCTATTCAGAAAAAATGGATAAGTATTTTGCATTTAGTAAAAATATCATAGCAGTTAATTGTATTCATACGGATATCCAAGATAGAGCAAATGGGATGGATGAAGACTCGGATTTTATGCTTGTCACAAATCAATCAACAATTGTCAAATGTGCAGAAAGATGTTATAGAGATTTTTATACTATCGTAAATGCATTACAAGAGTCTGGTATTACCTACAATAACACAAAAAAAGATTATGCTGCTATGGATAATAAGTTTTCAAAATCACGTATGGGAATCGGATATTCAAGTAATTTGGCTCAGTTGGCAATGACCTATTATTGGACAGAATTACAAAAAGATAGTCCTGATGAGAAAAAACTTAAAGAACTCTATGATAATTTTATCATTTTGTCTGTTCTTGCACAGGTTATTATTGATGGATGTAAAAGAGAATATGAAATTGATGGTAATAAGGAAATTGATAGAATTAGCAAACTCTCTTGTATGAGTATTAAAAAGATTGTCGGTTATACTGAATCTGGTAAACCAAAGTATAAGAAACACGATTTCCCTGAGTTTATGAAATACACAAGAGAAATTAAATATACCAAAGATGGTAAAGAACTTCCGCAAGAGGAAGTTGATGAATCAAAAAACAAACTTAAAAGTCGTATTAATAGAGAATTGTTATGTCCTATGAATTGGCTTGAAGATTGGATAAATAAAATTCAAAACGCCTCTACTTCGGATACATTATCAACCGAATCTTTTTTTATTAAAATGAAGGGGAAGGCTAATGATAAACAAATGACAAAAATTATGCAATTAGTTCAGGAATATGACTCTTTTGTAAAAAATACAAAATTAAAATATATAGATGATGATGAAGAGTATAATAAACAGATTTGTGAAAAATCAAAAGAAGTAACTGAATCAATAAAGAAAATTAAAATAGGTAATATAATTACAATAAATAGACTGATTGAGATAGCACTTGGTTTAAGCAATGAAGAGGGGGCATCTAAAAGGAGGAAGTATTCGCCTGAAAAATATACAAGAAAAATTCTCAATCTATTGTATAAAACCAACAAAGAAAAGTTTATGCTAAGTTTCAATAGTGATAAATGTGTATAATTTTTTCGGCAACTAATTGTGCAATTTTACCAAAAACATAGTAAAATCAAGGCTTTTAGCGTTCAACTTAACGTCCGTAATATGGAGGGAAGAAACCGCAGAGTTGCGTTAGTAAACTCCCACGCCATTGCCAATGCGTGTAATAAATAAGGGCTTGCAAGTTTAAAAAGTATACTAGGGGCAGACGTATCATTATCTGCCCCGAATATAAAACAATGAAATCAGCTTTTCTTGGCTGATAAAACAGAGAATATATAATTGTCGAGAGACATTATAATATTTCGTCTAACATATGACTATAAAAATTAGTTGCTGTGAAGTCATATGAAAAACTTTTGTATGGTGTGCAAAACCAGTTAAGTTCAGCAAGCGAGACTGTACCATGCATTTCTGTGGAAGATATAGAGACTCTAACCTTTATGGTCGCCCTGAGTCGAGGCGTTTTCAAGCGGAACAATTCTAAAGATCATTTCTAAGATTGGTACATATTCATATTGTACTCCTCTTCTTATATGTGTCGGTGACTGTGCTACAGTTTTTGCAGCATGGTTGCCGATTATTCTCTTTGAGTGTGTAGCTCAGTTTGGCAGAGCACTCGACTTTTAATCGAGTTGTCGATGGGTTCAAATCCCTCCACGCTCACTCTCTTCTGCTATTCGGCAGAAAATAAATCAAGAAAGAAGTGAAAATTATTTTATTAATTAGTAAACAGACAGCTCTCAAACTTAATAAAATGGGTATCCCATTCGGATATGAGGGTATTAGCTCGACAGGTAAACTTAATGGGAGACATAAGTATTATTTGTGTGAGTCAGCAAGAAATTTATCTCTATTAAGAAAAGTAGAGAAATAAAATGAGAGGTGGTGTGAATACCATCGGAAAGAAAAAGAAAAATACTATTCGTATTTCTTTTGTAGACTCTCCTTCATCTGAAGATGTAACTGGAAGTCTTATTTTAATTACAACTGAAAACTATAAAATGCTTGTCGATTGTGGATTACATCAAACAAATAATCGTTATGAAGATTTTCTTGTAAATAATAGAAAATTTAAGGAATTTAAACCCAAAGATATTGATTTTATTTTCATAACTCATAATCATGGAGATCATTGTTTATTAAATCCACGGTTATATAAAGAAGGCTGTCGTGGTGCTACTATTATTTCTAGTGGCTCAAAAGAAGTATTAAAAGACATGGCTTATGATTCAGCTTTCATTAGTGAACGTGATGTTGAGTTAATAAATTCGCAGCACAATAAAAACTATCAACCACTTTATTCTAAAGAAGATGTTGATAAAATGCTTGAATACACCTTGGAATATCCAATGAATGAGAAGGTGGTTATCAATAATGAAATTGCTTTTGAATTAACTCCAAGTGGACATTTACTTGGTAGTTGTCAGGTAAAATTATATATCACTATTGATGGTCTTACAAAAACTATTCTTGTCACAGGAGATATTGGCAATAAAATTGTAGATAATCATTTTGTTGGAGAATATCAACAGGTAGACAAAGCTGATGTGGTAATAGGTGAATCTACATATGGTGACAAGCCAGAAATAAAAACAGGCAATAAAGAACGTAAAAATGATTTAGAAAAATTCAAATCTATTATTGAAACCCAAATCCATGAAATGCATGGGAGGGTTATTATTCCAAGCTTTGCTCAAAGCAGAATTCAACAATTAGTCCTTATGGTTTACGAGATGTACAAAAATTCTGACTGGAAACCACATGTGTATATTGACTCACCACTTTCAATTAAAATTTTTGATGATTATTTGAGATGTTTGGATGGAGAAGATAAATATCTTTTTGATGAAATGCTCAAAAGTAACATGTTCACTTTCGTAAAAGATCCAGAAGATAGCAAAATTCTTGTTACGAGCAATGAAGAATGCTTGATATTGAGTACAAGTGGAATGTGTCAAGTTGGCAGAATTAGATATCATTTAAAACAGAATGTCCCTAATCCAAATGCCACCATTCTATTTGTTGGATTTAGCACAGAAGGAAGTCTCGCATCAGTTTTAAAAGACAATAAAAGACGCTCTATTACAATTGACCAGAAAGAATATCCGTGTAGATGTGCTTCATATTCATTAAAATCCATGTCTGGTCATGCACCATTTAAGCAGTTAGTTGAAAATTATACATCAATTAATTGTCAAAAAGTTATTTTGCATCATGGCTCTAATTTAGCAAAAGAGACTTTGAAAAAAGCATTAGATAAGGAATTTGAAAAGAAATGTAAATCAACACGAGTTGTTATTGCTAATTCTAGTCTAAAATTTACAATTTAATAAAAATATTATGAAAGAACGAGGTAACTCGTATGGAAGATATTAAGAAAAATATTACATTATATCAAGGCGACCAGTACAATATGGAAGACCTTGAGGAAAGACGACTATATATTAACTATGTGATTGATTCTAATGTAGTTGACGAGATTGTATATCATATTCTTAGATATAACCGTCTTGATAAAGATATCCCCGTAGAGAAGAGAAAACCGATTTTATTATATGTGAATACAAATGGAGGCTCAGTTCCAAATGGCTATGCTTTAATTGATGCCATTCTCGTAAGTAAAACACCTGTTTATACGATTAATCAGGGATATTGTTATTCAATGGGGTTTTTAATCTTTATTGCGGGTAAGAAACGTTTTGCTATGTCAAATAGTACCTTTTTAATGCATGACGGTTCTTCTTTTGCATGGGATTCAACAGCTAAAATGAAAGATCGTGTTGATTTTGAAGCTGGTCAGGTTGAAGTTCATACTAAAAACTATATTATGACTCAGACAAAAATTGATGAGAAGCTTTATGATGAGAAATATCGTGTTGAATGGTATTTTTATCCAGAAGAAGCTAAATCAGTTGGTGTTTGTGATTGTATTGTTGGTAAAGATTGTACAATTGATGAAATTATTTAAGGAGGGCATACTGCTCTCCTATTTTATTGGAAAGAAAAGGAGATTTAAAAATGGCATCTAGTAAATTAAAATTTACAAGAACAACTACTGACAAATTAACAGTAAAGGCAGGTACACTCTCAGAGGATTGTACTACTATTACATATACAGATGAGAATGATATGGAACAGGAAGTAAAGGTAGCTGATCTGCTTACTTCATTTAAGAATCAGGTAATTGATTTTACTGTTGCATTAAAGACAGATGAGGAGCTGGATGTTCCGTCTGATGAAGAGTAAGGAGTGTGATTGTCATAACTTCTTATAAAAGATTTGAAAATGAATCAGACGAAGAACTTATTTATAGAGTGTGCTCTGATAAAGATTTAATTGGCTCATGGCAGGATGTGGCTAATATATTAAATGAGTTGCTTGGTACTGAGTATACGGAATCAAAATTCCGCAAACAGTTTCAAGCTTTCAACAAAATGCTAAATGCTAATAGAGGTAAATTTACTGATTCTGATGAACAGATTAAGGAAATTGAAGTTCAGAAGCGTGAGTTAGAACGTAAGAAAATACAGTTTAGAGATGAACGGAATGCGTGGCAGAAACAGAATTATGCCGATGCAAGAGTTGAGGAAAAACTTGATAAACTCGAAGATGAGTTGACATCACTTGGAAGAACGAACTTTGATACTCATAATACCATTTCGATTGATTCAGACAATGATATGTTAATCATTTTGAGTGATTTACATATTGGTCAAACATTTGATTCTATTTTTGGTAAATACAATACTGATATCGCTAAAGATAGGCTTAATCAGTTATTAAATGAAGTGCTATCCATTCGTGACTTACATAATTCTCGAAAGTGTTATGTAAGTTTACAAGGAGATCTTATTTCTGGAAATATTCATAAGAGTATTCAGGTAACAAATCGTGAAAATGTTATTGAACAGGTTAAAAACGCTACTGAATTAGTATCATCATTTTGTTATGAATTAAGTCTGCATTTTGAAAATGTGTTTTTGTCAAATGTATCTGGAAATCATACAAGGATTGAGCGAAAAGAAGATGCTATTCATGATGAACGACTAGATGATATTATCAGTTGGGCAGTTGAATTATCTTTAAAGCATATTGATAATTTCCATGTTTTACATAGGAATATTGACACCGGTATTGCTGATATTGATATTAGAGGTAAGTCGTACATAGCAGTTCATGGAGATTATGATGGATTTAATAAATCAGGAGTACAGAACTTGTGTCTTGCTCTAGGATTCGTTCCATATGCAATTACATTTGGTCATTTACATGTATGTTCAGTTGATGAAACAAATGGTGTAAAAATGATTCGTGGTGGTTCTCTTGCTGGATGTGGCGACTCTTACACAATTGAAAAAAGATTAACAGGAAAACCATCTCAAATGGTATGTATTTGTACGAATAAGGGAATAAAAGCTTATTACCCTATTGAATTAACGTAGAAATACTAATTTCAAGACAAAGTAGACCAAGTACGAGTGACTTGGTTTTTATATTATACATAAGTGACTATGAGAATAGGACTACTCTTCTACTTTTGAGTAGTCCGATTTAGAGGAGTGTTATAGTGTCACTGCTGTAATACAATTAAAATTTAGAATATCATCATTTTAATGGAATTTTTGTATGTTTTACCATCATTTTGATGATTTATATTTGGCTGACAAAGCCACTTTGAGGGAGTGTACCTTATATGGACGCTACCCTCTTTTATATTACAAAAAACAAATCAATTTAGGAAAAAGAAAGGAATTTTAAAATTATGACAAAGACAGATTTAGTAAGAGAGATTTCTAGCAGAATTGAGGGAACAACACAGAAGGATATTGCTGTAGTGCTTGATGTATTTGAGCAGGTTGTTGTTGATACATTAAAGAAGGATACTGATGAAACAGTTTCTTTTGGTAAGCTTGGTAAGTTTAAGGTTAAGAATGTTCCAGAGAGAACTGGTACTATTATGATGGGCGATAGAGCTGGTGAAAAGTATGTAACTCCAGCACATTCTGAGATTACATTTAAAATGTCAAAAACTACAAAACAGCTTTAATTCGAAGGGGTGAGTTTATTATAAAGACTTTAAAATTTAATGATTATGAAGATTGGGCAATGGCTTTAGCTGATAAATATGATGAGATAAAAGATAATATGGATAGCATATCGGATTATACTCCTGCTGTCACATATATTGCTAAGTATGATGAAGCAAAGAAAATTATTAGTGAATTGGTTGGGATGGGATATCCACTCTACTCTATTACTGAATTTTCTCATCCAGATTTCAGTGGATATTATGATGAGTATTCGGTTAGTATTTATGATAATGAGCTTTGGATTGAACCGATGAAACGTAAGGATGGTTATATTTTAGAGGAATCCTATATTTGTTATATTGCTGATAATTGTAATTCAAAGGTACTTGAATATATTAGTACTCCTATGAGATACGAAGTACAGATTAAAAATGATTACAGTGACAACAAGGATGACGGTAAATGTACTTGTTATCATTGTACTAAAAGAAACAAATGGTCTTGGGAAAATGGTGAGGAAATTGAGAACACCGAAGCCGATATTCTTGATAGTATTGCGGAAGCATGGGATAGAATTGGTAGATTGAATAAGCTGTTTGAAGAATTAAACAAGTGATTTATTAAGAGTGTGTGGTGTGTACTGCACACTCTTTTTGTATGGGTAGGTATGCAAATGGCTGAAGCAAGCGGTCTGTAAAACCGTGACCTACATGGTAAACATTGTGTGTTCAAATCACACCCTGCCCACTAATAAAATAATTAACTAAAAAAGGAGGCTGAAATATTGTCAAAAGAGAAAATAACAAGGGTGAAATATTTCACTCCTGATAAAGAGAAATTTATTTATGAAGAGAACTGGAAGAAATATGAAAAATATTTACAATCTAATATCATCAAAAATCGTGATGTAAAAGATACTACATACAAGAGATATAAAGGTTTGTTTCGACATTTCCTCATGTGGTTAGGAGAAAATTATGGTGAATTAGATTTATATTCTGATGAATTTATGGAAAATGCAGTTGATATTATGGAGGCATATATGCTTTTCTGTCAGGAAACATTGCAAAACCATAAGAAAATTATCAATATGAAGATTTCTGCCGTAAGCTCATTTTATATTTGGTCTATGAAACGTGGTTTTGTTAAATATCATCCTTTTGATGGTAAGCTTGATAGAATGAAGAAAGCAAACGAAGAACAGATTCTTAATCATTACTTTTTAAATGATGAGCAGATTGCAGCTATTAGAGCAGATTTATATAAGACAGAGAATAACAAATGGACAATACAAGATCAGTTATTATTTGAAATCGCACTCTTCTCCGCTAATAGAATTGGTGCTTTGGAGAAACTTACTGTATCTTCTCTTGACTTAGACAATATGGTATTTGAGTCAATACGTGAGAAGGAAGGATACCGTGTAGAAGTCTCCTTTGACAGTACCTGTAAGGATATGCTTGAAACATGGTTATCTATGAGAACAAATGATTATGACCATCTTGAATGCGATGCTCTATTTATTCATAAATATAAGGACAAATGGATTCCTTGGACACAAGGTATGATTCACGATCGAATGAGAAAAATCGGTAGAATTATTGGCTTAGAGGACTTTCATTGTCATTGCATCAGGAAGACGGCGATCAATAAAATATATGAAGATACTGGTGATTTAAATCTTGCATCACAATGGGCGAATCACAAATCAACTTCAGTAACTTCACAAAGCTATGTACGTCCTGCTTCTAAGGCTGATTTAAGGGAAAAATTAAAAATTCTAAAGTTTAAACAACAAGAATTACAGAAAGAAGCTGAAAAAGAAGGTATTTAAGCAATCCCGATGAAGCTTTCGTCTAACACTTCGTCTAATTCCCCCTTGCACTCAACACAAAACTGTGATAGAATAATTTCTAAAGAAAACAAGCAAATATCCGTTAGACGGTTGAGCCAAATGTAAAATCAATAAAGGCTAAATAAATTTAATACTTAACACATTAATGACCGTGCTTTGGCGAGTGGCGGTCATTTTTGTGTCTATCGAAAAATCTGACTAAGTATGTAGCAAGTACGCCACTTACGATGCCAGTTACAATCGTAAAGATTAATAATTCAATAAACGTCACGTTATATCCTCCTTTGTAAGTATTTCCTACATGATGTCACGAGGATATCTATATAAACAGAACATCACTGTTCTGATGTGACTCAAACCGCCTAACCATCTCAATCTAGCCAAATTAAAATGTTGGATTATTTGCTTGTTCTAGCCATTATATCATATCATGACAATTCATGTCAAAATATTCCAAACAAGAGAACAAATAAAAGAACCCTTAAGTGGGCGACAAAACAGAGAATAATATAGTGTCCAAATATCGAAGCTAGATTCTTAATAGCCCTCTTCGAGGCACACCATGTCATATCTTGGCATTTGCTATTCATGTAGCATTGTAAGACCTGCTACTGTATTTTGGTAGAGCTGACTTTATAGCAACTCTAGTGCGCACGAAACCTTAATGCGGTATATCTATCGTGCTTCTCTGCGTTAATGAGAACCATTAGTGAATGACTGCTGGGCGGTCTATTGGATAAGAGATGCAAAACCTTATCAACTGGTCTTTGCTCCAAAGACTGAAAATATGTGGAGAATAATCAATAAGCATGAATGGATTGCGAAAGTTTTCTAATTTAAAACTGCATGTGTACAGTGCAATATCAGCTAGTTAGTGCTTTATGCTGATTATTGGGGTATCGCCAAGTGGTAAGGCACAGGAATTTGACTCCTGTATTCGTAGGTTCAAATCCTATTACCTCAGTTAGAATAAAAGGAAGCTAAGAAAATAAAAGAAAGGAGTGCACATATAATGGCTTATTTACAGGTTACTGAAAACGACTTAGAAATTGGTGACGTATTAAGTATTACAAGTGATAATGGCAAAACTTTAAAAGCTTTACAGATGCTTATTGGAAATCAGACAAAAGCAAGTATGAGTATTGATTTTGATAACAATTGTCTTGTTTTTAAAGTAAATGATACAGATATGAATTTACCACAATTACAGTGTAATTTGTCAAAGTCTACCATTAAAAATATGATTTGCGGATTAAAAGAATTTTATAACTTATTAAGTGAGGAGGAAACTGAATAATGAAATTAGCACAGAAAACAGAAATTAACGAAGATGTAATTACAGTAAGTTTAAATGTTGAAGAATTGGGTGATAGTATAAGAGATGCTGATACAGAGAAAAATCAGTTACATAATTTCGTAAGATATATCGAATATAGCCAGATTGACTTCTCTGGAAATTTGAAACTTTCAGATACAGGAATTCCTGTGATTGTTACTGATGAGCCAGACGGTTCTACTATTGAAAAGGTCACAATTTCTGATTTAGTAAATAAAAAGTACACTCTCGATGAGAATTTATCTATTACACTTTCTATTGACATAAATAAAATTCCTACTGCTTCTCTTGGTACAGTGTTTAATACTCCTGAAAAATTAGGACAGGCAATGGCAGTTCTTTTCTTGGAAAAAGTGAAAGCTGCAATCACAACAAAATTAACAGAAATCAGAGCGTTGGCAAATGATTTTGAAGCTGAAACATCTGTTGTACTGTAAGGAGGCTGACTATGTATAAAATTCTTATTAAAGATTCCAAAACAGGAATGTATCGTTATCTTACTGTAAAGCAGGAAATTATGAAAGAACAGAAAGAAACTGTAACCGATGAAGATACCCATGAAGTAAAAGAAGTTACTACATTGGTTGGGACTGGCGAATATGAAACTGTTGAATATTCTACAGAAAATAAAGATGAATTAGAGAAGAAATGTATTGAGCTTTTAGCTTCTTACAAGGTAACAGAATTTACTCCGATTAATACATTGGCTTACACAACAGATCTTGTTTGGTCTGAGTAATTTATAATGGGTGGTACTCTTCCACCCAAAATATGGGGCATTAGTCAAAAGGTAAGACAATGGATTTTCATTCCATGAGTATCGGTTCGAGTCCGTTATGCTCTATTTATGATTTCGCAGCCAAGTTGGTCAAGGCATCGGACTGCAACTCCGAGGGCGTGAGTTCGACTCTCACCGAAATCTTTTCGTACGGTAAGCCTGATGTGAAAGCTTATCTTTTGGATGCATACGAAATTTAGTGTGTAAGTTCAACACTTACTACCGCCCTATGCCCTTTGCGGTCTTCGGACTGGTACTGTTGTAACAATAGGATACGTCCTATGCAGTTTAGATGAAAGCTCGCCATTCGAGGATGGAATGAGAAAGGCAATATCATTTTGGAATTTTATCAAATATCAATTTTCTTAACTTGAGTTGATATTTATCATAATGAGATTCCCAATCAAATTCTTTTGTATTATCTAAGATATCTTGTTTGAGATTTTTGAGTTGTTGTTTATCTGTTTTATGCTTCATGATAATCGGTAATTCGTTAATCTCGTTCTCATAAAATAAAATGGTTGCAATAATACAATTCTTATTGGCAAACAACGCAACTAATTCTTGTTTTGTACCCAATACAATTTCAGCCATACCTACTACTCTATTCGTAGTCATAGCTTTACGAAGAAGTTCATATTCGATTTCTGACTCCATTTCAGGAATTAAATAATATGATTTATCTATGAGTAGGTCTGATATTTCTTTTGATTTACAGAAATATTTTATTGAAAGTGTTCTATCTTTGTTTGATGTAATTGATTCTATATCATATTGTTCCAAAATAACATACTTATCTTCTGCATATTTATATCCTTTTACAATATCTTCATTGTGGATTTCTTTATTACAAGATGGACAAAATTTGATATAACGCACTCTTTCTTTGGAGTCTTTGCAGAGTTGATTAAGTTCTATAGAACTGTTGTGTGATGTTTTTAACATTTTTACGGGAATATATAAATCTTTGAATTGAATTGCAGTTTTATATGAAGCGTTCATGATAGTTTCTCCTTAGATACTTTTGGTTTAGTATATGGAGAAATTTGAAAAATATTATCTGGATATAGGACAATTTGGTAGTCCGCTAGTTTTGGGAACTAGACGTTGTAGGTTCGAGTCCTACTATCCAGACTACTGCTCTATACAGTTATAACCGGTTTGGCGACTGATTGGTAAATATTGGAAGAAAGAGTCATTTCCTTTGGAGATGGTTCTTTTGTTATGTAGTATTGGCAGAGTTGGTATTGCACCTGATTGCTAATCAGAAGTCATCGTTTATTCGATGCATAGGTTCAAGTCCTATATACTACGCTCATGCCGTGTGTCCGATTGGTCGAGGGTGCTGTCTTGAAAACAGTCTGGATGTAAAAGTCTTTGGGGTTCGAATCCCTAACACGGCGTATGCACCTATCTTTTGGCAAGAATGAAGTCTCCAAAACTTCTAACCTGTGTTCGATGCACAGTGGGTGTGCTAAGTGAAGTGAATTGCACTTTCATTGGAAATTTAATATTGAAAATTATGAGAAGTTATTTCGTATGAAGTGGCTTCTTTTTATATTGTGATGGAATTTAAAAAGAGAATAAATATATAACCAACTATAAGAGGATTGTTACTGTTTCGGTTGCAGATAGTTGGATTATGGAGTGAGAAGCTGAAGAAGTCATGAGCTTCAGTATAGTAGATACTCGCACTACTCTCTCACTCTATTTTAATTGGCTTGCGAGTGGAAAGCGAGAAATGAATATATATGGGTAATTATAAAAGAAATGAAGAAAACAAAAAAGATAGTGATCAATGTGGAATTTATTCTATAACAAATAAATTGAATGGTAAAAGATATATAGGTCAAACCTACAATTTTAAATATAGATGGATGAGACATAGAAGTTATCTAAAGCACAATACTGAACACAATGCACATTTACAAAACGCATGGAATAAATATGGTGCAGAAAACTTTGAATTTGAAATTATTGAAAGATGTAAATTTGAACAGCTAGATGAACGAGAAGTTTATTGGATAAACTATTATGATTCCAAAAATGCTGGATATAACTTTGCAGATGGTGGACTTGGATGTAAAGGTTATAAACACACTGATGAAGAAATTGCAAAAATGAGAATGATTCAAAATCCTGAACCAATTGTAATGCTTGATCTAAATGGTGAGTATATAAGAACTTTCGTCAGTGCAGGTGAAGCATGTGATTTTTTAGGCAAAAAGTCAACAAGTGGAATTAAAAGATGTTGTGAAAAAGATAAATATAAAAAGGCTTATGGATATATTTGGATCTATGAAAAAGATTATAAATCAGGAAACATAGATTGGAATTATTATTTGTCTAAAAATAAAAATCTTCCTAAGCCAGTATTGCAATATGATTTGAACATGAATTTTATTCGTGAATATGAATCTGCTAATGAAACAAGTAAGTTTGGGTTTGGAAGTTCTACCGTTGCTTCTGCGTGTAATGGACATTATGATACATATAAAGGATATATTTGGTTATGGAAAAATAGCCCTGAAATATATTATCAAAATAAACAAAAGAGAAAAGATAAGGTTCTAAAAGATAAAAAGGCAAAAGAACGTATTATTTTACAATATTCAAAACAATTAGATTTTTTAAGGGAATGGACATATGATGAAATCCTAGAACAGAATTTAAACTTATGTGCAATTCAAAATAATTGTTGTGGACAAACTAAATCATCGCAAGGATATATATGGAAATATAAAGAGAAAGTAGCATAAAATTGTTACTTTCTTTTTTATTGGATTAAAAAGGAAAGGAAGTGAAACAATGGCTAAAGTTTTAGAGCCAATTTCTGATACGGAATTGAAGAAGATTACAGTTGTAAACTTACGTAACGAATATAAAAAGCTTGCAAATTTTTATCAGCGTATCATGAACAATGAGCTGATATATTGTAGTCATTGTGGACAATGGAAAAGTGCAGCAACGTTCTACTCTTCTAAGACAAGTCCTGATGGTATTGAACATTATGCTTGCAAGGAATGTATATTAAACGAATGTACTGACTATGACAAAAAAAATAATATACGAACTGATAATCGTGAGAAAACCATAGAAACATTTAGAAGACTTAATTGGTATTTTGATGAAAATGTTTATAATGAGCAGCTACAAAAACTCTCTGAACAAACAGGAGAAAAAATAAGAAGTACTGCTGTTCAACAGTGGATCGTAATTTGTAGAAGCCTAAATGATTATAGTCAAAAAACTTATAAAGATTCAATATTCTCGATAGACGATGAAGATTCAATGCCTGAAACAAATACAAGAATCGTACAAAAAACTCTCAAATCTGCAAAAAAGCGATTTGGAAACAATTATAACAATGAAGAACTTATGTATCTTGAGACGGAATACCAAGATTGGACGACACGTTACCCTTGTGAAAATAAATCTCAGGAACTTTTATTTAAACGAGTATGTTGTAAGGAACTTGAAATAGATAACGCTCAGAAAAATGGGAAAGATACAAAAGATTTAGATGCTACTTTACAGAATTTATTAGGAAGTTTAAATATTAAGCCTAATCAGAAAACTGCATCTGAATTAACTGATAATCTTACATTTGGGCAACTTATTGATAAATGGGAAGGTGAATGGGACGGTGGAAAACCGATTCCTGAACCAGAAGGTGAATTCAAAGATCCTGATAAAATTGGACTCTTAATTGATGTTTTCTTTAAGGGACATTTATCTAAAATGATGGGATTGAAAAATGCTTTTTCATCTACATATGAAAAATTCATTTCAAAATATACAGTTAAGAAACCTGAGTACGATGAGGATACTGATTCGGAAGCGTTATTTGATAAGATATTTGGTCAAAAAGCTGAAGAGGAGGTATAGTTTATGCCTCAATTAAAAACTCAGACGGAAATAGAGAAAGACAAGCAGCAAAAGATAATGGAGACGATTGCATGGAAGGCTGGATATTATCGTGCCAATCCACATAGGTATGTATCTGAGGTCTTGGGACTATCTCTTAAGTGGTTTCAGCAAATTCTCTTGTGGTGCATGATGCACTATAACTTTGTTATGTATCTCGCAGCAAGAGGTCAAGGAAAAACCTATCTTACTGCTCTCTTCTGTTGTGTAAGGTGTATTTTATTTCCTGGTACAAAAATAGTTGTTAGTTCTGGAACTCTAAAACAGGCTAACGAAGTCTTGTTGAAAATACAAGACGATTTCATGAAACAATCTTCCATATTACGTTCTGAAATAGAAAAATGTAATATTGGTCAAAATGACGCTTCTATTTATTTCAAAAATGGTTCATGGATAAAAACAAGAACCAGTTCAGAAAATTCAAGATCAGCCAGAGCAAATTGCATAGTCGTGGATGAATTTCGTATGGTCGATGAAACAGTTATTAATACTGTATTGCGTAAATTCTTAACAAGTCCAAGACAGCCAAAATATTTACAAAAACCTGAATATGCTCATATGCAGGAAAGAAATAAAGAAATATATATGTCCAGTGCATATTTTAAAAGTTCATGGGCTTATAAAAAAGCGCAAAGTTACACTCTTAATTTCTTTGATGACACAAAAAAATATTTTATATGTGGATTACCTTATCAGGTATCGGTGCGTGAAGGATTACTCTCTCGTTCTCAGCTTGAAGATGAAATGAGTGAAGCTGATTACAACGAACTTGTTCAGCAGATGGAAATGGAATGTTTGTGGTTTGGTGATACAGATGGCAGTTTGTTTAAATTTGATGAATTAACTGCTCGTAGAAGACTTCGTAAAGCATTTCCACCATTGAGTTTCTGCAATGACAAAATAACAATTCCGAAATTAACAGCTACTGGTAAAAGAATACTATCTATTGACGTTGCTCTTATGCAATCTACGAAAAAGAAAAAGAATGATGCTTCTGCTATTTTTATCAATGACTTAATTCAAGTAAATGATACTGCATATCAATCAAATTTCGTATATGGTGAAACTTTTGAAGGTTTGAAAACAGACGAATTAGGAATGATTGTTATGAAATATTTTTATGAGTATCAATGTACAGATTTAGTTTTAGATACAAACGGAATCGGCTTGGGAGTATATGATTTTATTACCAAGGATCAAGTGTGCCAAGAAAACGGTAAAAGATATCAGGCAATGACTTGTATAAATGATAAAGATATGGCTGAACGATGCAAAGTTCGTGATGCTAATAAAGTTGTTTGGTCTGTAAAAGCTAATGCTAATTTTAATAATGAGATATGCGTATTACTTAGAAATGGTATACAGAATGGAAAAATTAATTTTCTTATTTCTGAACAGGATGCGGATAGTTCATTAAAAGAAACATATAAGGGATATTTCAAAATGTCTCCAACAGAACAAGCAAAATTGAAAATGTCTTATGTGCAAACAACGTTTGCAGTTTACGAATTGATTAAATTGGATCATGAAGTTAAAAACGGAAATATCAAGGTTAAAGAAGTTGAAGGTATGAGGAAAGATAGATATTCTTCTATTGCCTATTCTTATTGGTGTGCTTGTCAATTGGAATTAAAATTAAAACCTAAGACACAAGATACACAATCATTAGTTTCAAAGCTTACAATCCGTAAAGCAAAATACAATTAAGGAGGTGCATTATCAAATATGCCTAGACCTAAGAAAGTAGATGCAAATTCTAATGCACCTGCTAAAGTAAATAATTCACAGAAGAAAACTACTTCTTCTACTCCAAAACAGCCAACCGCAAATGAAATGCGTGAATGGTATGAGAAAAATAAAAGTAGACTTGAACGTTATGAAGACGCAACAAGTGCTATTACAAGTCTTCGAGATATTCAGAAATCATCCAGATATACGTCAATCAGTAACTATTCAAAGGAAGATGTAAAATCATACATAAAGAATATCTCTTCTAATGAAAAGAATCTACGAAGCTTATCTCGTTATCTTTATTATCGTTCAGAAATCTATTATCGTCTTTGTAAATATTATGCAAATCAGATTGATCTTACAATTCGTAATATTGTTCCCACATTTATAATCTCAGGCGAAAATGATGTACAATCCACATTACAAAAGTATCAAGAAACAGTTAATATAGTTGATACTTTAGGATTAAATTATGAATTTCGTAAAGCTGCGTCTATCACTTTAAGGGAAGATGTATTTTATGGATGTGCTTATTATACAGAAGGACAAGGAATGTTTGTTCTTCCATTAGATCCAGATTATATGAAAATAGCAGGCATGTTTCCTGATGGTTCATTTGCAGGAGCTATGGATATGAGTTATTTCCGTAGTCATCAGGAACTTCTTGAATATTGGGGTGAACCATTCAATAGTATGTGGAATACATATCAGAGTACAAATGAAAAATATCAGCTAATTCCAGAAGAATATAATGTATGTATTAAATTTAGGTCTGAAGACTGGGAAACCATCGTTCCCGTGCTTACACCTATATTTTTATCATTGATTGATCTTATGGACGCTTCTGATTATCAAGCAGTTCAACAGGCGGCTAATATTTATAAATTAGTATGGCTTGAAATGAAGACAATGGGTAAAGATGTAGATGATTGGGCTGTGAATCCAGATATAATGATTCAGTATTTCAATCGTATGCTTGAAGAAGCATTACCGCCTTATATCTCTGCTGCTATTGTTCCTGGTGAATTGCACGAGATAAGTTTTCCAGATGATGCAACTGGCGATGTTACAAAAGTTGAAAAAGCTACAAAAGAAATTCTCAATACGGCTGGTGGTGCTCAGATATTAAATCTAAACTCCGCTTCTAACTCTACTGCTTTTAAATATGGCGTACTTGCAGATTCTACATTTTCTATTTCAACTCTTATTCCACAGATTCAAGCGATTGTAAATCGACTTTTATCTAGTTGGATATCTGAACCTTGTAAAGTTAAATTCTTTGATGTCTCTATTTATCAGAAAGATGACTTTAGAAAATCAATCTTGGAATCATGTACCAATGGATTGCCAAACAAAATTCTTTATAACACACTAAATGGTGTGTCTGAAAAAGATACGTTATCTATGAACTTTTTGGAAGAAGACTGTGGATTGTCAACACTTTTTCAGACAAATTTTTTTAGGTTATTTTTCCGATATTG